TTATTTATTAGTTTATATTACTTGCTTATTTTCTATTTATTTTATTATCTGATTTTATCAATTCAAATTTAATTCCTGATTTTTTTAAATGCTCTGCATATTCAGGCGGACAATTAGTTACTATATATCTTGTTGTAGTATCAATTTGCAAAGGGTGCATTTGAGGGAAAGGACTTTTAATCCATTCATCATAAGTTATCTTAACTTCAATTATTTTGTTTTTGTTATCGTTATTATTTTCCATTATTAAATTATTAGCACATTATGTTGTTACATTCGGTTGAATACTCACCATTATTTCTTACTGATTTTATTTGATTTGGGTCATACACAATATAAACATTTACTCCGCCTTCATCCTGAATAATAACAGAATCATATCCATTAGCCAAAACAAAGTCAGCTAACTTTTTATCGGTTACTATCGGTTTGCGGGGTTCTCCGTTCTGACCATAACACTCCCCATCTAATCTTGAATAAATATAATATGGGTTTAGTATCCTTAAATAAACGGTAAAATCCACTCCATCAATATATTTATCAAAATAATACCTCTGACCTAAATGCTGAACAGTTCCTTTATCTTCCTCATTAACAAAGTGAAATCCATAGTTTTCATCTTCATACAACTTCATTCCTTTATTATGGTCAAATTCAAAGAAATTTTCCTCAGAGCGACTTTTGTGGTAGAAAATCATAGTTCTACCCCTAAATGTAGTAACAGAACGCTTAAACCAATTAGCAAATTTACCACCACGTTCTTCTCTGCTTAAATTTCTCCACCAATCATTATCAATATTTTGGAATGAATTAAGTTCTTCATGTGTTATATTGTATTTTTCAAGATACTCCTTCAACCTTTGCATAGCCGAAGATTTCTCGCCACCTATTCCCCTGTTAGCAAGTTCCCTTATCTTTAGGGCTTTCTCTATTCTTCGTTCACGTTCAGAGTCCATAAGATTCAATACCTTTTTTACTTAAATATTTTTGGGCTAATAACTTAATACGACTTTCATCTGTATATTGTTCTTCAACCGCTTGTAATGGATTTATAATGTTGTGTGATTGAGATGCTTTAATTCCAAGCATATCAATTATTAACGGGTCAGAGCCGTATTCGCTAACTAAATAAATAGCTGTTACTTGTTCTTCCTGACCATCTCTATCTAAACGCCCTATTAATTGGTCATGTATTTTTGGACTCCAATCTAATTCACCTACAACAACTATATTACTTCTTTTTTGTAAACCATCTAATCCTATACCTGAACGTAAAGATATTATAAATAAATTTGTTTCACCATTAATGAAAGCCATTTTTGCTTTTTCTTTTTGAGCAGGTGATTCTGTACCTGTGAACATAACAGGATTAAATTCTTTTAATTCTTCTAACCAAATTTCATAAACATCCCTATGCCAACCCGCCAACACAATAGGTTCACCATTTGCAAGTAACATTTTTACATATTCAGCTACATTTTTTGCTTTTGACACACCCGTAGCGTGTCGTACTAACATATCTAACTCCCGTGAAGCCTGTCCTCTTTCTTCAAAAGAACCTGTTGTAACTTTTATAGCTAATTTTCTTGCAAGTTCATCTGCTTTTTCTACTTCACCTTCATCGTAACCAACTGTATGAACTATTTTATTTATTGGCGGAAGTTCCATGCCAACTTCTTTACGGGTACGACGTAACATTAATAATTGTTCACGCAAATAAGTTCCGAGTGCTTGTGGTTCTTTTACAATTTTACTATAACCTGTCCACTCCCTCATGAAATCATCGTGGTATCCCAAACATCCTTTCTTAATTATGCTTAGTACATTAAAAATTTCATCACCGTAATTATAAATTGGTGTAGCACTTAAACCTAAAACATATTCAACATTATCTGATAATGCCATAGCTCCATTATATTTTCCTGTTCCATCGTGCCTCAATTCCTGAATTTCATCAAAAATTGCAGATTTGAAAATTCCTTTTTCAAATACATTTGACCAACCTGCAAGGCAAGAGTATTTTGTTATATAAACATCAGCTTCGGGTAAATCGTATGGGCGAGTACCTTTTATTATATGTACTTTAAGATTTGTAAATTGTTCAATAGCTTCTTTCCATTGTTTAGGTAAATGTGTTTGTACTGTTACAACGCAAGGGCGTGTAACCTTCTCTAAACATGATATGATACCGATAAGTGTTTTTCCAAGACCAATATCATCTCCAATTAATATGCGTTTACACTTTAGGTAAATTTCGCAACCTGTTAATTGATAATTTCTCGCTTCGTATGGGTCGTTCAGTTTAACTACTTGTGGTTTATAATCAGGTAATAATATAGCCTCCAAATCATTTACCGTGCTTATATGTTTGTTTTTACCTTTTTTTAATAAGTTTAAATCAATATCACTAACCTGTAAAGGGTAACGCTCAGTAAACCATAATAACTCTCGGCAATTTTCATCATTATTAATGAATTTGAATGGTTGAGTTTGACCTTTGGCTATTTTAGTGAATATAGCTTTTAATTTTATGCAAATATGAGGTTCAGCATTATTTATAAGCCAATGTTTTTTATCCTCACTTAAATATATTTTTCCGTATGTTCTTATAGCCACGCTTTTCCAATGTTTATAAAGTAACAGTCTTTCCCGTTAATTTCTTTAGGAAACCCCATACTCTTGTTTGTTACAAGTATTAATTTTTTTACACTATCAAATTTACAGTAACGCTCACATTGTTTGTAAATCTTCTTTGCATTACCTTTTACCTTAACCTCAATAGCAATGCCTTCAGTATCAATAAAGAAATCGGGAATGTTTTGTGCATCTAAACGATGTTCTTTGATAAAAGGTATTTCATTTTCTAAAAACCTTTCCTCGATAACCTTCTGTGTTTCTTTTTCTATAATTAATGGAAATCGGTGCGAACAAAGCACCTTTATTATTTTGTTAATCATAAAAAATTTACTTTCCTTCTATAATTATATTAGTGGTTTGTTTCTTTCCAAACTTGATTTTATTCCAAATCCTTTCATGTATAAAGTATAGGAATATTTTAGAAAATAACTCAACGCAACCTATTGATAAAGCAACCCTAATTCTTCTCGTTAATAAAAACGAAACTACTATTGTATCAATAGTTCCGAGTAATCGCCATGATATACCTTTAACAAGGCTTCTTAATTTTGTTTCTTCCATTAGTAATTATTTTTGATAATAATTAATTACAATCTTCTTCATCAACATTTATTATTACTTCAACAGCTTTAAACAAAGCGTTTTCGCTAATTATCTTATTATTGTTGTCAATGATGTTCTTAAACGCTGATTTAACAGGCTCATTCATATTAAAGTCCCTTAATATTCCTTCTAATATAGCATTGTTGTGAAGTAACTTCTTGTCTGTGTAGTTTAAGTGTTCTTTTGTGTTATCAATTACCTTTTTGATAATTCTTGATGGTGATAATTTTTGGATTTGCTTCGATTTCATAAAAATTTAATTGTTGTTATTCTGATTTGTTTGATTCTTTAATGATTCGTATTCTTTTTGGTCTAACCATTCTGTAATTTTTTGAGATTCATCAATCCTTTTCTGAACCTCAAAGCTTATGTCCTTTTTGGCTTGTTCAAGTTCGTTAATTTGTTTTTGTATCCTTGTATATTCCTGTTCTTTAGATTTTATTTCAGCCCAAAGAACTTTCTTGCGAATTATTTTATTTAATAATTTATCGTCTATTATTTCTTCTTTCATCATAATTTATTTGATTATTTTTTAAAATAATTATTATTGATAATTAATGTTGTAAATCAACTTCCCACTCACTATTACGATGTTCACATAATATAGATGTATCAATAAATTTTTGATAACCTAATTGGTCGGTATCAAAAGCAAAATGTCCATCAGGGTGAATTGTAGCACCTTCTTCCCATCTGAATTGTATCTGTTCAAGTACATCCCTTCTTATTAATACACAGCCTAATCCGCAATGAAAAATAGGTTTTAATTTACCGTTAATAAAATTCAAGTCTTGACCATCTTTCAAGTTCCTTGTTTCTCTAATACTACCGAATGTTTCCATTTCCTGTGCCATTAAATGACTATCATGACCAAACTCAATCATATACATGGCGGACACTATTGGTAAATCATGAATTAATAATCTTTGAATAACATCTATCGGTGGAAACACATCACTCTCAAGGTGAAGTAAATAATCAAATTTATGTCGTAGCATATACTTCCTTATTTCTTCGTGGCTCTCAGCAATTACCTTATGAATTTTTTTATTATTAGGCTTAACATGAATAGAATTAATACCATCTTTCATAATGCGTTTATGATTTTTTCTCTCCTCGCTATTATCAACTATAAGTAGCTGTTTGTGAGGATATGTAAGCGATTTCATTAATCCAATAAAATCATCTTGACAATAAATTTTCTTATCACTTGTCAATGAGCCTACTAATACTCTGTGTCCTTTTGTAACATTTGATTGTGTAAACATAGCTTGTTTTTTGCTTTTTAAGTTATTTTTTAAAATAATTTCTGTGTCGTTTAAATTTTATTCTTTACAACAAAACCTCTTTAAAATTAAGCAAACTTTACAGAAATGCGAAATCCTGTCAGGATAATCTTTTTAACATACAATAAACATATCCTAATTTTGATTTCGTTAATTCAATTATTGTTTAATTAAAAACTAAAAACAATGTTTACAAAAGAAGTAGTTATGACAGCAGTTATCACCGCAGTTCTTACTGTTGGTTTAATCGTTGCAAAAGAGAAATTTCTTGACAAATAATCAGTAAGACTGATTAAGTTAAGGAAAGTTGGTTGGTTTATTTGATGTTAGTCGTTCATCAGGTTAAATTAACCCAAAAATAAAAAATCGGTAAAAACACACAGCACTAATATTATGTTGAAATCTTGTTCATAATATAATACTGTAAAAACAAAATAATAAAAACAAGAAAACAAATTCTAAAAAATTTAGAAAATGAAAAACATGAACATTGACAAATATTTGTCATTCGCAGAGAAGCAATTCTCTAATGCAATCGGAGATGGTGAATTAGACCTTAACTTTTATGGTCAAAATCCTCCAATGATGCAAAGTGGTTTCACAGGTGCTTATCAAGGTGGAGCTTACGGTTACGGTAGCCCTATGGCTTATCGTGGAAATGGTTACGGAAATGGTTATTATAGTGCAAATGGCGGAAGCCCTGCCGTTGTTCCTGCTAAACAACCGACTCCTTACCAAGTAAACGTAACAAACACTACCGCAGGTACTCTTACTTGTATTTTGTTTGGCTTAAACACTTACTTATTAACTAACAACTTCGGTTCGTCAGTTGGTGTAACTGTTACTCCTGCTCAATCAAACGTATCTTACCTTGAATTGTTACAACAATCTGCAAGTCAGCCGTTTGAAACATCATTGATTCGTATCCAAACTTCTAACCCGTCGCAGATTACTCAAATCTTGACACTTACAAGCAAGGATGCTAACGGTCAATTATGTCAAATTCCTATCATCACTCAGTCTTATTTCTCAGCGAACCAATTCCAAAGCACAATTTTGGATGTGCCGTATCCTGTGAAGATTGATGGTAATACTTACTTGACATTCCCAATCTTAGCTAATACAACAGCGACTTACACATTCTTCCCTGCGGAGAAAGTTAATCCTGCTCGTAACTTGAACGGTCAAGACCAACAACAAGTTTACGCAAATCCTGCTGTTCCTGTTGCTGTGCCAATGTTTGCACCTGCACCACTTGGAATCGGTCAGAATTTGATGATTGACCCTGCTAATAAGTAATAATTAGTAGGTATAGATTAACCTTAAAGAAAAGGCAAGGCGATTTATTCAAATTGCTTTGCCTTTTTCTTTTTAATAAAAAAAACACTTATGAATACTATACGTTATGTTTTTATGACTAAACAACCTGAACTACAAAGGTTGGTTGTTAAGTATGGTTTATCTCCCGCAAAAAATCAAGGTGATTTGTGGAAAAAAGTAAATTATCTTTTGTTGAAATTCCGTGAGGATTTCATGAAAGATATTGCTGACATACATCCCGATAAGGATTTATTTGCTTGGAGATTTTCTTTGGACAAAAATACTGAAGTTGAACCTCGTTCAATTATAAATAATGATGTTCCAACAAAATCAGAACTTGAAAATATTGCTCAAAACATTAAAGTAGCAACAAAAACATCAGGTTGTGGTGGTGAACAAACATCAGGAGTAAATAATGAACAAACATCTAATTGTTGTGGTTCAGGATTTGATGCTGAAAAATCAGATTGTAATGGTTGTAATGCTATGAAGTCAGGTTTTGATGGCGGTCAAATAAAAGAAAAAATCAAAGATAATATGCCTTTAATCATTGTTGGTTCATTGGCACTTGTGTTTGGTGTTATTGCTTTAACAAACCGTAAGTTGGCATAAATCTTATGATTTGGGTTCAGCACGATTTATATAAAAACTTTCTCAAAAGTTTTAAGATAGGCGATATGAATATGTCGCTTGATATATTTCGTAGTGAATTAAGTGATTTACTTACACATAAACCCGATGAATTTTTCTCATTGCTTGAAAAAATAAAAGTAAAGCATAATAAAAAAGAGTCTTTTGAAGAATTATTGGATATAGTTCTTCGTGAGATGAAGAAAAATGAAAAGTTTGTTAGAGGTTTAGCGTTTTTGATTGGGCAAAATAATGATGTGGTTGGTAAAAACCCTAAAGTTAATTGGGTAAAACTAATTGACGGAATAAAAAAGGGGATTGAGCAAATAGCCAACTACTTTGAACAGAATCCAAGAATGGAAAAACTGTTCAGAAAGAAAACACTTGACATGGTTGAGTTAAAATCATCGGTTGTCGGTGATATAACAAGACCACTTAATAAAAAAGACAATACCGTTCTTTGGATATTTGGTATAGTTGCAGTCGGAGTTGCGGGATATTTAATTTACCGACATTTTAATAAAATAAAAGAGGATAAATTAAGGGCAGAAAGTCTAAATACAGGTAATAAAAAACTTGAATTTAATCCCACTAATGAAATCCCATCAATAGAAACACAAAAAGTAGGTGGTGTTATGGAAAATGGAGGTGGTTTACAACAAAACAATCAAGTTAATAAACCACTTTTTGACCATGTAAATGACCCCGCTTACAATGTTTCTTCTGATGTTTTGTTACCCGAAACACCCGTTATTCAACCAATGCCACAAAATCAGGTTGCAAATGGCATACAAATTCAAGTTCAACCTATGCAAAATAATAATTCCAACTTGAATAACAACTTGATTAATCAACAAAAGAATGTTAATATAAATTAATGGGAAGGCGTAAAAAAGATAAAAAAATTTCCAACTTTGTTGATAAGCCAAATAAGGAATTTGAAATATATAGAAACGGTGCGATTGTGGGGGCGTTGATAGGTGGAATTACAGGGCTAATAATAAGGAAGAAAATTATTTTTTGTACGTTGATTGGTGCTGTTGTTGGTGGATATGTAGCATACGAAACAAATTCAAACGACACAGGTTTACCAAGCTTCAAAAAGTTTTTGAAATCATAGATTAAAATAAAAAATTTAAAATAAAAATCACAATGGGAACAACTAAAACAGTAGTAGCAGAAATTGAAAAAGCACCTGATAATCTTTGGATAACAACAGATTCAACATTCAGATATAAAACCACAAGTGGTAAACCATCAAAATTAATCAAGATAGGAAATACCTTAATGGACACAAGAACAAAAGTTCAAGGGTATATTTCATATTTTTTACCTAAAGATAAAAAAGGTAAACTTGTTGGTAAGCCACAAAAAATGTTGGTGTTACAAAAGTTAGGTCGTTCAACATCAGAAATGATACCTGCTAATACCGTTTCTCCTTATTATGATTTTATTCTTAAAAATAAAAATCATTATACAGCAATCGGTGCATCTGATTTAATTGCACAAGCTCAAAAACGATTATCAGGTGTTCCTGAAGGTGCTTTAGCATCTAAGTTTTCAGGAGCAACAGGATTTGGATATGATTTATTAAACTCTGATAAACTTGATTCAGGTTCGTTATTGAACGCACCTTTAAAATATAATACTAATGAAGCTTATTCAGGTATAACAATAGCACCTGATGAAGATGCTTTAGCAAAAATAAGCGACCCAAATGTTGATATGGTTGATGCTGAAACAATGAAAAAAGCCTATGAACAAAGTGGTAGCAAAAAAGGTTTCAAGGATTGGATTTCATCAGAAGGTGGTCGTGGTGTTCTTAACGAAATAACCAATTTAGTAAATGTATTGGTTAATAGAAATACTTCGGGAGTTCCATTTGGTGAAGCACCAACAGATAAGGAACTTGAATCGTTGAAGGATAAAGATAAGGATAAGGAAGAAACAAAAATATTAGGTATGTCGCCTGTAACATTTGGAATTGTTGCAATAGGTGTAATCGCTATTGGTTCTTTTGTTGCATATAAAATGATTGCGGGTAAAGCAGTTAAAGCTTAATAATAATAACATTTAAAAAAATTAAATAAAATGAGAAGAATTGTTTCAGATAAATTTGCAAAATTTCAACCCGTTAATGTATTTTATGGTGCTAACGGTGAAATGATGATGATGGATACAGCTTCGTTACAACCTGTGGCATCTCCGATGATGGTTGAAACTGTATCATCACCCGCACCAATTCAAACGATTGCTGAAGTTGCACCTGCACCAATTCAAACGGTTGCTGAAGTTGCACCAACAGCTTCTATTGTACCAACATTATCAGCAGAAAATGCACCTGCACCTTCACAGGCATTTGCACCTGCACCTTCACAGACATTTGTACCTGCTGAAGCAGTTGTTGTAGCAGAGGCTTTACCTCCGTATGCTTCACCTGCTAATCCACAAGGAAATTTACAAAGTATAATTTATGCTGAACCTGTTGTAATGGCAACTCCATCACCAACACCAACACAAACTGTAACAACAGTTACTCAACCTACTACCACTACAACGACAGCACCAAAACCAACAGGTATGCCTGTTATGCCTATGGGTGGTGGCGGAGGCGGTATGCCAATGGCTTCAAAACCAAGCACAACATCATCAACAAAAACAACAACAACAACACAGACAACACCTACGGGAGTTGTTACTAAACAAACTGTTGTTGAAACAAAATCAGATGATGGAATGTCAATGGGTGCTAAAGTAGGAATCGTAGCTCTTATTGCTGTTGCAGGATTTATGGCGTATAAATACCGTGCAAAATTAGGTTTCTAATAAAATAATTAAAAATGAATAAACCAATATATAAATATGCGACAGTTTGGGGTATCGTTTGCGGTACTGCATTAGCTTATGTTTATTTAAAAACATTGGGAAAAGATAAAGGTTTAGAATTAACTAAAACATTGTTGATTGGTGGCGGAATAGGGTTAGGTCTTGGTTTAGGTATTGATTTATCAAAAGGAAAATCAGTTAGTAAAAATATAACTGAAGATGAACTAATCAGTATGGCACAAAAAGTTGATGCTAATACTGAAGATGAATTGAAATCATACTTATCAGCACTAAATAACACTATTGATATAGATGATTATAAAAAACAAAAATTTTATCATGTTTTAGTTGGGTTTATTAATGCAAAAAAAGACGGAAAGTGGGACACTAAGGGTAATATTAAAACAAAGAAAGAAGTTTTATTAAATTATGGTATAAAAGAGAGTGATGTAGATGTTTTTGAGGATATTTTAAAAAATAATCTTACAAATTTTGCATCAAACATAATACCAAAAGGAAGAAATGTAATAAAAGGAAATTTAGAATTTCAAACAAACCAATAAATCAATCAAATAAAATAATAACAAACCAAAAAAATCAAAACTATGACACAATTATCAAACGCAAATTTACTTGACGAAAACGTATCAAATAATTTGAAAAGCGAAAGACTACAAAAAACAGCACAAGTAGCACAAAATCCGAATATGGAACAAGGTAATGGTAATAATATGAATAATGCAGATGGTGGTCAGCAAATGCAAATGCCTCCACAAATGCAACAACAAATGCAAATGCCACCACAAATGCAACAGCCTATTAACGACCCTACTAAGAATTACCAAAACACGGGTAGAATTGAAAGAAATAATAATGCTACTGATAATAATTCTGATGATAACTTTTCCCATAATTTACCTAACAAAAATTATGGTGGTAATGGTAAATCAAAAGAAAAGAGTGATGATGGTAAAATATTAGGTATGCCAAAAGGATTAGCTATCGGTTTAGGATTAGTTGCTTTAGCTGTTGGTGGATACTTATTATATAAGAAGTTTGGTAAAGGTGGAAAAGGTAAAACATCAAGCAGTAGTAGTGATGTCGCATCAGCAACCGCATCAACCGCAACAGCATCATCATCAACAGTAGGTGAATCAATTAAAAGTTTGGATTTAACTCCATAAAAAATAAAAAGTAAAACTAAAATATAAAACAATGCTTAACGAAAATCTATTAAACAAAGGAGATATACTAAACACACCGTCTATGACAGGTGAAAGGTATAAAAACGGTCAAATGTTTTACGCCTACGGTAGTAATCAAAATTATAGTGGTGGTGATGCTTCACAATATGTAAATCCTGAAACTATTCAGGCAGGTTTGCAATTAACTACTGCTGTTGCTTCGGGTATTTCTCAAAACAGAGCATCTCAGGGTACTTGTAAAAAGCCTTTGATTAGAGAAAATCCGTTAAACAAACGTAAATGGAATGATTTCCGTGCCTGTTTAGATAGAGAAGAAAGAAAAAGACAATTTGAGCTTGAAAAAGCAAGACTTGAAGCAGAAGCAAGAGCAAAAGAGGCTGAAGCATCTTCGTATAAAAACAGAGGTGGTTCATCTGATGATGGTGATGATAAAATACTTGGTATGCCAAAAGGATTAGCAATAGGTATTGGTGTTGCTTTAGGAGTTGCTGTATTGGGACTTGTTGCTTATAAGATTGTTAAAGCTAAAAATGCCTAATAATAATTTTCGTTAATCATTAAAAACATACATAAAATGCAAACAGATTTAATTAATAATAACACAGATTTATTTGGTTTTGATGGTGCAAGAGTAGCTGTACTTGAAGCACCGATAGCTTTACAAACTGCAACTATTGCAGGAGGTATAAGGTCAATGTTACCCGAAACTTCTGATACTCAAAATGAATATGATGAATTAAGTTGTCAGGATTTGAGTAATAAGTTTGGTATTATCGCAGGTCAATCATTTGGTACTGCTGATGAAAAAGTAAGAAATAGTTGGATACGTCGTGGTTGTAATACAAAACCATCAAACACGGCATCTGATGAATCTGCTCATACACCTGTACCAAAACCTACACCAAAACAAGCACCTGTTAAAGCAAAACCAACAAATGATGATGATTCTGCTCAAAGAGAATCATCTGATGATGATGAAGCTTTTGAATCAGAAGATAGCGGTAGTGATAATGGTGATGGAAAAATATTTGGTATGCCAAAAGGTGTAGTAATTGGTTTGGGAATAGCTGTTGCTTTAATCGGTGGCTTTTTAGTTTATAAGAAAGTTATCGCTAAAAAATAATAATCATAATCATCATTAATATGAGCTTTGACCCGATAAATAATAATTTACTTGATAGTAGCTTAATGGCTAATAATTATATCCGTAATAACAGGTATGGTTATCATAATGCTATTGGTGATACAGAAGGTGAGGCAGAGGGAGAAGCTGAAACAGAAAATGAAGATTATACTGAATATGAAAATGAAGAAGGTGAGGTAGGAGATACGTCGCAAACTGATTTACCTAAGTTCAGACAATTAGTTCGTGCAAAAAAAGCCGAAATGAAATCTCAATATGGGAAGGCTCATATTGAATCAACAACAGTAAGAAAATGTGCTACCGTTCAAGTACCAAAAGTAAGAATGGTAGATAAAGAAGTTTGTGTTAATGTTCCATATACTCATTGGGATTCAAACATAAACTGTTCATCAGTTTGTGTTAAATGGAATTTAAAACTTGAATGTACTGAACGTAAAGAAAAATGTTTAGGTGGATTTATTGGCGGTACAAGACAAGAATGTAAAACTATTCAAGTTCCTCAAGCATATACAGAAGCGGAAGAAGTTTGTGTTAATATGCCTCGTTTTAAGTGGGTTTCGGGTTGGAGAAAACAATGGAGAGAATTTAAACGTAATGGTGGATTACAGGAATTAAAGATGATGTCAAAAGGTTTGTTGCCTATTGAACAACCGACTCCACCACCACCGACGTATTACACACCACCACCACCGCCACCACAACCAACTGAACCTGAACAACCTTTTGATGAATATCAAGAGTGGACTTGTCAGGAATTGAGTGATGAATATGGAATTATTGCAGGTCAAACTTTTGGTAATGCACCTCAAAGTGCTATTAATAGTTGGATAAAACGTGGTTGTAATACAAAACCTACTCAAGAAGAAGTTGAAACTGAAACAGAAGAAACTGAAACTGAAATTGAAACGGATGATGAAGCAGAAGAAAGTGGTAAACCAAAGAAAAAGAAAAAATCACGAAAATCAGCAAAATCAAGACCAACAACTTCAAAAAGATTACCTGTTGAGGAAAACAAAATACTCGGTATGCCAAAAGATGTTGCCATCACAGTTGGAGTGGCTGTATTGGCTTTAGGAACATTTATGGTTATTAGAAAAATAATGAAGTCATAAAAAAATAATATATATTACTATGGACACACTAAATTCAAATTTATTAGATAACGATTTTTCAAACGCATCAGGTTGTGGTTTACCACCTGTTTGCTCTGTTAGAAAAAGAGTAATGGGAACAAAAAGAAATTGCAGAAAAGTCGGTAAAAGACAAATATGCGTAAATGTTCCTACTGTAAAAACAGTAACTAATCAATCGTGTGTTGATGCAAAGGCAAGATACAAAGCTTGTATTAACGACCCTAACCGTAAAAGTGTGATTAAGAAAGTTAAGGAAAGCGTTAAAAAAAGCACAACTAAATTAAAAGAAAAAGTTAAGAAAAGCACTAAGAAAATAAGAGAGGGAGTTAAGAAAAGAATTGTTTCTATAAAAGAAAGAGTTGGTAATGCAGGTAAAAAACTAAGAAATAAACTTCGTGGAGTAATGAGAAAGGGTATATTATTCAATATTAAGAATAATATTCACGGAACAGCTTCAAGATTATATCCCGCAGTTGCAAGTGATGGTAATGTAGCAAAAAGAAAATACAAAAAGAGCCATGTTTCTAAAACAAGAAATATGTATAATGATGTTGTAAAACAATGGGTATCTCTTGGTGGTGATGAAAAAGATTTAAAAAATGCAATTATTCAAGGACATTCAAAAAGATTTTTGAAAGCACCATATAAGTCGTTTAATGGAGATGATAGTTATGCTTTATACGCTTATTATACCCCTTCAAATTACACTAATCTTACAAATCCTAATATTGAATTTTATGGTGTTGATGGAGAAGAAGTAAATTCATCAGAAGGTGTTTATAATGAAGAAACAGGGGAAGAAGAAGTTCCATCACAAGAGGAAGAAGTAAAAGGTATTCGTGCTTTCTTTGCTTGGTTAAAAGGTTTATTCAATAGAAATAAAGCAGATGAAAATCCCTATGCAGAAGGTAGTGAAGAATATGCTCAATACGAACAAGAGGCAAGTGCTGATGCGGGTAATGAGCCTCAAGAAAATGAAGCAGACGACTCTGAAATTAAGGATTTAATGGAAAAAGGTGATGAAGATGGTGCGGGTTCAAAAGATGATGAAAGTGCAGGTGAAGAAACTGAAGATGATGAAGAAGGTGTTGATGAAGATGGTGATGGTATCCCTGATGATGAAGAAAAGATTTTAGGTATGCCAAAAGGATTGGCAATAGGGTTAGGTATTGCGATTTTGGCTGTTGGTGGATTCATAGTTTACAAAAAATTTATTGCTAAAAAATAAACACAAATAATATGAATAAAAAAGTATTAATAGGATTAGGGGTTCTTGCAGTTGCGGGTATCGGTCTATATATCATTAATAAACGTCGTAAAGACGGAGAAACATCATCTGATGAAAATAAATCTAATGCGATAGGAAGTTTAGGTAGTATTGGTGTTGGTTTAGGTACAGGTATTTTAAACCAAGTTTCTTGTACGTCAGACCAAATTGCGTGTACTAAAAGAGGAGTTGCAAGTTGTTGTAATAAACCAAAACCCGTAGGAACATCTACTGCTACGGCTTCAGGAGTTGATGGTGATTGTGGTTCATGTCCGTATAAAGCTGAATGTCCAAGATATTTAAATAGTGTTGATAATAATGCACCAATATTTCAAGGAAGGCGTGTTGCTTCGGTAGCTACTCCGTATATTCCTAATTTTTATTATGGTGGTGATGGTAGTAGTCGTGTTATTAGGGTTAAAAACATCAGAGCTTCAATAGCAAATACACCAACATCATTACAATCAAATACTTTAATGGTAAACCCTGCTAACTTTTAAATAAACAACAAACAACAATAAATAAACATAAACAATCAACTTAAAAAAATAAACAAAATGAATAAAAAAGTATTAATTGGACTTGGTGTACTTGCGGTTGCGGGAATCGGTCTTTATGTTTGGAATAAACGTAAAGGTGAATCATCAGATGAAAAATCTGATTTTCTTGGGTTTGGAAAAAAGAAGAAGAAAAAAGTAAAAGAAAATAAAGGTAAAAATTTTGGTTGGGGAAAAGGATTAGGTAATAAACATAAGGATGATATTGCTACTATTCAAGCGACACAAAGCCAACTAACAAATGTTATGTCAGGTCAAGGTCAAATGGTAAAAGGTTGGGAAAAACACAATGCTTTACCTTTACCAACTTTACCAAATCAAGCAACACAAAGCCAACCACAATCGTCTATGCCGATTAATAATAATAACAATTATTTTAATCAACCAAGAATGTTTCGTGGTTTTAAAAGATTTTAATTAATTAAGTTTATGGAATCAAAACGTCAATTACAAAAATATCTTCATGGGATGGATAATCTCAATGTGGAAAAATTAGATGAAGATTTTTCTAATTTTCGTTTTTTGGGTATAGGTAAAGAAACAGAAGCTCAGAAAAAACGTAAAGCGAGATTTAAAAAATCTTTATCTGATGCGGGAAAGAATATTAAGGGAACATTAAAAGATGCGGGTAAAAATATCAAGCAAACAACAAAAGATATTACTCATAATCAAAACCTTAAAAAAGGTCTTAAAGCGACATTTTTGACATATAATCCTGCTATCGCTATACCAAGAAGTTCCGCTTTACTTGCGTTTAGGGTTAATTTATTTGGTATTTCATCAAGGTTATATCCTGCTTTTCTAAATGAAGAAGATTTAATAAAGTATAACTTCAATATTGAAAACGCTCAAAATGCAAAGAAAGCTTGGGAATCAGTAGCAAATTTTTGGGAAGATAAAATTGGTGGTGATAGAAATAAATTAAGAGAAGCTATTTCAGGTGCTTGGAATAAACCTGTTTTTAAAACAAAAAAATCACAGGCGAGAAAAAGAAGTACATCAAGTTATGATGGTTATGAAGATTATTCTAATTATACAGATGGTGGTGCTTCTGCTATTGCAGGTTATATTAGTGCGGGTTTAAGTGTCGTTGGCGGTATAGTTAAAATTATTTCTGATAAAGGAGCAAAGAAAAATCCATATAATGAAGGAAGTCCTGAAGCACAAGCTTTTGATAATCAGATGGCAGGTCAATCTATGCCTCCTGTAAATCAAGGGCAATTAAATAATATTATAGCTTCTGCACAATCGGATAAAGCGAAGGGTTTGCCTAAAGATGATACAGGTATTGATTTAAGTGATGCTGATTCAGGCGATGGTAACGGTGATGCTGATGATAAAATACTTGGTATGCCAAAAGGATTAGCTATCGGATTAGGTATAGCGGTATTAGCTATCGGTGGATTTATAGTTTATAAAAAATTTATTGCGAAAAAATAAATGAAAAACAATTTAGATGTCATAAATGGTAATTTGTTAGATGAAGATTTTTCTAATTTTCGTTTATTGGGTATTGGCAAAGAAACTGAAGGTCAGAAAAAACGCAGAGCAAAATTTAAAAAAGCTGTTTCTGATGCGGGGAAGAATATTAAGGGAACACTAAAGGATGCGGGTAAAAATATTAAGCAAACAACAAAGGACATTGTTCATAATGATAACCTTAAAAGAGGTCTTAAAGCGACGTTTTTGACATATAACCCTGCTGTTGCTGTACCGAGAAGTTCTGCTTTACTTGCATTTAGGGTTAATTTATTTGGTATTTCATCAAGACTTTATCCTGCATTTTTGAGTGATGAAGATTTAATAAAATACAATTTTGATATTGAAAATGCTCAAAACGCAAAAAGAGCATGGGAGAAGGTTGCTAATTTTTGGGAAGATAAGATTGGTGGAAATAGAGAAAAGTTAAGAGAAGCTATTTCGGGTGCTTGGAATAAACCTGTTTTTAAAACAAAAAAATCAAAGGCAAGAAAAGAGCGTACATCAACATTTAATGGTGATTACGATAGCCTTTATGAAACTTATGCTTATCCAACAGGTTCAGAAGAAGTTGCTGTATCAACATATATAATTGCGGGATTACCCGTAGTCGCTTCAATTATAGGTCTTATAGCTACAACAAGAGCAAAGAAAAATCCATTTAAAGATGGTAGTTCTGAATCTCAAAGCTATGAAAATCAAATTGCAGGAGATACAGCACCCGTTGTTAATGCACAGGAATTGGCTAAAATAATTGATGCTGTTAAATCTGATAGAGATAAAGGTTTACCGTTAGATAATACAGGTATTGATTCAACTGATGTTGATAATAATGATGGTGATGATAAAATACTTGGTATGCCAAAAGGATTGGCAATAGGGTTGGGTATTGCTATTTTGGCTGTTGGCGGATTTATAGTTTACAAAAAGTTTATTGCAAAAAAATAATTAATTATACTAATAATAATAATAGAAGTCATGATTGAAACAACAGATACATTAAACACAACTGATTTTGAAAACAGTTATTCTGAAATAACTTCAAGAAAAAGTTTAAGACAAATTACGGGTTGCAAAAAACCAATTAACATAGCACCTATATTCGGATTAGGTGGAGCTTTGATTGGTAGAAAAAGACAAAAACAAAAAATGAAGGAGTATAATGACTGTTTGAAAAGATATAATGATGAAGTTGCAAACGCAAAGGCATCTGCTCAAGAAAAAACAGCAGAGCTTGAAAGAGCAAAAAGAGAACTTGAAGAAATAAAACAACAATATGCCACTCAACAGGAATATAAACAAGGAAGGGCTGATTCATCATCTGATGATAATTTGGGTAAAGGTATTGATGATGGTGATGGTAAAATTTTAGGTATGCCAAAAGGATTGGCTATCGGATTAGGAATTGCTGTATTAGCTATCGGTGGATTTATTACATATAAAATTATTAAATCAAAAAATTAATATCATGTATATTAAAGAAACTTTAAATATAAACCAACAACCTGCAAAATATTATCGTTTGGGTACATACGGTGATAGATTATGGGATGAAAAAGGTTTTTTGGATGTAACAGGTGTTAGTCAATTAAGTGATGTAATAAAAATTGAAGGTTATAATCCTGATACTTTTACAACTAAAAGTGGTGGTCTTTCTATGCCATTACCAACTGATTCAAAAGGTAATATTGTTGATTTTAATGGTAATCTTATACTTGATGTTTCAGGAAATCCTGTTAAAAGCAAGGATTTTGTTGATAATTCATCAAATGTAGTTACGACATCTGTTGTTTCCGAAACAAAATCTGAAAATAAACCAAATGTTGATGTTAAGTCTAATGATGATGATGGTAAAATTTTCGGAATGACAAAGCAACAATTATTAGTTGGAATAGGTTTAGGAATATTAGTTGGATTTGTAGCTTATTATGGTTATAAAAAAATGAAAACTCAAAACATAAAAATGGTTTAATAAAATATATTTGCGTATAATAAATTATGATTTTCAATATACCATCAAATACAATACCATTCTCATTAATTTTAGGAATTAAAACAAACAGTCCTGAATATTTAAATATCGTGGCTTATGATGGGATGCAACCAAGTACAATATATATAAATAGAAACGGTGAGATTAATGGTTATAGGGAATTTGAATTAAAGTTTCCTCAAACACCATACAACATGGTGTTATCAATAACTAACAGAAAAAATGGACAACCAAGAAACAATCAAGTTGATAATTCATTTAGTATTAAAAGATTTGATGTAGCTGAATTAAAAACCTGTCCTTTATGGATGGATAATGATGTTAAGTCTTTTGTAGAATTTGCTAAATGGTTTTCTGCAAATGCCGATACACTATCAGCAGGTGATTATAAGCCGAGTATTTATCGTTCAGATGATGGTAAATTCTGTATTGATTATTATAATAAAATAAGAGATAGACAAACAGGTGCTTTTGTTGGAACACCTGCAAGGGTTGGTCATAATACAGGAGTTATCGAAGTTTCAAAAGTTGATTTTGAAAAATATTCAGTACCAATGAGAATGGTGATATTACTTCATGAATTTTCTCATAAATACATGAATCCTAAAATTGATAGAGAAATAGGTGATGAAGTTAGTGCGGATATTAATGCACTTAATATTTATTTATCGTTGGGCTATCCATATATTGAGGCTCAATACGCATTTTTAAATGTATTCAGAGGAGCTAATAATGCACTTAACCATAGAAGATATTTAATATTAAACGACTTTATGAAAAAGTTCAATAATGGTGAGTTAGAGAATAAATGTATAGTTAGCCACCCAATTAATAATAGAGTAAGAGCTTAAAAATCATTTAGTTGTGAAAAAAACAGGTTACTTAGAAGCCGAAAGATTAGGAATTGATTTCAATATTAATAATAAAGCATTTGATATTGATGAATTTATATTTACTAATCCAACAAGTTCTCCTGTAATATTCAATCCGTTTGACCCACAACAGCCAAATTTATTTAATTATCCAACATCTCCAACTTCTGTTTCGGGAACAGCACCACAAACATATACACCTATATCACCTGCACCGTATAAATCAAAGGCAGTTGAATATAATTCTAATTTAAATGAAATTTGGGGTGGTCAAAATTTAGGTGGTGGTAATATTTATGTTTATGATATAAATACACAAACTTTTAATTCTTATCCTACGGGTTTATTTAATATTACATCAATATCTTATAGTCCTGTTAATGATAAAATGGCTATTGGTGGTATTTTTAATAGTATTGATATTTTTAATGCAACAACTAAAGGTTTAATAATAAACGTACCATTACCTTTTTTGGGAGTTAATTGGATAGAGTACAATTCAAATAATAACACTTGGGTAATATCACAAAATGGTGGTGTCGTTATAGTTGATTGTGTAACAAACGCTATATTATTTGCTATTCCATTGATAGGTATGACACCGCAAAGGATAGCTATAACATCATCAAATTTTGCATATACGGTAGATAATGGATTGAACACTTTAATAAAATTAGATTTAAACTTAAATATATTTTTGTTTTCAGTACCATCCCCATTAATTGCACCTTTTTCTGTTGGAATAAACAATACTTTAAATAAATTATATATAGGAAGTGTTTCTTCTGCGGGTATATGGACTTATAATACGAGTACAGATACTTTTATATCTAATATTTTACCTACCGAAATATCAACTGATTTCTTTTTACATACATCTTCGGGAACTATGTATGGAGTTGGTCTTAATGGTGGTTCGGGTAATTTATTAAGAATTGATACTAATACTGATATTTTATTAGGAACAACAATATTTCCACAAAATTTTGATAGGTTAACTTTAGCTTATTCAAGTTTAAATAATATATTATACGCTTCTTCTGATGCTGTTGGTGTACCCGCTTTAAACTCATTTATACCTTTAAGCACAATAACTCAATATATAGGTGGTTCAACGAATTATAATTTCTTTGTAAGAAATGGTCTTTATAATCCTTATTGGGTAAGAAGAATATATTATTACTCTGATAATTCGGTAAATTTTAACCAAACATTCTTTCAAACCACTAAAGATGCAAATGGAAATCAATGTTTTGAACCAAAAACTCCAAGTCTTTCTGTTGGTACAATGCAGTTCCAAAATGGCATAGGTATGTTGGATTTTCCTATTGAAGATGGTAAAGCACCTTTAATATTAGGTATAAATCAATGGTTTACAGGACTAAGAGTAGAGCCTAATTCAAACATAAAAATAATTTTAATTTATCAAGAAATAGATAAATCGAAATTATTATCATCTATTGCGGATGATAATTTTGATGATTTTGTAAATAAATTCAATCAACCACAAAAAGTTAGTGAAAGACAGGTGCTTGAAAACAATATTATGCCTTTAAATGCAGAATCGGTTAAGCCTTTTGATTTAGGTGATTTTAATCAACTCTTATTAGAGTCTGTTAAAGCTGAATAAGTTTAAATTTTACTTTTTTTTTGACAAATATAATTTTTCAATCTTGATTTAATTTGAACTAATCATTGTTAATAAACATGATTGAAAAAATAATCAAGTTTTTGATTATCTTGTGAGATAATTCAATATATTTATGACATTAAAAAACTAATGAAATAACAACAAATCAAAAAAATCAAAACAATGGCAAAAAAAGCATCAGTAAAATCGGCAAATAAAGCTCGTATGAACTTAATTCAAGGAGAAGCAAAAAAACTTTGGGCAACAGGTAAATACAAATTGTATCATCAAGCTGTAAAACAAGCATCAAAAAATTTAAAAGCTCAAGGTAGATTATAATGATAAAATTATTAAATACTATGCCAAAATGGTTATCATTAAGTTTAATTGGTATTGGTGTAGCAACTGCTGTTTATAACGGAAAGAATTTTTTGATTAATCATAATAACGATAAAAATAAAAAATAATAATAATGGCTCGTCGTAGTTTTAAAAAAGATAAAGGTATCAAAGCTTTACACGAAGGTAAGCGTATATCAAGCAACGGAAATACTTATTACGAATATCGTAAAAATAGAAGCGACAAAGACCGTCGTAAGAAATTTGAAAATGGCGGTGGGGTTGGTGGATATTATGTTGAATTTGATGGTGAAAATTGGCAATCTGTTTTCCCTGAAAATGAATCTCAAAATTCTCAATTACATTCTTCAAAAGAAGAAGCCATTGATTATATGGTGAATGAGTTTGGGATTGAAAGAAATAATATCACTATTATTGATGAAATGAAAAATGGCGGTGGTTTATTTGGAACAAGCAGAAGTAAATCAGCTTTAGCTAAAGACCATAAATACTTCAATAAAAACGAAAAACACGAAGTTCAATATGCCAAAAGATTCAAACGTCGTAAGAAAACTTATGATAAATATGAAAATGGCGGTGGTGTTGAGTGGTCTAATGATGAAAATGAAGCACTTGGTAAATGGTTATTATCATCAAAAGACGGGAATGAAATTTTGAAAAAAGCTAAAAATTCATCAGAGTTAGAAAATCTTGTTCGTGATTATGCCAATAAAAAAGGTGGAGTTGCAGGATTAGAAATTGATAACGAAGATGAAGGATTGGAATGGGTAACTTTTTCTGATTTATGGAAAGAGATTAAAGAAAATAAAACTAAATACTCCAATGGCGGTGGGGTTGGTAATTCTTTTGGAGAAATATACAATCGTGTTGTTCAGTATATTATTGACAAAGAAGATATGTCAAGAGAAGATGCTGTTGAATTAGTTGATTCAAAAGAAACTTGGTTGCGTGATATGATTGAGTTTCATGAGGAATATGACACAGAAACATTAGCCGAAGGAATTACATCTGATATGGGTGAAATGAAACGTGGTGGTATATTCGGATTCGGAACAAGTAGAAGTAAATCAGCTTTAGCTAAAGACCGTAAATACTTCAATAAAAACGAAAAACACGAAGTTCAATATGCCAAAACATTCAAACGTCGCAAGAAAACTTATGATAAATATGAAAAAGGCGGTGGGGTTGATGAAGAATTTGATATTGATGAAAAAGTTATTGTAAACGGAAAAGAAGGAAATATTGTTTCTATGCTCGGTAAAGAAACAAAAGACCCTAACGAATTAGATTGGTATGAAATTAAATTTAACGATGGAAGTTCAGACCATTATCCTGTAACAGAAATTAAAAAATACTCCAATGGCGGTGGGGTTGGTGATTTTGAAAATGAACCATTATATCTTGTAAAATATATAACTACGGATGGTAATGTTCACGAACATACATTAGCTTCCTATGGGGAAGGAAGTAAAGATGATATTTTGGAAACATTAAATAAATATACATTGAATGGTAAAAATGTTAGTGTTTTGAAATTAATGTCAATAAAGAGAATGGATAATGTTATGAATGGTATTTATGCTAATGGTGGAGGGGTTGGTTGCGGTTGCACTATGAGAAAACCTTTACCAAAACTTGAATATAAATACGGTGGAGAATTAACTGATGAAAATATGGTTCGTGAAAATTTGATTAATGGAGAAATTCATTCAGATATTTTAAGTGAAATCATTGGTCGTAAACCAAATTACCCAAATGAAATAGTAGGAGCAATAGTCCTTACAAAATGCTTTTTAAGACCTTATTACAGAATATCATAAATATTTAAAAAAAAACAAAAATGAAACAAAACAAAGCACAATCAGATTCTTATTCATCTAAAAATGATAAAGATAAAAAAGCGAAACCCGTAGGTAAGCGTTATACTGATAAATTAGCTAAGAAATTAGGTAAGAGTCCTTATTCTACACCAACAAAAAAAGATGTTGAAAAATATCTTGGAGATGGTGTTTATGATGAAAAACGTAAAGATAAAAGTGATAAAAAACCATCTAAAAAATTCAAAGGTGGTGGTGTATTATCTAAAGGTAAAAAGCTTTTAAAAGCTCATAAGCCAAGTGAAAAAGATAAAGAAACTAAAGCTAAACCAACAGGTTATCGTTGGAAAACAACTCATTTAAAGAAAAAAGATGGTACTGAAAGTGCTTTAGCAAAAAAACTTCACTTTAAAAGACCTACTGTATCTGAGATTGAAAAATATAAGAAAGATGCTGATGGTAATTATTCTGATGATAAAAAACAAATTTATCATGAAAGAAGGGCTGATAGAACACACTCTGACGATAATTTAAAGAAAAAATATAATGAAGGAGGAGATGTTGTTGTTGTTGAAATGTCAGTTGATGAAATGAAGGAAATATTAGGTCGTGAACCTAAATATCCTTGTGATTTTGTTAATGGTAAGAAATATACAAAATGTTTCTTACGCCCATTCTATAAATGTGTTGATTAATTTATAATTAGAAAAATTTAATAATATGCGTGGATGTAAGTATAAAAATACTTTTCCAAAAAGTAAATTTAAGTATGGCGGTAGCCTTGAAGATGAAGTTAATGAAGATGGATTAAGGCTTGAATATGCACTTGAAGATATTAAAATACTTGATGAAAGTTTAAGTGGTGCTATGTCAATTACTGATACAAAGCACGGATTATTAGATTTAAGTTATAATAAAGAAACGGGTATATATCAAATTTATAATCAAGGTAATAAACTTTATGAAGGTGATAGAAAAGGTGCTATTGAGTTTGTTGCTGATTCCTATGTTATTGAATATGAAAATGGTGGTGGGGTTGAAGAAGAAGGAGTTAATTTATTTGAAGATTATGAAAATATTCCTGAAAATGTTCAAGAAATACTTGATGAACATCAACAGGCTTTTGAAGATGGTGATTATAGAGGTTTAGAACAGGCTCATAAAGAATTGGAAGCTATTGGATATACTTTTGATTATTATTTGGATGGACAGGCTTATGATTTAAGACCAATAGGTACAAAAGGTAAAGTTGAATTGGCATCAGAAAAATTTGATAATAAAAATAATACTCCTTTTGAAAATGGAGGTGTTTTTAGTGAAGAAATAATAACGCCTAAAGGAAGAAAATTTATTTATACAAAGCGTAATAATATACATCATTATATTTGGAAAAATATACCTGAAGAATATTTGGGAGTTGTTGGTAAAGGCGGTGCTTCAAAAACAAAACTTGATGATGAAGCATTAGATAATATAGCAGACCAAATAACTCAAAATTACTTTGAATTTAAAGATGGAAAATACTCAAATGGAGGTGGGGTTGATAAAGCAAAAGTTGGTGATTTAGTTAAAGTAAAAACGGGTGCTAATAAAGGAATAGAAGGAAAGATTCACTCTATTGAAGATGATTTTACAAACATTACTATAAAAACAATTTCAGGACATACTTTATATGGATTTAAATTATCAGATTTAGAAGTATTTGAAGAAGGTGGTAGTATTGATTCAGTACGTCGTTTTACTGAAGGTGATTTTAATAAATTGATGGATGATAAAGGATTCAGAGCAACTTGGAGTGGTTATGTTTGGGAGATTTATCCTGAAGGTGGCGGTAGAGTATTAGGTAAATTTAACCCTAAGAAAAACACATTATTTGTTACAGGAAAAAAAGATTTAACTAATGAATTGGTTAAATATTTACAGCAAAACTCATACGTTTCAAGTGAAGAATACTATAAGCTTGAAAAAGGTGGTAGTGTTAATGAATTTGAAGGTGTTTTAAATAAAATAAAACCAATATTAGATAAGAAAAAAATAACTATCGGGGATTTATTGTCCGAACATACATTTGTTAGTGGTAATAAATATTGGCGTATAGCTTATGCTATTGTTGATGGTAATAAATTTAAAGTAGGTGATAGCGTGTTATGGGATTCTGATGATTATGGTACTAAGTATAAAGGAATAATAGATTGGATGATGGTTGGAGATGATGGTAGTGTTGAAGTCGCTTTAAAAGATGAAGAAGAAAGGCGTGGTAATAAATGGATAAAAAGTGGTCTTGGAAGATTAGGTATTGAGGATATAACTCATTTTGAAAAAGGTGGTTCTGTAAAATCAAAATATTGGATTAAAAAAGCTTTATCAGGAAATAAATATAAAGGTGCTTTAAGAAAAAAAGCAATGAAAGAAGGTTTGTTGCGTAATGATAATGAAAAATTATCTATGACAGACTTAAATAAGTTACAGAAGATGGGTGGTAAAACCGCTAAACGAGCTTATTTTGCTAAAACATTAAGAAGTTTTGATAATGATGGTGATGTTAGCCCTAATGAATCAGATACATTTGTTGTAATATTAAAAGATTTTGGTTTTAAAGAAAAGCGTAGCTCTTACGGTGTAAGACATTTTTATAATAAAGAAAAAGATTCATACGCAAGTTATGATGCAAAATTAAGACAGATTAGTGTTGATGATGATAATTTAAGATTTTCTGTTCGTGATTTGATAAACTATCTTGAATCAAAAGGATTTGAATCAGGAATAAATGTAGGTCAAATAAAGGATATTTTAAAACTAAAAGATGGTGGTAATATTTCCTATCAAAATGCCTTAATGGTAATTAATGATAATAAACAAATAAAACACCATACAGAAGAACTTAATAAAGTAGTTAATAAAGATACTGAAGTACCTGCTTGGGTTGTAAGTAAGGTTCATCGTTCAGCAAGTGATTTATCTGATGCAACTCATTATTTAGATGGTGTAAATTCTGAATTTGGAAATGGCGGTTTGGTTGATGAAAATAGTAAAATAAAAGATTGGTACATAAAAGAATACTCGTCAGATGATTTAGGGAAAGAACTTAATAATGATAGCACTTTTAAAGATTTACTAAATGCTATACTTAATGGTAATGATGTTTACTCTGTTTTAGGAGTTGGTGATAGTGTCGTAAGAGAAAGAGCATTTGCAAAACTGTCAAAAATAAATAATAAAGAACCACAATGGGCATATAATAGTTGGTTAATGTATTCTAATGGTGGTATAGCTTTACCATATAGTTTCGCATCAGAAGGGATTAGTGAAGATAGATTTAAGGAAAGACAAAAAGCTTTTGTGGGTTATTTGGGTGATGTTATTTCAATTCAAACAGCCGAAACATTTCTTGGTCGTAAAATAAATTCTTGGAAAGATGATGTAATTACTATTGGTGATACAATGTATAAAAAAGTTTATTTAAGACCTGAGTATAAAAGAATGACTATGACTGAATTATCTAATTAAATTAAATAATAAATATTAAAATGACACCAAATCAAAAAGGAGCAATAGCAGTAGGTATAACTTTAGGAGTTGTGGGAATTGCATATTACTTTTTAGTATATAAAAAGAATAGTGATAATTCTAAAAACTTTGAAAGCTTACAAGATAACTTAGGTATAAAATCAAAATCAGATGTTTTATCTGTAAAATTTAATGAAGGAAAAAATACTGCTGATTTTTATAATAATAATCGTGTTGTTATAGGAAAAATAGGAACTCAAGGATATTTAGTTAAAGGTTCTTATTCAGATGGTGGTAAATCAATGAGATTAGATAACGGTAAGGAAATTAATAGTAATAGTGTTTGGCAAAATCTATTACAAACTATTAAATAAAAAATATTAAAATGAGTAAAGCAGGATTATATCAATATTATAAAGAGCTTCCCACTTGGGCTAAAGGAGCAATAGCTATTGCTATTATTGGCGGAGTTGGATTAATTGGTTACAGAATATATAAATCAATTGATGATAAAAATAAATTACAGGATAGTAAAGAAACTGCTGATAGTGCAGAAGATGAATATAAAAGACTTTTAAAGCAAGGTCATAAACTATCGTATCCCGAAACTAATTATTTATCAGTTGTAAATACGGTTGTAAACTCTTTAAGTGGATGTGAAACTTATTTTGGTGAAGAAGATGCTGTATGGTCTGTTTTAAGTGTAGTGAAAAAACCTATTGATTGGTATTTTTTAGTTTCATCTTTCGGTTCTAAAATGATTGATAATTGTGGTTGGGGAACGGGTGAAACAGCATACGCTTTACCTGATTTATTAAGAGAACAACTTGGTAGTTTATCACCTTCTTCTTATTATCTTAAAACAAACTATCAGTTTATGAAAGATAAACTATCAGATATAGGTGTAAATATTTAATAATAAATAATAAAAAAAAATAATAAAATGAAAACAATTGGAAAAGTAGTAGATGCCTCTGTAATAGTAGGTTCAGCTTTTGTTGGAATCGGTGCTGTTAAAGCTATCTCTATGGGAATGAAATCAAAAAGCACAGGTGCTATTGCACTTGGTACTTTAACTCTATTAATTGGCGTGTATGCCTTTAAAGAAGCAATTCAAAAAATAAACGATTAACATATAATAATTATGAAAAAGAGATTTTACTATTATTTGTTTCTAATTATTGTTGGTGTTATTTCGTATTTCACTTATGAAAAGTGTTTTGAAAATAAAAAATGTTGCGATTCGGATAACAAAAATACAGAGGTTTGTGTTATAAATGCAACAAAAGATACAGTTAATGTTTTCTTGACAATAGGTGCTGATACTAATTATGTAACTAATGTAAATGGTATATTTGGAATTACTCAAAGTGGATTAAAAGGTTATTTTACATTACCTCCAAACGATACGGTTAGTTATAAAAGCCCATGTGATAAAGGATTTAATGGAAACTTAGCATTTGGTGATTATGCAAATAATTGTCCTGATACTACAAAGTTCCATTTAGGTATGAATATTTTTGAATTTGCATTAAATAATGATTTTAAAGGAGTACCAAATGCACAAGAAACTATTGATATTAGTTGTGTTTCAGGGGTAAACTGTAAGATTACTTGTAAACTATCTGAAAATAATTGGAACGCAGGTGGTGATACATCTAAATTCACATCTTTCGGTAATTCATTTATATATAATAACGTAGGTCGTGTTGGTGTTTTCCCTTTCGGGTGTGATTCTTGTATTCTGATTAAAAATCCTCCAACTTGTTTAAATAGAAAGTTTTCTCAACCACAAAAAAAGAGTATATGTCAGGTAATGCGTGATGCTACTAAAAAAGGTGGTAAGATATATGTAATATATGAAGGGGTTCTTAATGGAATACCTTTATAAAAATAAATAATAAACAGTAATAATCTCAAAAAATCAAAAAATGGCAAATAATAAAAAATTAATTTGGATTGGTATAGCATCAGCACTTATAATTGGTGGTGGTGCTTTCTTGTTTTGGAAAAATAAAAAGGATAAAGAAGAAAAAAGAAAGCAAGAGGAAGAAGAAAAAGAAAAACAAGAACAAGAAAAAGCAAGTCAAGGTTCTTACTCTCCTCCAAGAACTATTCAGTTACCTTCAACTCCATTTACAAATAAAAAAGAGGGTGATAATTTCCGTGCATGGGTAAATAAAAAATATCCAAGCTATGCTAAACAAATTGATTTATCTTTATCGGGAGATTATAATAATAGTTTTATTAGAAAGGCTTTTCAACAGTATGGTACTGAGTATATTAAAGAAGGTAAAACAGCTACAAAAACAACTTCTTCGGGATATAAGAGTGGTTCTTTAATTTACTTGAAAGAGGATAGCTCAAGTATTTATAGCTTCCCTGAATTTAAAGGTGATTATATTATTGGAAGTGTTGATAAAACATTAACATTAGATAGACCTTTTGCTAAATATATTTCAAATACAGGAAAAGGATTTTTAAAGGTTGAAACAATAGCGTTTAATCCAAAGTGTCCACCAAATGCAAGATGTATGCCTGTTTTTCAGGCTATGAAAAAAATAGCTTATGTTCCTGAAAAATTCGTTAGTAATAAACCTTATTAATTTTAAATAATTAAAAATATTTTTTATGTCTGAATCAAATAATAATGATACTATAAATGAAGATAACAAAAGTGATATTTTCAGAAGGGATGATGGAAGTAATATTATAGAAGGTCGTAGAAAAATTTACGCAACTGAAATTCCAATGAAATTATTATTACCAAATGGTAATGATGATGGTATTCTTGAAAAAGATGATTTGATTTATGTAGTTCAAAAGATTAATAATAACGGAAAAGAGAATTTCCGTTTTATGGTTTTAAAGTTTGCTGAAACAGATAAACAAAAGAATATTTATTTAGGTGATTCAAATTTTTTCAGAAAGTATTTTGATGAAAAGTCAAATGTTGTAGGTGAGGAAAGTGGTGATGATAAGGAAAAGGTAAATTATAAAATACCTATTGTTGTAGGTGCGGGTATAGGTACTATTGGTTATTTGATGGCAAAGTATTTTAATAAAAATGTATTGGCTTTTACTTTAGGTGGTTTATTGATTGGTGGATTAACAGGACATTATATTTCAAATATTAATAAAAACAAAAAATAAAAAAATTGGAAAAGAATACAAAAAATATGCTTATTGTTGGCGGTGCTATTTTAGGCATTGGATTACTTTATTTAGCATATAAGAAATACAAAAAAGGTAAGGATGGTTATTCTAACCTTGTTGATGATATGTTAGATAAGTTTGGTAATTCAAACATTTCTCAATTTACCATAACAAATAATACATCAACTCAACAAAATGTAAGATTATTTGATGCTTATAATAATATAAATAATCCTTATGGCGGTAGTCCTGATTCGGGAGTAGTACAACCAATAACAATTAATCCAAATATATTTTATTTTAACCAAACACTAATTAATGAACCTAAGAAGGTTAAAAAAATAAAAGTATTGGTTAATAGTGGTGGTATGGGTATTCAGGCAACACAGAATATGACTGTTATGTGTAAAGATGCTTCAGGTAGAATGGCATCTGAAAATTATATACCTGATTTCTCATCGAGTCAATATCAGTCAGGTGTAACAGAATTTAAATTTGATAATTTAATATTAAATGGTGAATGTATTATAGATTATGTTGTTCAGCCAAATACAACAGTAACATTAATACTTGACTATGATAGAAATAAAAAATCAAAACCGTTTTTTGGAAATGTTTAATCAATAATAAATTAATTATGAAAAAAGCTTTAATAATAATTGGTGTAGTAGGTTTAATTGGTGTTGGTGTTGGATATTACATATACAAAAATCAAAACAAATTATCTGATTCTGATTTTGATGCAATGATTGGTTTATCAAAAAACAAAGGATATGATGTTTTTGAAGATATGTCTACCCGTGAAACAGAAATAGTGAAAAATAATTACTTAAAATACTTTGATATAAAATCACATAATGAATTTATGTCATTATTAAGAAAGGGTGAAAGTAAATGGACTCCATCAGAAAAGGTAATAGCGACTAATTATCTTAATAAAGCGTTAAAAGGTTTAACTAAAATATCTTAATTAAAAATGGATAGTAATACAAGGAATACATTAATTGTAGGAACATCAATATTTGTTTTAGCATTAGGATTGTCTTATTATTTTAATAATAAGAAGGATAAATCCGAGTTTGAAGGTGAAGGAAATGTAGATAGTAAATCAAAGAAGTCAAATAAAATTAAATTCGTAAGATAGTAAAATGGCAATTTTATTAAAAATACCTTCAATAAACGATAAGTTTTATCCTGACCACGTTGTACCTCAAATTATAAACAAGGTAGAGAATGTAATTCGTTATAAGTATGGTAAGATGATAGATAATATTTCTGATTTAACAGGTTTAAATTCTGAAATAATGGAAAGTTTTATATTTATTGAAAGTGGCGGTAATGAAAAAGCTCAAACACCTTATGCCGTAGGTTTGCTTCAAGTTGGAACTTCAACTGCTTCTGATGGTTTGGTTAAAGAAAAATCAAGCGGAAGATTACAGAAAGGTGAAGAAGAAATAATTAAGAAATATATAGGTAGTAGATGGTCTAATTTGGAAAAATTAAAGCCGAATCAAAAAAGTATAGGAAAAACATTCATCACCCGTGATGATTTATTTAAACCTGAATTTAATTTACTTGTTGGAAGTATAATTTTAAAACAACTTATTGATGAATTTACCGAAAATGGTGTACCACGTTTAGATAAAGTTGTTGTTATTTATAATACAGGTCGTTTCGCAAAACCATCTAAAGTTGCAATAGCACATAAAGGAACAACAAAAGAATTAATAAATAAATTACCAAAGGGTCAGGCAGATTATATCCGTAAGCTTTTAGGTGTTAATGGCACTCTTGATATTATTGTTTAATTTATGAACTTTGAAAAAATAAAAAATAGTAAAGCACTTCAGGTTGCATTAATAATTGGTTTACCAACAGCATTGGTATTGGCTTATTATGGATATAAGTATGTGAAAAATAAAAATATATTTAGCGGTAAAGATAAAAACAATAACGTAGATGATGTTGAATTAAAAGAGCCAACTATTAATAGTGATAATGTTGAGTATTATAAAATAAGGCTTCCTTTTTTAACAGACATAGCTAATACAACAAAAAAATACCTTTTATCAAAAGGGCTTCCATTCAACTCTGTTTCTGTAAAACAGTCTATGAATGAAAAAGCACAACACGTTGTAGATTATTATATTATTATTGAGCCTAAAGATGCACCAAACTTAGTTTCATTGATTGGAATGTTGGGTAATGAGTATTCTATAACTATGGTTAACAAGGAGGATACAGTAGTTAAGCCTATTGAAAATCCTATATGTATTAAAGAGCGTGATGAAATTAATTCTTTTCAAGAATTTTTTGAATCAATTGGTTGTTTGGATTATATAACACTTTGGGGATATGATTTAAATGATATTAAGAATGTTCCTAATGTTCAAGATAAAGTAAGTTTAGATGAATTGAGGAGAATATATAATCTTGTTTATTCAGGAAATTTTAATGTAACTGAACAGGAAAGAGGTGAATTATTAAACATATTGAAAAAGATATATGCAACTGAATAAAAATAAAATTATAGTTGGTAGTATCATTGGTGGTATAGTCATTGGTTTTGCTATGATTTATTTTTATAAAAAATCAAAACAAGGTAGTAATATAAAATCAATACTTTTTATTGGTGATAGTAATACGGCTTCTAATTTTAGTTATGCTGACCAACTTAAAAAATCATTTCCTGAATTAAATATAAAGAAGATTGCAAAGGTTGGTGAAAAAACTGATTGGATGAAATCACAGTTGGAGAATGAACTAAATAAAAATAAATATGATGTAGTGGCAATACTTGGAGGAAGCAATGACATCTATGCGTTAGGTAAAACAGATGTTACAAAAAATAATCTTAATTATATGTATGATTTAATACATAGTAAAGGTTCTAAAGTATTAGCAGTAACTCCACCTAACAAAGATTATTATGTAAATAGAACAGAAGCTAAACAAAAGTTATTATTTGATTTAGTTGATTGGATGAAGAAAAATAAAAATATTGATTATTTAGTTGACTTTCATAAAATAACTTCAGATAAAAAATACTTTAGTTCAAGTGATGGATATTTACACGCAAATAGTTTAGCACATAATGAGTTGGCTAATAAAACAAAAGATAAATTAAAATTATATGTATAACCAACAGGAATCCATAGATAAAACATATAATTACATTCAGGAATTGAGAGCCAAAGGTAAAACTTATGGCGGTTATCCTGTTTATAATGTTACTAAAAGTGATTTACAATCATTAATGTATTTATCATCAAAGTATGGTATTCCTTTTGAATGGTTTGTTAACCTTATAAATTTTGAAACAGGTCGTACTTTTAATCCATCTATAACAAATAGTATTGGTGCTACGGGATTAATACAATTTATACCATCAACAGCAAGAGGTCTTGGTACTACAACAGATGCTTTAAGAAGAATGAGTTTCAAAGAGCAGTTAAACTATGTTGATAAATACCTATACTCAATTTTAAAAAACAAACTAAAACCAAATGGAAAAATACCTGATAGTTTTACTCAGGGTGATTTATTTATGACAATATTTTACCCTGTTGCTATTGGTATTCCTAATTTCACATTCCCTGATTCCGTAAAGAAAGCAAATTCAGGTATATCAAAACCTTATGATTATGTTGAAAGAGCTTTAAAGGCTTCTGTTTTTCCTTTAAGCTTTTTCCCATATACTTTAGCTGATGTAAAAAAGAAGTTTGGTGAAGTCACAGAGTTTACAAAAAAGAATTGGATTCCAATTACTTTGATGTTAGTTGGTTTAGTTGGTGTTGGTTATTATATGTATAAAACAAATAAATTTGAAAAAATTGGTAAATTAATAAGTTAAAATTATGGGATACACAGTCATAGGTCGTTTAGTAGATAAGGATAAAAATCCTATTGAATTTGCACAGGTTTATACTTCTGATGCTAATGGAAAGCCTTTTGTTGGTTCTAAACATTCTCAAACTGATGAAAAAGGAAGGTGGAGATTGACTGATGTTAATGATAAGGATTATATAACAGGAGCATTTGTTGGATATAATAAAAAAACTATACCCGCAAAATCAATCATACCAATTCCTAATATAATAACAGGAATACCTGAAAGAATGATTCAAATAACGCTAAACGAAGATAAAGCCTTATCTGAATTGAAAGAAGTTGTTGTAAAATCAACAAAGGTTACTAAAAAACCAAGTAACATTGGAAAATATGTTATAATTGGTTCAGTTGGTCTTTTGATTATAGCAGGAACTTTACTAATTTTGAAAAACAAGAAGGTAATTTAATCAAGATAAAAAATTAAAAAACAAATATAAAATGGAAATCACACCAAAAGTAAGAAACGGAATAATCATAGGTGGTTTGTTAGTTGCAACAGTAGGATTGATAGCCTACTTCAGACGACAAATAAATTTATTGAAGGATGCTTGTTATACAATTTCAGGTGGTATAATTCACACATTTACATTGAATAATGTAAAAATGACATTATTTTTCAAGATTGTAAATGAAAGTGATATTACTATTGATGTTTCAAATATGATTTTTAATATATATGTTAATAATATGTTCGTAACAAAAATAGAAAAACCTGATGTTCAAACCATTTATAGTAAGTCAGATACTATTGTTAAACTTGAATTTCAGTTCAACCCAAAGGATTTACTAAGGGCAGGTATCACTAACATTGAGCCAATAATTTATGACCGTGAGAAATTAGTTATTGGAATTAAAGGTCGTTTCTCGGCTAAAACAGGAATAGTAAAATTGAGTAATTATCCTATTGATGAAAAAATTACTTTAAAAGAGCTAATGACACCTTCCACAACTGAGAAAAAATGCTAAATTTGTAAAATCAAACCAAAAAAATCAATCAAATGATAAAGGATACACTTTCAAACGCAATTCGTTCATTGAGTAACAAGCATCAAATCAGACCTAACGACCTGAGAATCAAGATTTCAAAAAGTAAAGATTCATTGAAATATGAAATCTTGAAAAACACAGATGTATTAGAAGAAACAAATTTAGCAACAGCTTTAAATGTAAACACTATCACATCTTTCATGGTCGGTAATAGATTGAATATGATTATTGATGGATTGATTAAGGAATATAATGTTCCTAAAGAATCAATTAATGTCAGAATATATACTAAAACAGAAGATTGTGAGCCGTTACTTTATTTGTATGATGGAGGTAAACCAAAACAACCGTTGGACTTAGAAAAATTTGCTTGATTAATAAAATATGAATAAACAAGGAAAAATAATATTTGGGCTATTAGGAATTATAGCTACGGGTGGTTTAATTTTCCTGTTTAATAAGAGTGATAAAAAAGAAATTCAAAAAAGTTTTTCAGGTTGTGATGGATTGAGTGGTAATGAAAGCACAGATAATATGTGTAATCATTTATCATTAGAGCATGGCAAGGCTGAAAAAGAAATTGTAAAAATTCTTCAATCAGCAAATAGTGGTAATAATTATTGCACTAAAGATGTTGTTGATATTTGGGACAAAGAAATAAATCACCATTTTCAAGAAGAAGAAAATGTCGTTTTCCCAAAAATTTTAAAAAGTAATATTGCTTTAAAGCCGATTATTGACGATTTATTAAATGACCATAAATTTTTTTATTCCGCAATTAGCGAAATGAAAAGAGTTGGTAATTGTCAAAATTTATCGGTTATGTTTTGTGATAAACTTTTGAATCATATTGAAAAGGAAGAAAGGTTATTTACATTAGTTTAATAATAATTAAAATGAATAAAAATGTTTGAAAAAAAACAAGCCATATTTACATATACATTAACAAATAATACATTAACTATAAATGAAGCTGATGGTATTACTTGTGTAGCTATAAAGTTAGTTGCGGGAGCAGGTTCTTATAAAGGAACAAAAAGAATAGGTTCTATTGATAGTACAGCAACAAGTTTAGTATTAAATAAACCTGTAACTATAAGTTCAGAGCAAACAAAATATATTGATAGTTTAATTATTGATGCTTCAGCAGGAACTATTGAAATAATTGCACGTTAACCTTAAAAAAATAAAACAAAAAAATGGAATTAAGTTGTTTTGGTTGGACAGATGAAGGTGGAGGCGGTGGAGGCGGTGGTAATATAAGTGGCGGTGGTACTGTCTACACACTTGCTATGTTCACACCAACAGGTACGTCTATTGGTGATTCAATGGCTTCACAAAGCGATACTGTTGGTGGAGCAGTAAGTACAATTGATGCAGGTTTAAATTCATGTTTTCAGATAGGTCGTGATAACGAAATCAAAGCATCTGTAAATATGGCTATTGGTTTTAATCTTCACTCATGGATTTTTGGTGATTTTTCTTTTGGTACTTCTTTAAATTTTGGAAACGCTACACCTGCTACTACGGGTGATTTTAATTTTTGGATAGGTGGTGATAATAATCTTTATACCTATGCTCGTCAAAATATAGCTAATATTTATCATTGTACTGTTGATAATTCAGAAAGTTGTGTTATGTATGGACATTTCAATTCATACATTAATACAACATACAATGATATGATGGGTCATTATAATAATTATGACACAGTATCATATTCTAACTTAATGAGTATAACATCTTCTTTTACTGAAGTTTTATACGGAAATTTTGTTGTTACAAATTCACAGATAGCAGGAATGGTTGATGGTCGTTCAGGTGCTTTAGGTGATACAATAACTTTTGATGGATATAGTTTTACGGGATGTGATTATTCTTATGCTTTAGGTTATAACTTATTTGTTGCTCATAATTACAATACATTAATCGGACATGATATTCAATCTCATTTTGATAATGAAATTGTATTAGGTCATAATGAATCTACTAAATTTATAGTAAGACCAACTGATTTTGAATTTCAGCTTACTACGAGTGGTGGTGGTAGTCCTTTAAATTCAGAAAATATAAGTGGTGATTTTGTAGCAACTACTGATGCTACTGTTACTCCAATACAAACAATATCTATACCAACAGACACAGTAGTTATGTTGGAAAGTTATATTACTTGTAGAAAAGTATCAGGTGCAGGTGTTGGTGCTGTTGGTGCAGGAAATGGATATATCAGAACAGTAAAAGCACAGAATATTGCAGGTGTGGTTACTATTGGTACAATACAATCATCATTTACTTCAGAATCAATAGCACCATTTAATGCTACTTTTGCTGTAAGTGGTACTGATGTTGTTGTTAATGTTGTTGGTTCTGCAAATAACAATGTTAATTGGCACTCAATAACTAAGAAATATAAAGTAGAATAATGTTTAATTAATGATAACAATTAATAATAATTAAGATGCAATACGAATTAAAATCAGTTAAAGCAATAGGTAATCCATATACAAGAAAAGATAAAGATGGACAAGAGCAATATGGAATAAATATTCTTATAACTACGGGAATAGTTGGTCAAGTGTATAAAGGATTTACAAATACAGATAGTTCATTTTTTGAACTTGAAAAAGGACAAACAATTAATCAAAATGAGGCGGAAATGAATTTATTCGCTACTCAATTTGTTTCAACAAAATACCCAAATACATAATTAATTAAATTTATTTTATTTTAAAATAAATGGCTAATATAATAGATACACAAACAGTAGGTGAAGTTAAAATACATACTACTGATACAGACCCAAGATTGGGTGGTGGTACACCATCTGAGATAGGTTCTATTTGTTTAGCTATTGATGGTAGTGGTTTGTTTACTAAGATTGGAAGCTCTGATACTGATTATATTACGGGTGCTAATCCTTATGGTGAGTTAAATACTTATTTTTTATCAAGTGATTTTGATACAGGTTCTTTACCTACGGGTTGGAATCAGTCAACAAATGCAGGTGGAACTACTGATTTTAGTCAGGCTAATGAGGGGCAGGTTATAGGAATAGGTCGTATAAGAGGCGGTGTTTTAATTAATGGAAGGAGTGGTATTCAGTATAGTAATGCTATAAATTATTTAAATAGGTTTACTGATGCTTTATATACATTAATTAATTTTAAGGTTAGGTGGGATGGGGGATTCCCAACATCAGATTCGTGTTGCATTTTTGGATGGTTAAATACTAATGCTTCTGTTTCGGGTCAAACAAGAAATACATTGGCTATTATGTACGACCCATCTAATATTTCGGGATATAACACAGGTGGTATAACTAATCTTTTTTTGTTAGCAAGGGCAACTTACGGAAGTCCTACCGCAAACACATTAGTTGATTTAGGTGTTTTACCAAACGCTGTTACATGGGATAAATGGTCAATATTATATAATAATATTGAAAATAATGTTAAGGTTATTTTGAATAATAATTTAATAACTACATTAACAGACTTATCAAATGTACCTGCGGGTTCTGTTAGAGGTAATATACCTGTTGGTGCGGGTAATGCTTTATTACCTTGTTTTTATGTTGGTAATAGTACAACAACACCTCCTTTAAGTCAAATGTCATTAAGAGTTGATAAAGTTTCTGTTTTTAGGGTTTATAATTAATTTTTAATAAAATAATATTGGCAAATATTTTAGATACACAAACTGTTGGAGAGGTTTTAGTTGTTAATACAGATACTAATCCGTTATTAGGTGGTGGAACTCCTAATATTCCTCAAGGTTCTATTGTTATTACAAAAGACGGTAGCGGTATTTTCTATAAAACAGGAAATAATAATACTGACTTTATACCTTATAATTCTATTGGCTCACCAAAAACATATTTTTATTCACAAGACTTTGAGATAGGAGCATTACCATCAGGTTTTTCTCAATTTAGTTCAAGTGGAACTACTGTTCATAATAACCCTCAAGAGTTGGGAACTTTAGGTATTTGTCAAATATATGTTCCAAGTGTTACAGCAAACGCAAGAGTTGGGATACAGTATTCTTCAGGAGTTAACTATTTATTGAGATTTACAGATAGTTTATATACTGAGTTGAGTTTTAAAATAAGATTCAAAACAACATCACCACCAACACCCGCTATGGTTATACCTGCGGTATCTTCTGTTTGTATGTTTGGTTGGATTAATACTAATAGTATGGCTAATGGTGCATCAGGAAACACATTGGCTATTATGTACGACCCATCTAATATTTCGGGATATAATACAGGTGGTATAACCAATTTGTTTTTATTAGCAAGAGCTACATACGGAACACCTACTGCTAATACAATAGTTGATTTAGGTGTATTACCTGATACTAATTGGAGAAATTTCTCAATAGTTTATGATAATTCATTAAATGAGGTTAGAGCTTATAGGGATTCTATACTATTAACAACATTAACAAATTTATCAAATGTACCTGCGGGTTCTATTAGGGGTGCTATACCTGCGGGTGGTAGAAACTCACTACAACCAACATTTTACGTTGCTAATAAATCAGCACCGACAGCACCTACACCAACAGGAATGAATTTAATGGTAGATAAATGTTCTATTTATAAAATATATAGCTAAAAAAATAAAAAATGTCAGAGTTAAGAATATATCAAATAGATAATATAGCAAATACAGGTATAACAATACCTGAAATGTTTGATTATAATCACTTCGGTTTTGAAAAGAAAAAAAACTATGGTGATTTAGCTGTTGGTGCTGAAAAGGGTTTATTATTAAATATAGAATATTACCAATCAAAATACGGTAATAATTATCAAAATCTTCTTATAAAAGAAGAATATTCATATATAAAACAAAGTATATTGTTTGTTGGTGTTACTACAACAGTAAAGTGGTATGATTTAGACGGAAATGTTGGTTATCAAAAAGAATTTACAAAAATGTTTAACTCACAAGAGATAATAGATTTTGGGATAAACAGAAGAAATTATTTATTAGCTACCGCAAAAATTTATTGCACACAATCAATACCAAATGATATTTATGATTATTTAGATTATGTAAATAACGAGATGTTAATATATGCACAGGGTCAAACAGCACCTTTAATAGCAAAAATTCAAGCTTCTGTAAATCCTGTTAAACCATACATTACACAGCAGATAGCAGACCAACTTGTTTACATATTAGATAATGTTCAATAAAAAATAAATAAATTAAAATAAAACAAACCAAAAAAAATCAAAAAAATGACTATGGAAAACAATGAAAAAACAGATGTAGTAATAACTAATGTTAAAGTATCTAGGATTTTAAAAGGACTTAATGAACTATCTAAATTAGATATAAATAATTTTGATATTAATTACGGAATAACAAAATTAACTAAAAAATTAATGCCTATTGAAATAGCATACAATAAGACAAGAAAGGCTTTAATGGATGAGAATATACCTGTTGATGAAAAAGATGGAACATATAAGGTTGATGGTAATAAAATGTATGTTTATAAATCTATTGAAAACAGAGATAAATATTTTAAAGAAATAAATGAATTAAATGAAAAAATAGTTGAGGGTATTACTTTTAGAATTAAGGCAAGTGAATTGAAAAAAATTAAAGGTATAAAGGCTGAAACTATGATTGCTATTAATGAGTTGATAATTGATGATTTAATTGATTGAAGATGTACGAGTATAAAGCTGAAATAATAGATGTGTATGATGGAGATACTGTTACTGCTAAAGTTGATTTAGGTTTCCATATATCATTTCAAAATAGCTTTAGACTTTTAGGAATAAATGCACCTGAAGTAAGGGGTGATGAAAAAGATAATGGTATAAAAAGTAGAGATGCTTTACGTTCATTAATAATGAATAGAAAAGTAATTATTAAGACTGAAAAAGATAAGAAGGAGAAATATGGTAGGTATTTAGCAACAATATTATTTGATATTGGAGATAAGGTTATTTCTGTTAATGATTGGATGGTTGAAAATGGTTACGCTGTTTATCAAAATTATTAATAAAAAAAATAACTAAAAATGAAGTGTAAAGAGTATTATAATGTTAGAAATGAGATAAAGGATGGTGATATTGTCCTTTATAGAGGAAACTCAATATTAGCAAAATCAATACAATATTTTGATAAAGCTTATTATAACCATGCGGGTGTTGTTAAACGTATTGGTGATAGATTATTCACTATTGATATGTGGCATTTTGGAATAGAATTTATACCTCTTTCAAGAAGAATTAACGACTATGAGTATTTTTGTGTAGTTAGACCAAAGGAAAAAGACGACGAATTGATTAAAAAATCAGTTGATTCTTTATTTGAAAAGGTTGAACGTGATACACAATATGATTATTTTTTATTACCTAGAATAGCTTTATTAAAAAAGACAGGGATAGATTTAGTAGGAATGGGAAAAATGAATCGCTTCATTTGTTCAGAACTTTGTCAACATTTTACTAATAATCTTGAAATTGATTGCTATAAAAATGTTAATTTAATCACGCCACAGGACTTCATTAGAAATGCTGATGAAAATCAAGTTGAAATATTATTTGATACAAGTCCTAAAATTTAATAACTTGAATAAATAACATGAAAAAATAAATAATAATATTATGGAAGCAACTGTACCACAAGAAAAACCATTAACATTAAAATCACTACAAAATCATTTACTTAAAGCAATATTAGGTGCTTTAGGTGTTGCTATTGTTAGTGCATTAACAATATCATTAGTTTTTTATTTTAGAACAAATAGTAATCTAAATGATTTGAATGAAAGCAAAGAGGAAACAAAACAGGATATTAAAGAACTTAAAAAAGATATTTCTGAAATAAAATCATCTCTTTCAAATACTACATTTTATACAACTGATAATAAAGAAAAAGTTAAGAGTTTAGAATCACAAATTTCAGATTTGAAAAAACAACAAGATGAAATGCTTAAAGTTTTGTATGAAATAAAAGCTAAAGTAAAATAAAAATAATAATAAATATAAAAAAATAAAAAATGAATACTTGGAATATTAAAATTAATGAACAAACTAGCCCTATTAAGGGATTTGTAGTATCTGTTGAGAGAAACGGAGAATATGTTGGTGGTGTAAGAGGTGTAATTCAAAATTTTGAAAAAGCAGTAAATGAAGGTAAAAATATTGTTTTGAGCCATGTAAAGTTCAGAGATATTAGAGATAAAAGGGCATCATTAGTAAACGAATCTTTTATTAAAAGATTTATCCGTAGCGGTAATTTTGTTGGAATTTATAATTCAATAGTTAAAAAAGACGATAAGGGTAGTCCTTATTTAGAGGTTACTATGGATGTATCAAACAATAGACTTGTTAAGCTTGTTCCTGAATATGTTACAGACCCAAAAACAAAAATAGATTATAAGATTGTTAAGGTTGGTCGTTTATCTTCAAACCAATCAATTAATGTTTAAAAAATAAAATGTTATGATGGGGAATGATATTAATGGCATAAATCAAATTGAAAAAGGAATAAAACGTGGTGAAGTAATTGGTACTGTTGTAGGAGTATTCTTATTTGCTTTAAGTGTATATACTTTTAGTCTTGCTATAAAAGTAAATAAATTAACATTGAAAAAATTGAAAGATGAAGGATATGAGTAATAAATTCACTTCATAATAAATTAAATAATATTTTGTATTATATAATATAAATAAAAATAAAATGGCATTGGATATTAAAAAATTAATACAGGTAAATCTTACAGATAATCAGTATTTCCGTGAAGAACACCCTAAATCACAAATTTATTTACACCATACTGCGGGAAATCCAAGTGCTATAAATACTGCAAAATATTGGCAACAAGATGCTACAAGAGTAGCAACTTCTTTTATTATTTCAGGTAAAGTAAAACAACCAAATTCAAATAACGAAAAAGACGGAGATATTATTCAATGTTTTGGCTCAAAATATTGGGCATACCATTTAGGATTAAAACAAGAGATGTTTAATTCTTTTGGATTACCATATAAGTCGCTTGATAAATTATCAATAGGAATAGAAATATGTAATTGGGGTCAGCTTACAAAAGATGATGATGGTATATTTAGAAATTACGTAAACGGAATAGTACCATCTGATGAAGTTACTGAATTGCAAACTCCATTTAAAGGTTATAAATATTTTCATTCATATACAGATGCACAAATAAATGCAACTAAAGAATTAGTTACTTATTTATGTGAAAAATTCAATATAAGTAAAATATATAATGATGATATATTCTCATTAAATAAAAGAGCTTTTAATGGTGATAATGGAATTTACACACATAATTCTGTCCGAAAGGATAAGGTTGATATTTATCCGTGTCCGAGAATTATTAATATGCTAAAGAATTTATAAAAAATTAAAATGAATCAAAAAGGAATAACAGTAACAGCATTAGGTGAATTATCAGTTCAAGATAATTTTGAGTTTATTGAAGCTGATGTAAGGGATTATCCATGTATAATATATTTACCTCCAATAACATCAAGAGAAAGTTTTGTTAACAGGAAATTTTATGTTAACGACTATTACGAAAACGCATCTAATAATAATATAATATTAGTAGCACCTGAAGGATATAGGGTTAATGGTCAGCAACAAATAATATTAAATGAAAATGGAATATCTTGTCAGATAAGCGTTTCAGGTATTAAAGATTTTATTGCCTCATTATCAATAGTTCAAGGTGGTGGTGGTAATGTTACTTATACTAATCCTAACCCAACAACAATAGGTGTTGGTGGTTATCCCGCAGGTAGTACTTTTCCAATAGCACAAACAATGCAACAAATGTGGGATAATTTACTTTATCCTTATATTCCACCTGCATTTAACTCTTTTTCAATAAATGGTCAATCTACTTTAATTGAAGTAGGTGTTGATTTAAGTGGAGTTAAGACATTTAATTGGTCAATATCAAATGGTGCGAATGTTCAACCAAATTCAATAGCTATACGTGATGTTAATGCAAATGTATTAATAGCATCAGGTCTTGCTAATGATGGTTCTGAAAATGTTGATATTGGTACAATAGTTAATACATCACCAATATCACAAAATTGGAGAGGTGAGGCTGTTAACACTCAGGCAACTCCGTTTAATTCAGGTAATTTTAATGTTTCAAGTATATACCCTGTATTTTATGGAAAAGTAGCAAGTGGTGGTGCGGGTTCAGGACAAAACAGACCTGTTGCAAATCAAGCATTAATAGATTCAGGAACAAAATTAGTTATACCTTCAAATGGTACAATAACACTATCGTTTAATACAACCCCTGACGATTATATGTGGTTTGCTATACCTGCTTCAAGCACATCAAAAACTATATGGTATGTTAACGCATTAAATACAGGAAATATTGGCGGTGCTGTATTTGCAGGTGGTAATTTATTTCCTGACCCTGAAATAATTTCAATTGATAGTCCAACAGTATTATGGAATGGAATAAATTATAAAATTTATATTGCAAACTATCAAAGTGCAGTATCATTACCAATGGAATTAAGAAATAATTAAAAGAAAAAAATAAAATGTCAATAATATTAAACGATAATTTACAGAGTGAGTCAGGTAAAAGTTTAGATAATAAGTATCTAAAGGATGGAGTTACACCTTATGCTGATATTAATGAGGTTAATACAACTATACCTTTAACATATCGTTCTAAAGGTTTGACGGTATTAATTGGTAATCAAGAATATTGGTATAAAGATGGTGTCGCTGATAATAATTTAGTTCCTAAATCTCCTAGTGATTTTTGTAGCATAAATTTACATAAAGATGTTTCTATTGGTAATGATGTTAATTTTGTTCATACTAATGGTGGAAGTGAAGTAGATAATATTGATACTGATGTAGCTATAACAAGAGCATCGGCACAACCAATATATAATCCAATATTAGACCCTGTTGGTTGGGTTTGGGCAAATCCAATAATGCCAAGTGGTACTTTATGGAACGCTGATGGTTGGGGAGATTTAAGTAATGTCGCTGATAGAGTTTATTTGCCTTTTTATGATGCACTTAATTTTCAGATTGGAAACAATGTTGTTGGTGCTGAACTTGTAATGAAGGATACTGTTAATAATAAGTATTATAAGTTTAATTTTACACAATGGACACAGGGAGGTGGAGGTACACCTGCCACAAATCAATTAGATAGAACAAATTCACCTGCTGATGGAACAATAGTTACAATAAGTGGTGTAAACCAATATCAATATAATTTAGCAAACAATGAGTGGACAAGATTACGTGATAACGCAATTTTTACTCTTTTAGACGATGCTATAAATACAGATGATTATTCTCAAGTTAATATTGATTATAATTCACCAATAGCTACATTAACTGCTAATGTTTCGGGTGTTAGCGGTAATACTATAACAACAACCGTTTCTCCTATACAGGTAGGTTTTGGTTTCGCAAATCCAACAATGAGTGGTGCAACAGGTGGTGGCGGTGGTTTTGCATACACTAGAAATCTAATTACTGTATTATGTAGTGGAAAAATAATTTTTGACGACGGTAGTGAAATGGATACAGCACCCGTATCTAATCAAAATATTATTCTAGTTGATGATGTATTTGGTGATGATGCTAATGCAGAAGCATATAACATGAATAAACCTTTTAAAACAGTAAATAAAGCTATTCAAGAGGCTGTTGATGGAGATTTAATTTGGATTAATCCAAGTCCTAATGATTATGTTGCAACTAATAGTTTATTTTATTATAATACATCTAAAGCTTTAAGTTATTATATAAGTAAGGGAGCTACATTAGTGTCAACAAACGGAACTAATTTATCTGTAACAGGTAAAGATGTTTCTATTTACGGAGAAGGTAATTTTGTTACTTATAATTTTAATATTAATACCGCTAATACAGGTAATATTTTAATTGATGTAAATAATTTGACAATAGTAACAACAATGCAATTTGTAGGGTCTTTTAATGCTAATGTTACTATTAGAGCAAATAAAATAATTCAAAATGGTATTATTTATTACGAAAACTCAGGACATTGGGCGGGAGCTACTTCACCAACAAACTTATCTATTTCGGCACAAATTGTAGAATGTAATACTATTTTATTTGTTATATACCCTGCATATTTGAATTTAAATATAAATGTTGGTCTTTATAATCAATCGAATACAGTAGTACCTGCAATATGGAATTATGGTGGTACACCTACTTATAAAGTTACATCTTATATTAATGTACAGAGATTATTCATAGATAGGTCAATGGGATATTCAACTGCATTATTTAATTTTATTGCAGGAAACAATAATTGCAACACGTTTATAACAGGTGAGTATAATTATATAGGTCGTGGTGTAGAAGGTGATAGAAATCATTTAATTGTTTCAGACGGTGGATGCCAACAAAATATATTCTTTAATGGTGTTGCAAACATAACAAATGGTGCTTTCTTTTTAGATTTAAATGGAGTTGGTAAATTAGTTGTTGATGGAAAAGTGTATGTTGATAATCCTGCAATGGCATCTAAATATTTTACTTTTTCAACTTACTTTGTTTCATCTTCAAAAGTTCAAATAAATGCAGATACAATAATAAGTGATGCTTTTAATTACTTATTGCAAATGGGTGATTATAGTGGTTCATCTAATGTATCTCAGGTAGATATTAATAGCTGTCAATTAGTTAATAAAAGTGGTGTAGGTACAGAAGCACCCACAATAGGTAAGGCTTATAATGCTTTTGGTGGTTCTACTCCTAATTGGGGAAAATTAAGATTAAATACAGCTAAAATTATAAATAATGCTACTTCAATACAGGGCGGAAGTCCTAATGAACCTGTTGAAGCTTATTTTGCATTTACAAATACACCTACTGTTGATATATCAAATACGATAACTTTAATTAATTTAGGTATATATACAGAAGCAACAATAACAAGTAATGAGTTTTAATAAATAACATAAAAAATAAATAAAATGATAATTAATTTCACAGAAGTAAAGGTTAAACAAGCACCAACTGGTAACTTAAATTTAAGTATAGGGTTAACTGAAGCTGACCCAACAATGAATACTCCAACATCAATGAAGCAGGTAGATATTGATACCTCAACATTTACTCCAACAGAGTTACAATGTATGAATGATTTTATAACATTATTAAAGTCTAAATTACCATAATATGTTTAACGGATTAACCATAAAACACTTTTATATATTAGTAATAGCATTAATATATATTACATTCTTATTAGTTTTTCATTTTAAAATTAAGAATGACCCTGAATTAAAGTCTTTTTTCTTAGATTCTTTAAGAGAAAATGGTAAACCAAGTGGTAAAAGTTTGACAGGAATGTTTTTAATTCAGTTAATTGGTTTTGCAACGATAGTTGCTATAATATATGCACCTGACCATCTTTTACCTGAATATTTTTTAATATCATTACTGACTTTTATTGGCGGTTTATACGGTATGAAGGTAGCATCAAAGTATATTAATAATGGTGATACATCAAGTAGTAATCAATCTTTTAGTCAAACTATACCAACAAATAATAATACTATTAATAACGTAAATTCAGTAAATAGCGATAGTAATAAAGATAAAACACAAACCAATAATAATCAAAACAACAATAACAGTCAAATAATCAATAATGATGATATTGGCTAATAAAAATAATATTAATTATGTTACAAAGAAAAGACGGAATATATATATTAATAATCGCAGTTATTGTGGTTATATTTATTTTTAGGGAAGGTTGTAGTAGGCGTAATAATGATAAGCTTATATCAGATATTCAAAACTATAAGACAGAGGCTCAAACGTACAAAACAAAATTAGGTTTAGAGGTAAGTACAAATAAAGCTTTGATTTTGGAAACACAAGACCAAATGAAAACATTGTTAGCTTCAAATGATACTCTAAAAGAATGGATTTCTAAATTTAAGAATATAAAGGGCGGAGTTGTTATTAAGGAAAATACAATTATAAAAGAAGTTGCAGTTCCTTTTGATAAAATTATTCCTTGTGATTTTAAGCCATTTAAATCAAATAAGATTGACAAATACTTTCAATTTTATTCAACTATTGCTAATACGGGTTTAACTATTGATAGCCTTAAAATACCAAATGAATCTCGTATAGTTATTGGTGAGCGTAAAGATGGTGTTTTTAAGCCAAAGAAAATGGTTGTTGATGTCGTTAATAGTAATCCATATATTCAAACATCAAACATAAGCGGGTTCGTTTATGAGCCTAAAAAGAAGTTTTACGAAAAGACTTGGTTTCATTTATTGTGTGGTGCAACCGCAGGTGCTATTGGAACTCAATATTTGAATAATCAGATAAATAAATAAATAAATATTTTGTTGAATTATTTTAAAATATTTATTATAATAATATTAATTTGCTTTTTTACTTTTTGTGATACACATAAAAAAACAAATAAAAGCAAATATGATATATCTTATTCAGTAATTAATGACACTTTAAATAAAAGTAATTTAAAATTAATTGAACATTATTTGAGTTTAGAAAAGAATTTAAAACCTAAAAACAAAGATGTTACACTTGTTTCAAGTATAGAATATTATCCTGTTGATAAACTTAAAATAATCGAAATAAATAAAGGTAAGGTAATAAAACAAACTAATGGTTATTATGACGGAAGGATAGTTTATAAAATTCCTGATGTCATGAAGATTAGGAGTACATATAAGGTTCTTGTAAGAATTGCTAAGTCAAAAGCCACAGTAAGTTTATATGATAGTTTATCAGGTAATGTAATAACAAGTAGAATACCTGTAACAGAAACAATGGAAGTAAAGTTGATTGATGTTTCTCCAAAAGATAATAAAAACTTTGATATTGTTGAATTAAATAATGCTGTTCAATTAGTTGAGAATGGTGATACATATACAGAATGGAGTTGGGGTGTAACACCAATAAAATTAGGAAACTCAAATCTTAAAATAGTTGTATCTGTTATTAAAAATGATAATAAGAAAGATATTGTTTATGAAGATACAGTAATGGTTGAAAAGGATATTTTAGTTCAAATAATATTCTTTTTTAAAAAGTATTGGCAAGTATTATTAACTTCAATAGTAATTCCATTAGTTGTTTGGATATACAAAAAAAGAAGTAAAAAGAAAAATAATAATGAAGATGATAAAAATAATGAAGAAGATTAATAAAAAAACAATATCAAATTTTATTTTATTTATAGTGTGTATTTCATTACCATTATGTTTCGCATATTCATTTACAGTTAAAAAAAATAACTATCAAAATACCTGTGATTGTGATTATAGATGTAATGTTAAGAGTCTTTCAGATTTAGAGTCTAAAAAAATAAATTGGACAGCAAAAAATACAACTATAAAAGCATTAAAAAATTTAACTCAGCAATATCCTATTGATAATAAAAAGTTTGATAAAAAAGTAAGATTCGGATATGAGTTTAATGTTTATCAATTTAACTGCATCATAAATAACATAATGAAAAACAGTAATGGAGAATATGTTTTAGTTATGGTTGATGTAAAGGATACTACAAATAAGATTATTGGTAAAGTTCCTAATCCTGATTGTGATTACGTTATTAAAAGTTCTTTTGTAAAGTCGTTTAAAAGTATTAGGAATGATTTGGATGCTTTAAATAATGATAATATTAAAAATTCTAATTATACAGTAACAGGAGTTTATTTTTATGATGAATCTTTTGGTATTCAAATTTATCCAATAATGGATGTAATAAAGTCATTCAGTAAATATTAATACTTAATATCATTAATTTTTTTTGCATCTTCAATAACATCTTTAATATGTTTCGCCTCTCTTATTAGTCTAATAAAATAATATTTTACTGTAAGTTTTTTACATCTTGTAACAACTAAATCATGTTCTTTTTTACCCAATTCATCTAATTTAAGATTATCATAAATTGTTTTTAAATCAATTCTTTGACCATAATTCCTTCCATTTTTAGGATGATATTCATTCTTTAATTCTTTAACAGCTTTATCCCAAATCTTACCTTGTTGTTCTTCTGTAAGATTTATCAATTTTAATCTCTTTAATAAATTATATAGTTTATTATTGAAATCATAATAATCGTATTTGTTAGTTGATTTAAATTCTTCAAACTTCTTGTAAATATATTCTAACCAATTATTATGTCTTTCAATTTTTTCTTCCTCAGTTAATTCTTTAGGAGCATCTAACTGTAATGGTTTTACGAATTGAAGCTTTTGCATACAGTCATGTTTTGTTTCCTCTGAGTATTGAGTAAGCCACAAATTTACAGTTGAAATACTCATTTGTAGTGTAGGATTTAATACACCATTCATCATTATACCATATTTTTTTCTTGCACCCCTGTTAAAAGCTATTCTAACATCTTCAATAGTTAAATTTGGGAATGTTTTAATTTCCTCAATAGCTATTGGTATAAATAATTTTTGCTCATTTTTTGTCATTGAGTTTTCGGTAATACCCATAGTCCAAATAGCTAAACCAATAATATCAACTAAAGCATTATAATGTTCCGAGTTAGGTTTACCAACATCACCTTTAGTTATATCTAAAACTCTTATTTTAGGGAAATTAAGAGTAGCTAATATAACTTGCTTCTCTAAATCATTAAGTATGTCAGATTTGTGTATGTCCGTATCTTTTAATTCAGGATAATATAATAATGGTTCATTTCTTACAACCATTAATGAGTTTGTTGTGGAGTTTTCTACCTTCTGTAATTGATTATTATTAATTTCTGTACCCATATAATATTTATGAAAAAACTTTATTTATTATTATAACTTTTTATTGCAATCACCATTACATAATCCCGTTTGGTAATATCTACGATACATAATATATGCAACATCTTCCTGTTTAACTTTTGCACGGGGTTCAAATGTTTTACCACACTCACCGTAAAAAACACCCGCTTGTGGAGAAACGTGCTTTACTACTGTACCATCTTTTAACTTTATGTCGCACTCATGCTTCTCGTATCTTGTGAATGGAATCCATTCGTTGTATATTAAATTTCTACTCATGTTATTTTAGTTAAAATATATTACACATTTTGTTTTAATTCATCAACAACACTTAATGTAGTTTCTGTTCTACTTGTTTTTTTAGTATCATTATTATTTGAATTAAAATTAATTCTGTTATTACTAAATTTAACCTTATTTCTTATTGCTTTTCTTACTGCTGATTGCCAATCAACCATAGGTTTGTTTTTACCGACAGTCCAACCACAACTAACATAATGGTCGTATATATCTTGTATATCAGTTAAAAGAGCGTTAGGTTCTTCAGATAAATAGTATTCTTTAAGTTCTTCAAATGTAGGTTCTAAAAATGTTTTTGACTTTTTAATTGTTCTGTCTTTATTTTTTTTAATATCATTTTGGTCTATTACATGGTTATTTAATATATCTAAAATTTCAACAGCATTATCGAATTTTTCAATATTACTCTTTAGTTTAGTTATAATCCAATCATGTTCCTCATTACCTTTTATTAGTGGTAATTTTTTCTGATGCTTTAAAAAATCTTTTATAAATAATTTCTTTTTCTTATCACTTAATAATGCAGGTTTCAACTCTTTCAAACTATCTATAATTGAAAGTTTATCCATTTTTAATTGTGCTGACCAAATGGAATAGTTTAAATCAATACTTCCTATTTCATCACAACAATCGTATAAATAAGATAGTAATATTTTTGCGTTTGGACTTAAATCAACGAACCAACTATCCTTCCACCTATTTGTTTCTACTAATCTTTTCATTACTTTATAAATACTTAAAATTACTCCAACCACCCGTATTTTTTTGTCTACCTTTTAAACAAGCTGTTATGTTTACAGGATTAAGACCGAATTTGTTTTTCAACTCTATTGCTCCTTTAAACTCCATTAATATACCATCAGGACTTATTGCAGATATAGGTACAATACCCTTACCAATAATTGATTTAAACCTTTTAATAATATGCTCACGGCTCTGCTTTCTACCTTTCATAGAAAGGCTTCTCTTTATTTTTGAAGATTCACTACTTTTTATACCTTTTTTCTTTTCACTTAATCTTAACCTTTGTTCATCACTCCATTTTTTTCCGTAATTAGGGTTTTTCTCACCTTTATTAGTACCTATCTTTGATTTCCTTATATTTATTTTACCTTGTTCACTTTTTGGTTTCCTCATAATATTTTTAGTTTCTTCAGTATGTTTTCTACCATAAAAACCATTTTTTTCTCCTTTATTTGATTCACGCTGTTTTTCCCTCGTTATTTCTGAAACTTCATAACTATCCCCACCCGTTGTTAGATTTAAACCATTTTTATTATTTCCAACAAAAGAATTATATTTTAAAATGTAATGCTTTTCTAATATATTCAAATCGGCTCTTATTTGTTTCTTGTCTAAGTTTTCACAATCAACTATATGAATTATTTCAAATTTATGCTCATTATAACCGTGCTTAACTAATGAATTGTATAAAAGTTTTTGGTCTTTACATCTACTTATCCTATAATATCTATGAAATCTATCTTTAATATTAATTGATTGACCAATATAAATCTTACCTGTTGGTGATGTTATTTTATATATACCTGATATAATATTTTTATCAATCATATTAATTACAAAATATTTGACTGTCTAAAATTCCATGAGCTTTATACGCTTCATTAAAAGGAATAATTTCATATACTCTATTTACTTTACCATACATTCTAATATCCAACTTGGTTATTTTGTCAACCATATCTTCCGCAGTTTGCTTATCCATCAAAACCAAACAACCAACCATTTTAGATTTAATAAATAATCCATTATTATCATTAACATGAATGTATTGATTAGTAGATTTAATTCTAATTACACAGCTTTCTTCGGGTATTTCACTATGAGTATATTTTGATAAATTCATAAATAACAATCGTTTTCACTTACAAATACTTTTTCTTTTTTACAAAATTTACACTTACAATATTCCTTCATTACAAAAACTGTATATGTTGTTTCTGTTGTTTTCCAATTATGTAAGCCAATAAAACAGAATAAACGCATGAATCGTACAAAATTGATGTATATGCGTTTATTAATGCCCACTTATATAAAGTTAAAAATTAATATTCATTTTTACACTTACGTTTATTTATTTTTCGTGTAGATTTATTAGCTAATCTCTTTCCGTATGGTTTAAGGTGCTTTTTCCACTCTTTTGCTTTATCAGATGTTGGATATTTCTTTTTCATTATATAATTGTTAAAAATCTATTTTTAATTGATTTTTTATTATTTTTTCCTGTTTTTGTCTTTCATCATAAAGTTTACCCCTTAATTCAATATTATCTTCCTGTAATTTTCTCCTTGAACGAGTTATACTTTCAGGTGGAGAAAGTCTACCATTTAACAAAAGATGTTTAAATTCAATATAATTATTAAATTCATCAATTTTTTTTGTTTCAATTTTAAATTGTTTTTCCCAAACATTTAATATTAAAATGTTATCATCATCTCTTGATTCTAAATTTGTTTTTAAAATTTCTAATACTATTGGTTTTACTTTTAATATTTTATCTAAAAAATTTTCCATTATAATCTATTTTAATATTTGGTTACTCTTTATTTTAAGTGCCTTTTTAAGCTCAAAATAGTCCTTAAAATAATCTTCAATAACATTTATAGCTTCATTTGCTCCAAAACAACAAACAGCCTTAAAACCGAATTTATTGAGTTTTTCAAGTACATCTGCCTGTTCGTCGCTTAATTTTCCAACATATTTAACAGTTTTACCCTCTTTTTTACCTTTTTTTACAACCCTTTCATGTTCAGGTGCTTTTAACTCAATACAAAGCCCGTTATATATTGCTTCTCTTGAGCTATAAGAAGGGTATTTAGGGTGTAGGAACACAAAATCGGGTATTCCTTTCATAATACCCATAATACTTGCCTTATAGCGTTCAAAAGACGATTTCTTTGATTCATTAGGTGTGTGAAAAGCAATTACTTCGGGTAATTTATCTTTAATATAATTAACCACCATAATATGTTCTTTATCCTCAACAGACAGGTACTTATAGAAGGGATTAGTCATATTTATATTTTATTTTTTGATTTTAATTCAAAAAGATGAAGTGCAAGTCCACCTCTATGAATACATTCTCCAATATCATAATCAAAATGATTTTGAACTAATGGCATAACTTTATAATCTATGTATATTCCATCCTGTATTTTAAATTCATCAACCACCATTAGCTCACATAATTCTCTATAAATACGAGTTATTTTTTCACTCGGATAAACAACATCAATACCGTTTTTATGCCTATATGGAAAACAATAAGTTCCATATTTTATAATTTCTTTAGCCAAACTTGGTTTAATACCGCCTAAATAAAACTCAACGGCAGTTATTATTTCGTTAGCCAACCTTTCTACTTTCTTGTTACTAATAGAATTATCATCATTCTTTTTCATAGATATTAATTTAATTAATTGTTATTAATCATCATCACCTACAACCAACTCTAATTTACCTACAAAAAAATCTCCACAATGTTTTTTGAATGGTATTTTATTTTCATTAAATGTTTTTTCTAAATCACATTGGCATAAACAACAATCCATTTCAATAGAATTATAATGTATTTGTTTATAGGGCATAAATCCAAAGTGTTCCAAAAACTGTCTTGGACTTTCAATTTCCTTTTCACCTTTATTAATATAAATTGTTTGACACATAATTATAATTAAAATAAACTTGTTTGCTCGTTATTTTTGTTATTATCTTTTTTGTTATTCTTCTTTTCAGAAGTTTCTTTTTTGGAATCCACTTTTTCTTCTTGTTTAATATCTACTTTTTTTTCAGGTTTAGGATAAATAGGATGTTCCTGTTTTTCATTAAGGAAATTATTATTTTCTTCTATCGGCATTTCTTCTTCTCTTTTAATAACAACATTATCTTTAGTTTTAATAATCTTATTCTCAACCACAACATCTCCATTTTGTTCGATATTTTCATCATTAATTAATTTAGTTTCAGTTTGTTTCCTGTAATTAAATAACATATTATTATATTCAGCCTCCCTTTTTTTCTGTTTCTGATATTCTGAATATCTATCATAGCATTTTTTATCGAAATACTTATAATAATGAGTATCGCTTGGTGGTACTTCAATAATAGGCATACCATACATTACACGCCAATAATTATTAGCAACAAGGCATTTTCTATCATATTCACATAAAGCATAATATTCAGGATATTTATCCATCTCAATCTCCAAAGCAGTACGTCTTTTCTTTTTTACAGGTTCTTTACCTGAATTAGATTCATTCGATTGATTTAAAAAGTCGTTATTTATTGGTAAACTGCTCATTAGTATAAATCCTCAGAATATAATTCTTTTGATGAATAATTAAGTTTATCTATTTGTCCTGATGCCAATGCAATCCTAGCACCTTCTTCCCTATCAACAAACCTATTAAAGTTAGTTAAAAATCCTTGAATATATTCACCTACTTCAATAGTAACACTCCTTTTTCCTGTTATAGCTATCATTGAATACATACAATGAGGATGGCGATAACCGCAAAAAACTAAACCTCTATCAACATTTATTGGATAAATAAATGATTTTGGAATATTGTTTTTAACCAAAGGTAAATCCTTATACCAAATAGCAGAACAAACAACTATTTCAACCTTATTTTCCCTCATTATTATTCATTTTATTATAATAAAATTTAACACTCAAAAATAAAATTTATCAAAAGGCATCCTAAAATAATCGTAGTTAAAGTCTTTTCCGTTTGGTTCAAAATACTTACATATCTGTTTTACAACTTTTACGCTCAATGGGTAACTTCTATATCCATCACTTTCTTTTCTGATTAAAATGTAACTACCCCATCCCCCCATATATTTACAGGCAAAAACCGTGTTCTCGTCAATTTCAATTTCTTTTGTAGGCTTCCATTGTAAAACAGCTTTTCTTTCAACCAAACTGAAAGTTATTATTTGAGTATTTCTAATCTTTATCATAATTAACTCAAATCATTATTAATAGGTGCTTCATCTACATTTAAATCCTTGAAATACTTATCACCAAAATCAATCTCTTGTTGATTTTCATCAACTATTCCATTATCAATACTTTTAACTGAATTATATCCATTTTTTATTGAATCAAATTTTTTAATGTATTCAGTTTCTTTGTTAAATATTAAGTTTCTTATACTTGCTTTATCATACTTAATTTCTTCAGGTATATCTATTTTCTCAATTACTTCAAAAGTCCAAACAGTAATAGGAAAATTCATAATAGCATCATGAAATTTTACATCTTTAGGCTGATAAAAGTGCTGATACCATCTAAAAGTAAATGCCTGTTTAGTTTGACCTATATAGCACATACCCGTTTCCTTATTTGTTATTTTATAAATAACATAATCATGAATAGCTTTTTGCTCAAGGAAATCGGTTAATGGTAGTCGGTTTTTTTCACGTTCCTTATCTGCACATTCTGAACAACAGAAATCACGACCACCATCATTCCTTCCACCCGATTGATATTTTTCAATTAATTTAAAAGGAGATTTACAGGTTTTACATTCAACTGTTTCAAATAATTTTTTTGTCCAAGTATCATCTTCTTTAATTTCCTTTATACTTAATAAAAACTCATTTGAATCAAGGTCTTTAGCTAATACTCTCAAAGGAAATTTTCTACCATACATTTCCTCAATAATCAATTTAGCTTCTTTTGAATTTTTTGCTTCAACCTTATCCTGCCAAATAGGAGGAAATGACCAATTAGAAAAAGAATAATCATCTTTTCCTGTTTTACCTTTTATTTGAAAATAAAATTCAGGCATATTTATTATTTTATTATTTAATATCTTTTATTTGTCCAATGTATTATTTTACCTTTAAAATTCTTTTTATGCCAACCTTCCCATTCAAAGAAATCTTTTCTGTTATCAAAACCATCATTTTTTACAAGTTCATCAATAATTTCTGTTTCGGTAGTAACATCATTACCATCAATAAAAACTTGAACACCCCAACTTTCACTAACTAATCCTTTATTATGATTATGCCATTTAAATTCAATTATTTGTGTAGATACACATTCTCCTATTTTAAAACACTTATATTTTTTTGTTCTTACACCTGTTGCAAAATGTATTTTAGTACCTATTTGCCAACGATTATTTTTATCTTCTCTTATGGTGTGTATTTTTATACCATCTAAAATTTTATTTTCAAAATTAGTTGGACTACCATTACTAAATTCTGTTTTACATCCTAAATTCATATTAATTTATTTTTGTCTATTATGATGATAATCATTAAAAAATTCCCTTTTACCTTGCTCAACATCCCATAAGTATTCTATTTTGTCCCAAAAGACATATAATCCAAGTAATAATATACTAACAACTATTAAAGTAAATAGATTTTCTCTTATAAAGTTGTATATAAAATAAAAATCTATCATAACTATTTGGTTTTTGATTTTGAAGTCCTAATTGGTATTTTAACAGGTACACTTTCCTCTGCATTTTTTTCAGCGTTCTCCATATACAATTTAACTGCTAAAGCATTAAGTTTAGCAATATCTTTTAAATCGTAATTTCGGCTTCCTGAAAGATAGCTATTTAATGATTTTTTATCTATTGCCATCTCATTACAAAATCTTTCATCAGTCAAATTATATACCTTGATAATATTTCTCATACTACTTGCCATCTCAATACATTTTTCTAAATAGATAAATTCAGCTTCATTAATACTGTTCAAAAAAGTATTAATCTTACCAATACTTATTGAAATATCTACTTTCTTTTTTACTTTTGGCTTTTTCTTATTCATAGTTTTATTATTTGGTATTTTGTATGATTTTAAAGCATATTGGGTTACAGATGGTAGTTCATCATACTGTTTACCCATATTATTATTAGCGAATATGCTATCAACACCCCTTATTTTAAAAAAATACATTCTCTCTTTTAAACTCATTGAGTTCCATTTATCTCTCGGTGATAAGTTATTTTGTTTTTTTGTTTCCATATACTTTATTTGTATAATTCATTATTAAAATCAATAATATGTTTTGATGGTACTAATATTGCTAATTTAATTTTTGGAGAATAAAGCCCTAAAAGTGTAAATATTGAATTACCTCTTAATAAGATAAAATCTTGAATAATACAACTATAATTATCAAGCATATTTTCTAATGTTTTTCTGTTAATATCATTAATAATAACATTAATTAAAACATATTCAATTTCATTTATATTATATACCATTTTTTAAATTATTTTATGTTTAGTTATGTGTAGCAACGGGATTCTTTACCCGCATTTGGTATTTAGCCTTACTTGATATTACCTTTTATTTACTACCCGCCACCTCTGATTATGGTGGCTTATATATTTACCTTTTATAGCAGGTCGAAGGGTTCAATAACGCTCACTTTCACCACGCAACCAATACAATGAATAAATGTCGTACACCAAATATTCTTATATTTTGCCTTTTTACTTTGTACTCAGCCACGCCACACAAAACATTAATTATTTAGACTGTTTTTTTTCAATCTCTTTTATTTCGTAATCCAAATAAAAAAGTGCTTTTTTTAAATCTTCAATATGTTTAGTAGGGTCTTTCTTTCCTGCTCTTGATATGTATTTTACCGTATTACCAAGATTGAAGCCAAGTTCCCAAGCCATTATCACTTTTATAGCTTCATAATTATTATCAGCACCACCGTAATGAGATGGATGATTTACCTGTTCTTTGTTTTCTGTTTCCATATTTTATTTTTAAATTATAATTCTTTAGGTGCTAACATATCTACCTTAATTTCTTCATCAGATGTATATCCATCTAATTTGAAATGACTTATTTTAAAATCATTCAGAATAACATCAATATCTTTTTCTAACATATCAATACAAGTAGTATTTACAAGCTCACAATTCGGGTGAGTGTCGGGATTACGCTTTAATAATTCTTTTACAGCTTCATATTGATTATCGTAAAAATGAACACATTTAAGATTTCCTTCAATAGCCAATGGCTTAAATCCTGTAATGTAACCGATTATTTTAGCTAACAATGCGTATGATGCAATATTGAATGGAAGCCCCAAAAATGTGTCCACGCTACGCTGTACCCATTGAAGTTCAAAACCAAAAGTACCATCCTCTAAAGGCACACCTATCACCTGAAACTCAGAATGGCACGGTGGTAAAGCTGTCATATCAACTTCAGATGGATTCCAAGCATTTACTTTCAAACGACTTGACATAATATCCTTACGCATATCATCAATAAGGTTTTTAATTTGGTCAGTCTTACCATTAAAATTACGCCATTGAACAGAATAATTCTGTCCAACACTACCGCATCCTAATTTGTAAAATTCTTCTTCTGATAAAACAACATCTGCTGTTTTTTTATGCCAATTATAGGCATCTTTGTTCCAAATCTTAATACCGTTTTCGTTTAAGAATTTAACATCATTATCACCTCTTAAAAACCAAAGTAATTCACCAACTATACCTTTCCAATATAGTTTTTTATTTGTAATAGCAGGGAATCCGTCTTTAAATTCATGACGGAATGTGTAGCTTGGTATTTGTAACCTTTTTACACTTCTCCTTTTATCCTCATACTCTTTACCTTCGTTGAGAATTTTCTTACATAGTTCTTGAAATTCATGGTCTATCTTTGCCATAGTTTTTGTTTTTTTATTGGTTTGTATTTGTTTTTATTTTAATTCATGTCTAATTCTTTCAACGAATCCATTTATTGATTGACAAAAAGGAATACACCCTTTTTTACGAGCCATAACATAACCATCCTCTATCGCCATTATTTTAATATAACTACCATCTCTTGTTTTTATTTTTTCTCCAACCTCAATTCTAAGGTGTATATCATTATTATTCCTGTCCATTATTATTACCAAATAAATCGTTATTATTATTGCTGTTATTATCTTTATTATCCTCTTTTTCTTTCTTTGTTTTTCTAACAACTTTTTTCTTAAAGTTTATTGTCCTGCCTGTTTGTTGTTTATTATCATCTTTAATATCAGTTAATCTCGGCATCTCCTTTATTCCAATAGGTGATTTATTATCAGTATTACTATATGATTTATCATCAAGTTTTTCATCCAATAATTTATTATCTTCAATATCAAATGAGCTTGATTGACTATTGTTTTGTAATATAGCAGGTGGATTATTTGTTTCAACTAAATCTTCTTTTTTAATACCTGCATACATAGAAGAACTTAATTCATTTCCTTTTTTATCAGTTACACTATTAATCTCAACTTTAAATGAATTAGGCTCATTTTTATTTTCTTCTTTATTTTCTAATACAATTACATTACCACCTGTATAACCTACCTTTTCATTTTCATTGTTTTCACCGAATGAAACTTCTTTATCATCTTTAAGGAAATCCTCATTATGTTTAATTTTTGATTTAACAGAAGTATTCTTTTTAGGAATAATATTTGTATCAGTTTTTGGTTGAGATTTAGGGTTTCCAAATTCAACTTCATCTAAATTTAAAGCAGGTGTATTTTTAATAGGTACTGTTATTTTTTTATCTGAATTATTATCAATAACAGTTTCAAAATCTTTATATACATTACCATCAACTTCTTTTTTGATATTCGTTTTTTCGTATTCAGCATCACCTTCATCATTAGGTACGGATAGTATTTTTGATGCCTTATGTATAGCCGTATTCCCTTTAGGTGCTATCAAAAATGCAGACTCAAGTGTAGTGTCGCCCTCATTAATAGCAGTAGCAATACCCCTCAAATCAAAAATATCATCCCTATCCAAATCATAAACCGTTTTCTTATTGAACAAATCCAATATGTTCTTTTCAGTAACTCCAAGATTAACAAAATACTCAACTGCATTTTTCCGTGTAGTTTCAAAATCTTTTGTTTCTCCTAAAACTATTTTCTTAATTTCAGTCTGTATCCTTGAAGTAATAGCCATAGGAACAACTTTAAATATAGCATTACGCAAAGCTATTGAGCTACAAGCGTTTGAGGAAATAACTACAAGGTCGTCAGAAAAAGGTCTACCATACTTATCAGTTATTCTACGTTTAACCTCTACGCTAAAAGCTACATTATTTTCCAAATCCCAACATATACCCTGTGCTGTTACAGTTTTACCATCATTTCCAACAATCCTTGATGATGCCCGTATATTACCATAACAGGCTGTAATAATCTCAGCAAGTCGTATGGATGCACCCCTAATAGTTTTGCCATCACGCTTTATAGAATAAAAGCAGTTCTCAGCCGTTTCTTTATCCTGTGTTGCAAGGAATAAAATATTTTCAAGAACTTTTTTCAAATTACGAGGATATTTTTTTGAGGTAGAAACTTGAGTGTCTATTGAAACACGAATATCTGCATCAAATATTTCAGATGATGGATTTATTAAAATACTCTTTTCAGTTATTTCGTTTTTTTCGTTACCTAATTCTTTTGCAAAGTCTGTCATTTTATTTTTTTGTTTTATAAAATTTTTTTAATGATTCACTTCTTTTTTTTCTTGACTCAATAGTCTGCTTTATTCCTTTATGAGATTCGCTCAGTTTCTTTCTTATTTCTTCACTAAACTTCTTACCTTTAAGAGCTTTACTAATATTCCTTAGATGTTCTTCTGTCTTTATTCTACCCTTTAATGATATACTTATTTTATTTTTTTGTTCTTCTGTTAATTTTTTACCCGTATTAATAATTCTTAATTTTTCTTTAGTTTCATCTTTCATAGGTAATCCTTTATTCCAAGCAACTTGTACGCCTTTTAGACCTTTATTCCAAGTTTTCCTACCTAATTGACTAATGGATATTAATATTCTTTGTCTTTTTGGTAATTTTTTACCTGTATTAATAATTCTTAATTTTTCTTTAGTTTCAGGGCTATGTTTACCCCTACTTCCTCCACATTCTCTTATATTTAATCCATTATGCTTATCCGTAACGTTAAATAATTTTCCATAATAAATCTCTTTCTCATTACACTCTTTCAAAGAAGAACATTCACAAATAATTTCAAATACATGATTCTTTACTCCATATTTCAAAAATGAATTAAATAGTTTATGTTGCTCATTACAATTATTTAAACATCTATAATCAGCCCATCTTTTATATATGTTTAGCGATTGTCCTATATACACCCTTCCATTAGGAGAGGTTATTTTGTATATTCCACATATCTTTTTATAAGCCATTTATTTTTAAATATAGCCTTCGCACAAGCAGGTTTGCGATAACATAAGCCTAATGAAAGGAATGTTCCTGCTTGATTGAAGGTTTATCTTAAATTATTTTATTTCTGATTTTTTCATTAAACTTTGTTATCGCATTACAAATATACGTTTTATTTTTTATATTAAAAATCACTATAAATTATATGATTATTTTGTGTTGTTTTTAATTATTGTTTGAACATTCCAACTTTTAAACCATAATCTTTTAAAAAGTAATTTACTTCATTCAATGTTGTCCTTCCGAAGTTTCTAACTGACATTAAATCAATTTCATCTAAAGAAACGACATCAAGTATTGTGTTTACATCTAAAGCATTGAAACAGTTTAATGCTCTTACTGATAAATCGCAATCAACCAACTTTTTATTAAGTATCTTATTATCAATACTCATTAAAATATTTAATCTCCTTGCTTCTTTTTCACTAATAGTATTGTTTTTTAAACTTTCCTGTTTTCTTCTCAACTTATCATAAAGAAAATCCGTTTTTACTTTAATCAGGTTGTATTCATGTTTAAGAGCATTATATTCGTTTGTTAATTCATCAATATTTTTTTCAATGTTATGATGATATTTCATTCTCCTTACGGCTTTATTGAATATCTGTTTAATTCGTTCATGTGTTAAATCATACTTCTCTGATAATTCATCGAATGTCATTTTATTTATTAAAACATTTTCTACTACCTCGTACTCCCTTGTTGTAAGGTATGATTTTGATTTTAATAGATATAATTCAATAAAAGTATTAAGGTTTGTAAAATACTCATGAGTTCCGTAGTTAATATTAAGATTAAATTGTTGTAATGCTTCCTGTTCAAATATAAATATCTTAGAACCCTTACCTTTTATGTTTGAAAATGAAGTAATAACCTTTTCATTAATAAGCCTTCTAAGAAAAGATTTAGCAACATCATACTTTTCAACAAAATCATCAATCCATATTGGATTTTCTTTTAATATTCTATCACACAAATTCTTGTCTTTTAAAATATTAAAGGAACTCCTTTCTTGTAATCCTAATTTATTTAATATTAGTTGTTTGCTATCCATTAATAATTAAATCAATTTTAATGCCTCAGTAATTCCCTTATTAAATGCTTCACTTCTATCTGAAATACATTTATTATCCAATGCTCTTAATTCATATAGTTTTTTACCAACCTTACGAATAAGGTGATTAAAACTTTTACCACCATCTTCTGAACAGGTATATATTTCTAAACTAATGCCTTTTTCGTATAACCAATCAATAGCTTGTTCGTAAGTTGGAGCAAGGCAAAAACCATTAATTTCAGATTGACAAATTACTCTTGTTATTTTTAGTTCTTTGGTATCTGAATAACCGCCTAAACATTCTTTATTAAAACCTTTTTCTTTTAGTTTTAATGCTAATTCGTATGGTAAAAATAGATGATTCATATTTTAAATGGTTTCGTTTTATTATCAAATTCTTTTATTTCTTCTTCAGTCATTTCTTTTTTTAATTCTCTTATTTCAGAAAATACTTTTTTTGTATATCCATCCCAACTCGGATGGTGGTTTTCTGCCATTTCAAATCCAACCTCATGTAACCAAATAAAATATAATGACCACGCCTTTTGAACCTTAGTTGGCTTTTTTATAGTTATTATTACTTCTTTTTTATTAAGCACTACTTTATAACCTTTTTATTCAAATCAATTATTTTGTAACATTTTTTTGCCATAGTATTAAGCTTAAACTCCGAATATCTTTCTCTTTCAATTCTATAATACATACTTCCATTATGAATAGTTGGTTTAAGTTCTTTAAAAGTTCTTAATCTGCCAATAGTATCAATGTAGCTTAACTGATATAGCTTACCCTCATTTGTTTTAACTATATTAGGTAATTCACTAAACATTTTTACTACTATTATTTCCATCTTTATTTACCAAAGACCTTTTTATTACTAATTTTAATTCAGTTTTTTTAGGTTTAGGTATTAATCTTTTATAAATTTTGTTTTTTTTACGTTTATCACATTCATCACAAACCAACCATAAATTCTCAATATCATTAGTACCGCCTTTTGATAAAGGTATTTTATGGTCTATTCTTCTTTTATGTGGTAGATGAAGTAAATTTTTTTTTGGTCTGCATAATTGACATTCGTAATTATCTCTTTCAAATATTTTTTTCCTAAACTCTTTTGTAAATTTCTTTCTTTTATGTTTTATTTTAATTTTATTCATTAATTTGTTTTTAAAAAACCATCATCCTCTTTTCTTCTCTTATAGTAGCCCAATATAATCTCATTTTTATGGCTCTTTTTTCTATTGTATCACGACTTTGTTTTATTCCTATATGTGATTCACTAAGTTTTTTTCTTAATTCTTCACTTGCTTTTTTACCGTAATTATGGTGATTTTTACCCTTAATAGAATTACTTTGTTTAATTTTAGATTCATCACTACGCTTAACTCCAATTTTTTTACTACTAATTCTTTTCTTAGTTATATCACTTAATGTTTTTCCATACGCAGGATTCTTATTACCAATCATTTTACCTTTCAAAGAATTACTTATCTTTAATTTAGTTTCTTCAGAATGTCCTTTTTTCTTTATCCAATGATTATCTCCACTTATTTTAGCCACTCTTTTTGCTATTGTTTCAGGCTTTTGTTTCACACCAATCTTTTTTTGTTTTCTTTCTAAAGTGTGTTTTTCTCCTTTATGAGATTCACTAAGTTTTTTCCTTGTTTCTTCAGAAGATACTCTACCTTTATTTGCCTTACTTATTTTATTTATATGTTCTTTTGATAGTTTCCTTCCTTTATGGAATTTACTTATTTTAATTCTTGTTTCTTTAGAAACAGTTCTACCTTTATTTTTTTCACTAATAATTCTTCTTGTTTCTTTGGTTAATTCCATTGAACCACCACCTCTTGTTAAATTCATACCGTATTTATCATTATCACCGTAAAAAGAGTTGAACTTTTTAATGTACTCTATCTCTAATTCATTTAATTTATTAATTATTTCCGACTTACTTAAATCAATTCTGTCAATAATGTGTACTATATCAAACTTGTGATTTTCAACACCATATTTAATTAATGAATTGTATATTTTATGCTGTTGCTTACATCTCAATTTTTTGTAACAGCTATAAATTCTATAATAAATATCTGTTGATAACCCAATATAAATAGACCCATTAGGAGATGTTATTTTGTATATACCTATAATTATAGGATGCGAAATAATAGTCCTACGACGACCTCTACAATCATCTATACATGGTAATGATAATATATCAATATTTAATGGTAATTCAATCATTTTGTTTGTCCATAATAAAAAACTGTAATAGGAGGAATAATAGCCTTGTATTCGCAACTATCTTTTAAAGGACACTCAGAACACTCAATAAGACTTGGTTTTGGTTTATATCCTTTTTCCTTGTAGTATAAAAGATTTTGAACACCCATATCAATAAATGATTCATGTTCAGTAAATGCACTTTCATCAACCCTAAAATCAATAATTCGTGCATCATTTTCATTTTTAGTAGAAAATAACATGAATATAAACGGTGGTTCTTCACCTGTTTTTAATAACTCAATGTATTTATAGTGTATAGGTTGCGTAACTAATTTAACTTTATGGTCTAATCCTTTAATATACCAAGAATAATCATTAAATTTTGATGATTGGTCTAATAATCCTGTCGTTTTTAAATCTATTATTAAAATCTGTCCTTTTTTAGCAACAAGTGTTTTTTTTCTATTTTGGTCAATGGTGTAAATATCTTTTGTTGCTCTTGCTCTAATATCTAAAGTTCCTGTAAGCCAAACCTCAAAACCAAATTTCTCAACACTATTCGGATATAAAACCTTAATATCTTCACCAACTCTAATTATTTCAAAACCGTAACTTTCAATACTTTTTTTGAAGTTAGCAACGTGCTTTTGAATTAAAGCGTAATCACCAAGTAATTTAGGATTTCCTTTTTCATCCTTACCACGAACCATATATTTTGGTTGTGGTATTGTGCCGTTTTTAGGAATACTACCCGTAGCTAAATACTCAAACCATGCACCAATATTTTGAACATCTGATGGTGGAAATAAATCAAATCTCCCATCAATATATTTAGCTTTGAATACTAAACCACATTCATCACCCTCTCTTAAATCAAGAAGTCCTTTTAATAATGATTGAGATATTTTCATTTTCCTAATATTAATATTTGTTTAGGTGCAAACTCCTTTACTTTATCTTTAATAGCACCAAATAATCCTAATTCATTTAATTTCTTTTTTGATAAATACAAAGTAGATTTTTGCCAAATACCGTTATTGTAAAATAATTTAACCTTTACTTTCATTTTAATCGTTTAATATTCTACATTCACCTTCTTTTAATCTTATAAAAGTTTTTTTTCCAAAATTATTATTCGGATAAGTATTTGTAACTTCTATTTCATATTCATCCCATACACTTTTAACTTTACAATTTCCGTGTGATTTCTTCTTTATTATCTTTTTTACATCATATATTTTCCAAAGAAAACAACCGAAAAACTCTTTTAAAAACTTTTGGTCTTTACTTGGTATTATTTGTATTCTCATTTACAATGAACTCTTTTAGCATTATCACAATACGGTCTTAAATTAACAATAACAATATTATCATTTGTTGGAACTGAACCAATAACTTCATATTCATAATTCTGCATAAACGGTTTTATGATACTACCTGACATCAATGAGTGTCCATCTTTACATTTATAAGTAGTATCAACCACTAAATTTGTTTGCATACCGTTTATTAAATAATGAATCTTCATAATATTAAGCATCTAAATGTAATCTCGTTCCAAGTACATTTACATACATTTTATATGTAACATCAAACGAAAATTCAACCTCAACCATACCCAATGATTTAAATGTATCAATACACTTATTTAATTTATCGTATGATACTTCACCTGAAGCAACCTCAAATGCGTTATCATCTTTCCAAGATGTTCTTCTTATTCTTACAGTATCTCTTTTTATAATTACTAAATTAGTAGCATCTAATGTTTCCATAATTACTTCTGTGTTTCGTGAATAAAATAAAGCTTATAATAACCCATTCCTTTTTCATCATCATACCCATTCTCAATCAAATCATGTCTGCCACTAATTGTAATATTAAAGTTATCATCAAGTTTGATATTGCTTTTCATGAATTTTAAATTTTTCTTAACTGATGTTTTTGATATTGTGAAATTATCAACAGGTTTACAGTTGTATGTGTTAAAGTATTCGTCTTGATGTTCCTCAAATGCTTTAACTAAATCAGCTTGATTATTAAGGACTAATGATTCAAATTCTTTCTTATTATAGCTTTCATTATCGTCAAAATATTTTATTGACTTATTCATAACCATCATCTTATCCTTCTTATCAACATTATTTTCCTGTGTCAATATTTCCTCACAAAATGCAATGCTTTGATTTATATAGTTTTGTGTATGTAAATAAGGACTATCCTTTAATTCCATATCCAAGAAATCCCTTGACCAATAAGTAGATGCTTCGCTTATTTTATTGCTATTGTCAATCATTACAGCAGTATAGCCGTTTTCTTTACCGATATTGAATATCAATACTCCTTTATCTAATTTAGTTGGGCTTAAACCTAATTCTGTTTCAATAGCAATAGAATGATTGTCAATATCAACCTTAATATAAGTTTCTTTTGATTCGGATTTAAATATGCCAATAGCATCACATAATTCTCCATCAGCAATAACATCTTTCATGTAAACGACATACATTTCACCGCCTCTAATCTTAGAGTGTACGCTTTGTCGGTATAAATGATGTGCGATTTGAATTGATTCTTCAAATAACTTTTCTTTATCTTTAAAAATATTCTCTACCGAATTTTTTACATCATAAATGAGTAAATCACTCTTTCGTCTGAAATGATAAAAAATATCATTCTTAAATCCTGAAAAAAGGAAATTGAAAAACACTTCTCTTACTATGGTATCTTTAAAGTGATATAGTTTTTCAGTTAGTACCAAATCCTCACCTAATCCGAAGTTTCCAACGTAGTGAGAAGCTAAATCCGACATATTTGCCCTTGAGAAATCAATCATATTATTTAGTTTTTTTTGTTTTAGTTTTATTGTACTTGGTTATTTTTTTAATAATCACTTCCCATACTTTATCTGAGTTTAACGACATCAAGGCTTCTTTAACATCATTGTCAAATAAATTATCCTCTCTTATTTTAATTAAAATACGGTGTAGGTCATTCCAATTATGACTCCATATATTGTATCTTTCGTGTGATAATTTGAATATAGGATAGGCTCTATGTTTTTTATCACTATTCCAACTTTTGTAATCACAAGTAACATCCCACTTTAATTTGAATCCAAGATATTCAGCAACTAATAAATGACCATTTTTACGATTACTATCAAGATAATCATACATGAATATAGGATTATCCCAACTACCTTTAGGACTTTTTTTATTAATTTCTTTCTCTGTTATGTATGCCATAATATATTAATATTCAAATAATTACAATTATTCGTATTTATCAATCTTGATTATTTAATTTTAACAACTTGATTTTATTTACAAAAATCATGTATAGAATAAAAATTTTTAATCAGTATAACAATTATTTATCTTTACTGTGTCTTACGTTGTAAGATAAATTGTCATTAGATTGATAATTTTTGGTTTGGAGAGGGTGGCGTGATTTCCACCCTCTTACTTTTTGTAAAAATTCCAAACCAAAATAATTTTAGTTCATTGCCATTTGAGTTTTTACAGATTTCATAACTGTCGGCTTATCCAAATCCTTAATTTTAGGTAGAATATCAATAGCACTTGTTTCCATTTCGTATGCTTCATCAGCATCTTTTGTTTCGTGTGCATAGAAAGTTAATGCCTGACTTACTCCCATAGCTGTAAAATCACCTCCACGCATAAAGAAGTCAAGAATACTCTTTTCTTTTTCTTCTGTTACATTTAAGAATTTACTTACGTTTTTAATGGTTTCAACAGGATGTTTTAATTCCTGCTCGGCATATTCCTGAAGTTCGCTTATCTTTTTAGCCAAATATTCCTCACTTGCAAACTTTTTAACCGCATCTTTAACTTGAGATTGGATTAACTCATAGTTTTTACGCTTTGTTTCTTCACTCCAATCAATATGGCTGTATTCTTCCATTTTAGAACCCAAGTGAACCTTACCAAAAGCATCGTTCTTAAATACCATACCATTAGCACATTTTAAAACAACTGCTCTTGGACTGATTGAAAACGACCCTTTACCTAATTCTGAATTTGCGATTACAAACCCCGTAATGATACCATCACCTACGTTACCACCACCTTTAGGGTTTTTATAGTTTTTAACGATTTGAGGGGCATTTATTTCAATTTCAGGGGAAATAAAACGGACATACATCCTTGATTCACTTAAATCACATCCATCATCATCAATTTTAAGGTTTAACCCACTATTTTTAACAGCTTCAAGTGTAGCGAAAAGAACATCAAAATTGTCAATAACATTGTATCGGTCAGAAAGTATTGCACGGGCATATCCCTCATTCTTTTCTTTATTTATAAATGTTCTTAAAAATACATTACCCTTCATGTTTTTTAACCAATAAGAAACATTTGTATCAATTAATGATGTATCTGATAATGATTGAATACGATTGTAATATACTTTAGGTATTTCAAGTTTTGTTGCCAAACCATCATGCAAAATTGGTAAACAACCCAAAATGAGTTTATTTGAATCCTCAGAAGTAACCCCTACTTCGTGTAATAGTTTTGAAAGACTGTCATTGTTGTTGTAGTTATTTACAACTAATTTACCGTTTTCCATAGAAATAAGATTTGCAGGAACTACAAAATCTTTCTTTTGCAAATTTTGGTCTTTCAACTCCGTTACCAATTCTGCGAGTGATGTGTGTCTTTTCATTTTTTATTTATTTTTAATTTATGATATGTAATTTTATTTAATTATTCCGCCCGTATATATTATTGTTTTTATTTCTTTTTAATTCCTCTGAAGTGGTATCTTGCAAATGTAGAATTAGAGTTTTTTTCCATTCTTGTTTCAATGATAAATCCACGCTTTTTTAAATTAAAAATAATTGCACTTAATCGGGTTGCTTTAAATTTATTGATTGCATCCCAACTTGTAATATTTTTGTTTTTGATTAAGTAGTCTGCTACTTTTTTAGTTTTTGTTTCAAAACTGTTGTCTGTTTTTTTTGCCATAGTTTTTGTTTTTTTAGTTGTTTATTTATTTTTTATCAGTATAAAGTGTTGCTAAAGCTAAATAAAGATTTGAGATAGCTATTCTATTATTAGCATCACTAACATCATCTGAAAATGTACCGCCAATCTTTTTTTCATATTCCTTTATTTTTGTTTCTATTTCATATACTAATTGACTTTTTTCCATTTTATTTATCTTTTAGTTGATTTAATATTTAGTTCTTTCTTAATGCTGTTTAATGCTTGTTTTAATAGTTCCACTTTTGCTAAATCATATTCAATTTTAGATTTACCAAAAAATACTGATTCCTGACATGGTTCACAAATAGTATATGTTCTTTTTTGATAATCTAAGTACGCAATAAGTGTAATTGTATCCTTGTTTGTGTTTGATACTCTGCGAGTATAGTGTATTTCACCGTTTATCTTTTTTATAACTCCCATATTTATATTTTAATTAAATTTTTAGCTAAACAGATTACAATTCTACGATTTGTAAACTCACTTGATTCCTTTTTTACTTTAACTGCATGATAATTTCTCCATTTAGTGAAACCAACTATATGACCAAAAAATATACCATTGAACCTACAACCTTTAGTTGTTTTTACATAATCTCCTTTTCTAAGATTTTTATGATTATTATCCAATACAATCTTAGATTGCATTTCATATTCATCTACAATTTTCTTAGCTTGTTTATATTCTTTAAGTGTAATCATTAATTTAACTTTATTGCGTTAATGTTAATAAGTGCATTTATTATTTTTATAGTTGGTATAGTTGTTATTGTATAAACAGAAGAACTTAATTTTATACTATAATCATTAAAAATAATCAAACTGTAACCCGTTGAATCACAAAAAACCTGCCTTGAACAATTATCATCAATATCATTGAATGTGTATTTTAGTTCATCATGAGCAAATTCAGGTATTGATAATATACTTATAAATATATTTTTCAAATCCTCTTTAGTAAAATCTCTGACCGATTTAATAATTTCAATAGCCATTCTTTTATTTATAATAATACTTAACTAAATCATCTAATCCTTTTATGAAAATTGTAGTAGCATTAGGTTTTAATTCATAATTAGGATTATCAACTTCTACTGATAAACCTTTATTTATTATTGCCTTTTTTAGAATGTCTTTTGGTATTTCAATACCGAAATAAATGTAATTATCAGGTATTAATCCAAATACGTTATTAAAAATATCACATACCTTATTGTTTATTACAGTAAATGTAAGTTCTGTGCATGAGTCATTATTTCTGTCGTAAAATAATCCATGAAATAACTTCAGTTTTTCATTCTTCTCACTATAAACAATTTTTACAGATGAAACAAATCTCAAAATAAAACTAGGAGTTTTTTCTATCGGACTATTTATCCTTTTTATTGCCTTTTTTATCAAAAGCCTTTCATCATCTTTTAATTCCGTAGAATTAAATTTATTGAATAAAATACCATGTTTATTAAGCAACATGAATGGATAATGAACTCCAATAATATTTTTAGTCTTTTCGTTAAACCCGTAAAGACCTTCCCAATGCTTACATTGGAATTTCATAAACTCTAAATCATCATGAAATGTCATACAGGCAAATCAATATTATCGTTAATAACTTCAAAACTTTTATTAATTTCCTTTGACATTGATTTTAATTGGTCAATAGAAAATTTATCTTTCTTAATCCTGTAACCCGATTTACTTCCAACTAAAATTAATGGAAGTTTTTTCAATCCGTATGATTTATTTCCTGAAACAGATGGTAGTCTATAAAGTTCTTTTTTACTCCAACCGTATGTAAATCCTTTATACTCAAAACCGTATTTAAATTCTATCGTCATTATTAATAAGTGTCAAAAATAAGTAAAAAAAGTATTAAATAAATAAGTTGTTTATAACTTTTAAGCTATTAGTTATCATCATCATCATCATCAAATCTCAAATAATCATCATCTTCAATATTGTCAATCCAATAATTCAATGAATCGGCTAAAATGTCGCTGTTATTAAACCTGTAACCATCGGCTTGTCGCCTGTATTCAAAAACATAATCAGCTATCGGCATCCCCGCACAATGTCCGTGAGGCATTACTGTAAATAATTTATTTAAATCAAGGTTTTTAAGCGAATTGAATAAACTTTGTATCATAATTAGTTCATCCAAGTCCCCATGATGGCTTATATCGTAAATTGCATTTAAAACAATGTAATAAGCACATTCCAAAGAGCTACCCTCTATGGCTAATCTTTTCTCAAATTTCGATAACTGAAGTTTTTCCCTAATGTCAATAATATCAATATAAATATTATATTTTCTCAACATCAATAAGTCTTGAGAAACAGAAAAGCCATGATAATTAACCTCTTTTGAATTGTAAATATGTTCTTTTTTAATTCCGATTTCGGTTAATACTTCTTCAAACAGTTCTTTATTTAATTTTTGTGATAAACTTTCGTTATTAATACGATGTTTTAAAAAAGCACCTGCATTACTCCTTTTATCTGAAGCAAAGGTTGAGAGAACATATTGCCCCGTATTATTATTTACAGCCTTCATTTGAATAATTTCGTTATCGGTAATAAAAGTATTATCCAATCCCGTAAACTCAAAATCTATTATTACATCAATCATAAATAATTTATACTTTTAAACTTTCCATACGAGTCCAATAATCTGATTCACTTTCATTAGCCCTTCTTATTCTTGGATTTACCCAATATTTATACACATAGGCTTTACCGTTGTATGGAACATAAATTGCATGATAAAATAACCCCTCATATTTAAGTTTCTTTTCAAACATAAGCATGATTTTCATCCAAAACGAAAATTCATTGTCTTTAACAACTAAAAGTGTTTGTTCTTTATTATCTGTTATGTTTGTCATTAAATAGGTGAAATCTTTTTAGGGTTATTATTACTCCAATATGTTACAATTTTAGCATAACAATCAACACAAATACTAAGGTCTTTTGAATAATCTCTGCTATCATGTTCTATTGAAGTTGTTGTGGTTACATCTTTTTTGCAACAACCACATTTTTGACTAAATCCTGATGCGTTACTCATACATAATCTATCATGATATGTATTAGCAATATCAATTATCTTGTTTGATATTAGTTTTTCATAATCTTGTATTATTTCATCTTCTGATTTACTCATTATTATATTCTTTCAATTATTTTATACTTTTTCAATATGAACTTAATATTAGCATTTTTAATTAAACGAATTAGTTTTGTTTGTTCGTACAACTCTAAATCTTTTTCATATTTAACCATATCATTTTGCCATTTTTTATAAGCATCATAATATTCTGTTTTTAAAAATAATGGTTGTCCTAAATAATTTTTTCCATTAGGTTCTTTAGGTGTAGGATAGTCTTTATGATTAGGTTCTATCGGTTTTTTTGGTTTTTCAAGCTTCTCCATTTTTTATCGTTGTTAAATTCACATTTAAATAAATATCTCAAACAATCGGGACATTGTATCTGTGAGTGTCCCATATTAACCTTTCTATCAGCCCAATCGTGAAAACCAATATATCCAAGTTTACTATTCATAGGCTTATGATATTTGCAATAAGGTTTAAAACGGCATAAAAATCTTTGATAATACTTAAAACCACCCGAACCAAAATTATTTGATACTTTGCCTTTATCAATAATGTATAAATGAGGTCGTTTTTTTAAAACATTATCTGACATATCAATATTCCTATTACCTCTTATAGTAATAACAAAATGCTTTTTTTTATGAATATATTTTGATTCTATTTTCATAATTATTTTTTCTTATTGGTAGTTTTCTTTTTAGAAACAGCATTTGTTTTTTTACCAAAGTTGCAGTCAATACATCCTTTACATTTACTTCCATCGGGAAATACTCTCCATCCACTACAAAGACTACCGCCTTTATTGTTACTTAATTTTTTTCTTCCCATGTTATTTATATTTTAATTAATTTATCATAAAAATTATATCCCTTCGCAATAAAATCAAACATCCCTTTTAAATCACTTGGTTGGTAGTGAATAAAAATCATTTCAGAACCCCATCTATCTCTATGTTTTAATGATATTTTACCACCATCTTCATCTTTATCCCAATCAATAAAAAAAGCAAAAGGAGTTATGTTTGTGTTTTTATTTGACTTATTTGTGTATTTAATACAGTTACCTAAATTAGAGTCAACGATACTTTTAAATATCTCAACCTCATAAGCACCACAGTCAATTAACATTCCTTCATGTCCTGCGTTTGATATAAATTCTTTTTTCATAAAATATTTTCATTAATTTAAATCCCAACAAACTTCGCTTAAAAACTTGTCATGAGTTTCTGCTTTTCTTAAAATTTGCCTTTTATGTTTATCACAAAGAACTTTATATGTTATTGGTTGGGATTTATCACCTTCTTTTTGTTCAACTAAATCATCGGGATTATGACCCCAAATTGTAGGTTGGTCGAAATGGTTTAACTTAGCCAATCTTATAAACTCATTATAATGTTCATCATCAATTTTACCCCTCAATGGAATTATTCTACCTACACAAGTGTACCAATATAGCTTCCTACCATCATAACAAACATAATAATAATCCATATTGTCTGAACCAATAGCAATAAGTCGCATTACTGTCCAATCATCTGTTATAACAAACTGTCCTTTAAGTTTGTCAAATTCTGCTAATATTAATTTTAAATTACTATCCATACTTTACATTAAAATATTATTAATTTCCTGAACGAAAATAGTACCCAATACACCTATAATAAAACCTAATATAGCACATAGTATTCCATACGCTCTAACATCATCCTTATTCCAATTAAAATCTTTATTCATTATATTTTTTCTCCTTTTGAATTGTAAACAACTTGTCTTACCTTATCGTTATCAACCCAACTACTTCTTCCATACCACAAAACAACGACATAATTATTTTTATAGTTTTTGTATATCTGTAAAGTATAACCTTCTTCTTCTTTAACAACACCAAATTCAGCCTCATAAATTTGTTTTATTATTTCTTCGTTTACTTCCATTTAATCATTTTTATCATCTTTTTAAGTTGACTATTAAAATCATTCTTTGTAATTTCTTTTAACCAACGTGATTCTTTAATTTTCCATCCCCAAGAACCAATAAAAGTACTGTATCTAATGTATGAAACACCTAAACAATACACCCTTCCTTTTTTTTCAGTAACTTTAGTTACTATTTGCAGAACATCACTATTATTATCTTTTACACGGAAATATCTTTCTCCCTGATGAATGTTTGAATATGAATAGTATTTTATATCGTTATTTTTACTCATTGTATTGATTTTGTTTTTCTGCATTTAGGATAATTCTTGCATCCCAAAAACTCTCTATTATCTTTTCCGTTCTTTCTTATTACCATAGGACTACCACAATCACATTTACCAAACCTAAACCTATGTTTTTCTCTATCAATCTCTCTTTGTTGCCTTTTAGAAATGCCATCTTTAAGTCCGTAAACATTTCCGTTTTGTTCAATTAACTTTAAACAGGCGAAACAATTAATATCATTAATGTATTCAGATACATCAGTATTACCCGTTTCTTTTTTTATATGTCCACAGGTTGAATTTGGAATATGAGTAAAATGTCTGCCATTATAAGGCATCCTGTTTTTAACATCAAACCAATATTCTGCTGTATCACTTAAACACATTATTTTTTTAATTTTTTACATATTAATAACCCTATTGATACACCACATAATATTAATACACCTGCTATTAATATACTTTCAAACATTAATTATTAATTTTAATTAATTTATAACATTGACTAATAACAAAAGCATCCCAAAGTGCATTATGTTTTTTATGACCTACCTCAATAGAACCTTTATCATAAAGATGTAGTACATCACCTGAGTATTTCAATAAATCTCCCGAAAATTCCTCTCTGTTAATATCAGGGTCAATTCCTTTGTCTTTAAATAAACTACAAATATCAAATGGAATATAATATATATTTTTAGGTATATTGAAGGCGTGTCCCCAAATATTACAAAACAGAACCCAATCATAAGCCAAGCAATCACTCCACATTTCAATTTTTTCAAATTGAGATAGCCATTTTTCTAATCTGTTTCTTACCATTGGTGTTTCACCTATACATTGGAATTGCGACATATCTTTATCAGCTAAAGTAAAAGATAGTCCATTACTAAAATCACGTTTCTCGCTTAACCAATTTTCCCAACCACCACATGATTTAGTTATTTTATCGGTAAATAATAAATTGTTAATCACATTATCTTTTATCCATTCATCAACCTGTGATTTATCATAATCGCAAAATTCAGCATAAAATGTTTTACCACATTCTGAAATTAAACCAATACTAATTAACGTAGTGTTTTTGTGTAACCCCGTAAACTCAGTATCAAAGAAAATCTTTGTTATTTTTTCCATATTACTTATTTAAAAATCCTTTTATAGCATCGTCAATATTTTGGTGGCTACTTTTTTTCCAATAGCTTTTAAAATCAATCAATAATTTCTTATTATAAGAATCATTAATTTTAGATGTTTGTTTTAAAACATCATCAGCAAAATCATCAGCTATCTTTTCTCTTTGTTTTTTTGGAATAGTAGGTAAATTATGTTTACCTATCATATAACCAATACCAAATAATACACCGTTTTTAATGTGTGTTTTCGCTTCCATCATTTGTATTTTTAATTTCCTCTAATTGAGTATCTTTAAAAAACGAAACAGTTCCGTTTGGGTTTAATCTTGCTAATACAGGATATAGAAAATACTGTTTATCGTAACATTTCTTATCATTTTTATCAATAACCTTATATTTTTTAGGTGTTACATTTGGAAAGAAGGCATTGTTTACATCGTTTTTATCAGGTTCATTCATTTTTGTCATATCAAACAATGTATATTTTTTTCTTTTTCTATATTTTATTAGTTCTTCAATCCAATAAAATTGAGAATATAAAATAAACATACCACCAATTATTCCAAAAAACACATTTAAATAAAATTGATTACCTGTATAAGCATAAGCTATTAATAAACCTGCCCAAATGGTAGCTATAAAAGAACCTACTATCTTTGATATAAGTTTACCTATTGTGTTAAACCAAACAAAAACACTTACCCAAAACGAAAGTCTTTTAAGTGTTTTATTTAAGCTATACATTAAATCATTAATATCATCCTTTTTCTTTTCCATATTTTTATTTTTTTACTCTTGGGTTTGATTCTATTATTGATGAAGCACTTTTGGCATAACCCATAAGCATTACAGCCTTATTAATTATTTTATCGTTATTAACATTACCGAATTGATAATCTTTAAAAGCCTTTTCAAAATCATTAGCATCTTCCAATAATGATTTAAGCCACTTTTCAGGAACTAAAACTAATTCTTGCTTATTACTATTTTCCATATTAAATATTAATCATCAAAATTACTATCATTATCAGCTTCACCCCAACCAACGTATTCAATAACATTTGGCTTTGTCATATCAATATTCAATTCTTTTAATTTTTGTGTGTATTTAACTTCTCTTTTTTGTTGCTTACATAATTGTTTATGGGCATTTTCTTCATCTTTAGCAATTATCAAAAGAGTATGAACGTAACATTCATTTTTGGCAATTATCGTCGCTTGAAATACTTTCATTATCTTTTTTAATGTATTTAATGTATTTTACCTTTTCACTTTCTGCTAATTCATCTTTTGTCATTTCGGATTTTAGTCTTGCTTTATCATTCTTATAATCCCAAACCCAAGTAACCTTTTTACCATATTCACCCTGAACAATCATAGAACCACAAATTTTCAATATTCGCTGTAATCCACCCATTAAATAATCTATTTTGAGTTAAAATGTTTTTTGAAATTTTCTATAAGTTTTTCATTAACATCAGAATTGTTTTTCTTAATCCATCTACGATTAACATCATATATAAAACGTCTGTTCTTCTTAAATTTTAAAGATGCTTTAGAAATACTAATTGATTTTTCTTTAGCCAAAACCATAATCTTTATGGATATTTCAATCTTTTTAATTTTTTTGGATGTTGTTAATTTTCCAAACATAATATTTATATTTAATTTTTAGTAATAGGCTCGTTATCAACAAGCAACTCATTTATTTTTTCAACCGAAATACCTAATTCAAATGCAATCAACTTAATAACTGACTTAGTTGCTTTTCCTTTATTCACAAACCTATTAATTGTATTTGTAGACAATGAAGTTCTTTCGGCTAAATCTTTTTGATTAATGCCGTTTTCCATCATCCAAATCTTAATCTTAGGTATTTTTTTAATTTCAGATTTCTTCTTAGAAGATTTCTTTTTAGGTGATTTTTTTTGTTTCTGTTTAGATTCTGTTTTTTCCATTTTTTTCTGTTTTCAATGATTTGTTGTGGTATAAGTAAAATGATTTTTCTATACCAATTAATGTTGCTTCTTTTCTTGAGAAATATTCACCCGATATTATAATATTATTGTCATAATAAATTCTGCAAGTCCATTCATTAGGTGAGTTTAACATGGGTAATATACCTAATTTAATATCCACACTATCCAAAAAATTTAATAACTCATTTGGATTATTGATTATATTATTCTTCTCACAAATTTTAATGAATTGTTCTAGGTTTATATAATCAGTATTTTCTCTTTCATAAAAACTAACTATTTGTTTATGGGTATCACCCATATCATAAAATATATTGCTTAATATTTTTATTATATCAGTATCCATATTAATCAATCCTAATTACGTTTGTAAAACAATATCTACCTCTCATTAATTCCTTCATAACTTCTTCATGATTACCTTTTAAACTATTAATCCATTCAATATTACTTGAATCCTTAACTGTAATACTTATAGCGACTTTCTTTATTGCATCCACTTCGTTTTTAGCAAGTACAGTATTTTTTATTGTGTAATCATCGGGATTATTACTAACAACATCAATTAAATGAGTTACCTCAAATTTATAAAGTTTTGGCTTATTAAATATCTGTGTTTGATAATATCCATTAGTATCCTTGAATGTTACACAAAATTTATTTACTAATTTATCATTCTTTAAAGAATTAAGCATTTGCTTTAAGTTTGTTTTATCAACACAGGTTACAATATGTCCTTCTAAATCATTCTCAAATACCTTAATAACATATCCCGTTCTACCTTCTTGTTCATCGTATTCAGGCTTCCAATCATCAGGATAATTACCATCCTCACATTTATTTTTTAATGTAATAGAATGGAAATAACCGCATACATCACAAAACTCAAATAATTCTTCTGTTTTGTAATGGTAATCAGACGACATATCTTTATTACCGCAACTACACTCTTTATATTCAATAACACTACCCATTTGTTGAATTTGATAATTTTCTTTTATGATTTAATACTTTATCTAAATGCTTCCAATTAACATTAAGGCATGATGAATCAGAAGTTTCATCATAAAACCTATTGCTTGTTTGTTCAATAAATAATTTTGTGTCTAAGAATTGAAATGCTTTTTTAAAACATATAAATTCAGCATACTCTCTCTTGTCAAAATCACTTTCAATTATATCATTACCATCAATGTTAATTATATATCTCCATTTCACATGAGCCTTATTATCTTTTTCGATATAATTAATATCGTATGGACTTATTGATATAAATATGTTATTTTTATCTAAAAATGAATAAATAATACCCCTTAATTCCGTGAACTTTATTCCTGTTATAATTTCTTTAATTTGTTCAGGAAGTAAATTGTCTTTAATTAAATTTAAATAGTTTTCATTTTTTAAATAATATTCAAAAAGATTGAAAGCTCTTTTAAATTTTGAAACATCATTTATCAAAACATTTGATTTTTGCATAGTAAAATTAATTAGTTTGTAGAAATTAGAATTGACCGTAGTTTCTGCAAATTTACTAATTAAACAATGTTTATCAAAAGGAAAAATATTAACAATGCGTAATTTCATTAAAAAAGATATTAACAGGTGTTTTTTATTTGTTGTGTTTTAAAATACCGTGTTTTAAGTATTCAAAATCATAATTATCAATCGTAACACTATCCTTAATAACAAACTTATTGAGTTTGCTATCATATTTAAGGAGATTCAATTCTTTAGCTCTTTGCTCTATGTCGCTTGGCATAATAATACTTGTGTAAACAAGGTATCCGATAATCTCACCAATTATTAATACAATAAAATACTTCATAATTAATTATTATTTTTTTTATCATTATCATCATTATCATGATATTGTATTGACTTCATAGCTGATTGATAATCTAATAAATTATCACTACTACCATATTTATTTTTTATTTTTTGTTTATCCCAAATTTCGTGTAAAACATCTTCATTAATAAAACCACTTGGGAAAAAACGGCAAAGATTATCCAAAGTCAATACTCTTTCATTACGTTTCTTTAGTAAATATTGAATATAAGTCAAATACATGACAGCCGTACCTGCATTTTTAGCAACTTGGCATAGTAAAATAATGACACGGGCATCTTCAATTTTGAAAGTAAAGCAGAACTGAACCCTTTTCTCAATTAATTCATATAAAAAGAATTTATCTTTTTTAGCTACATCTGATAAAGGCAATGACTTTTTCATCAAAAGTTCTAATAGTAAATCAGTAATATCTTTATCAAAATAATCCTTCGGTGCTTTATCCATTTCCTTACAGAAGTATTCTTCTACCGCATTTTCAACTTCTGTTATTTTATTGTCAAATCTTTCTTTTGTTTCCATAGTTATTTATTGTTTAAATGTTTTAACTACATTATCTTTATCAATAGCCTTGAAGCCCCTTTTATTAATTAAGTGTTGCATAAACCTATCATTCATTAATTCCGCTACCATCAAATTTTTATTATCTCTTTTACAACTATTCTCAAACCAATCAAAAACATCCTGTAAATGACCGTTTCCTTGTTCATGGTTGGTTATCCCTATTATGATATAATTATTCGCATCACAACTATAAATACCCGTGCAAGTACCAACTCTAAACCTAACGACATCAGGTGTATAAAATGGTGCTGTTTCAAAAGGTAAATTATTTGTGCTTCTAAACTCAATATCATTATTATTATGCTTGAGTTTATTAGACTTATCAATATTGTTTTTTATTGTTTGTTTTACAGAAGGCATATTATTTACATTATTTACCAACTAATCTTTTATTAACTTCTGAAACTTTAATTACATCATTTTCTAATAAAGCAATTAATAGTGTAGCTCTTGCCTGTGCTTCGTTATTAGCATATCTATCAAATTCGTTAGCAGTAGTTATAGTTTTACCGTCTTTAACATTATCCTTTGTGATAATGGTTGAAATCCATTTAATAGAATTTTTTACTTTAAATCTCCAACTTGGATAATATTCGGGTAACATAATACCTAATTCTGCTACTGTAAATGCAGAGTATGTTGATGTAAACACACCTCTTATAACTAATTCAGATATATTCTCCCACTCTTTACCTATATGATTTTTTCCATATACTACATTATAATCAGGAATTTTGTATTTTTTCTTTATTTCTTTTGTGTTTGGATTAGGAAAGTGATAAAATAAACTAAATTGCTTCACTCCTAATTCCTTTAGTTTTTTTGATTGCTCTAAAGAGCATACTTGATTTTCTAAAAGCATAATTAATATTCAATAGTTTTACATTCAGGTGATTCAAAAACAACATCTCCATTTGAAAGAGTATATGATGTTATTCCATTACTATTTTTACGCCTACTACCGCATTTATTACATAGTTTATCGTCTTTTCTCATAGAATAACCATCTTGTACCCAATAATGACCATTTTTAGGCTTACCTTTTAATTTTTTAGCAATATCCCTGTTTTTATCACCTCTTTTCATATTATTTCAAAAGACCTTTAGACTTTAATTTTTCAGCCATTTCACCATCTTTTTCTTCATTAATGCAAAGATTTTCATATTCTTTAAGCACATTAATAGGTAAATCTCTCCAATTAAATCCTGCTATTTCCATAGCCTGAACCATTAAGAATTTTCCAATAATATTAGTTTCTTTATATTTACTATCTATTGGATACAAACCTTCAATGTTTTGAATTGTTTTAATATGAGGAATAGTAAGATTATTTACTTTCTCATACATAGAAATAAACCTTACCAATTTATCAAAGCAATCAGGAAAGCTATTATCAGATTGACCATAGGTTCTACCATTTTCATATTCAATAACAATACTGAAAACTTTAGGAACAGGAACACCAAGTAGTATTGTATAATTTATATCAAATTTATGGCTCTTAGCACCAAGTTCTTTTACGAGTTCTTTTATTTTATTATCACAATCACGAAGTTTTTCTTCCATATTGCGATTATCTAATAATGCTGAATAATTTGTATTTTCAGATTCCATATTAATAATATTAGCAATGACATTCTTCTTTAGGGAACATATCTTCATCGAAATCACTACAATCCATAGTTATTTTTGTGTTGGCAATAACTAATCTTGCTACAAAAGAAATAAATTTATCTTGTAAAACCTTCTCAGTAAATGGTAACTCCAATGATACATTATCTCCAACATTTAATTTCATGGTTTTCTTATAATTATTTTTACTGTCGTATGGTAGAGATAGTATTTGGTATTTTTTAATTCCTTGTTTTTTAGATTCCCAATCAGAATGAAAACAAATTTCATAAGAATCATCATTGTGATAAAGGGTTATGTTTAGCCAATCATATTTGGTTTCTTCTTTTATTTCTACCGAGCAATCATCCATTTCTTTTATATCTAATTCATATATAAATGATTTTAGAATATCAGAAAATTTCATTTCTTTTTCCTCTCTTGTTAAAAACCTTTGAACTAAAGGAATGAATGATTTAGAAACTGCTGTATTTGCAATAATGTCAATTTCTTTAGTTAAAGAATCATTTATCAAAGCAATAATATCAGGTAATTCAATACCCGTACCTATTTTCATTTTTGATAATTCCTCATTAATAGATTTCATGAAAGGAGAATTATATCCTGTATAATATTCCTTAATGCTTTTTAAAGCACCTTCCATAGCAAATTCTTTTACTTTTTTACTTAGTTCCTCACCATCTAATACGGGGGCTTTCAATGTTGTTTCTGTTTCCATTTTATTTTATTATTTATATTATATTATATTATTTATTTTCAATAAACTCATAGTCAGTTAAATCCTTATCGGCATCCAATCCTCTTGCATCATAACCTTTCGGATTTTTAAGGTTATCAGTAACACCAACATCACCCATACGACTAACCATCCATACTAAAACCCTTGTTCCCGATTTGCAAATATGACTTTTGCAATTAGCCTCTACACTTGGTTCGTGCTTTCCGTTCCAAACTGACATCTCGACATCTTTTGTTGTCTTGGCGTATATTTTATAATCATCCCAATCCTTTTTATCCTTATCTTCATCCTTCCATTTCTGAACACACTTTAAATCCCATAACTTAAAAAATAACGGATTTTTCTCTCTTGAGAAAACTTCCTGTTCCTTTTGATTTTCTTCTTTCATATTATACTATTTATTATTTAAAAACAACTTTATCTGAAATTATAGTTTCAATAAAAATCATCCTTATTTGATTTTCAGTTGTAAACTCCTCTTTGAACTTATCAAAATAATGCTTTGCCGTAGCCATATCACTAAATGGAAATTCCATTAAATCAACGTATCTGCCTACAAGTGTATTACAAGTGAATTGTATAACTATCTTTTTATTATTATCCATAATTTATACTTATTTCAATAAGTTTCTTTTTTCTTCTTCGCTGAATGTTTCGTTGAAATAATTTATAAACTCAATAACAGCTAAATATGTTGATTCTATTTTACTACCACCTTCATATAGTTTGGTAATTACCTGTTCGTATTGAGAACCTTTGTGTCTATAAATTCTGCATTTATCATTCTTAATAACAACATTAAATCCTGTGTCAAGTACACTTTCAATCTTTTCAACAACAGACATCAGTAAATTCCAATCCTTATGAAATATTAAATCACAAAATTTATAGGCATTTTTGCTATTTGACCAAACATCAAACTCATTGTTATTTATTATACCATGTTTTTCATCGGGTTTCCAACCCATGAATAAAGCTATTAGGCGATTGCCTTCATATATTTCTTCTTTTGTCATGTGTTTATTTTTTATTCATTCTATCTTTAACAGCATTATTATATTTATTTGCTAATTCATCAAATGCTTTACCGTTTGTATATGGTGTTTCTGTTTTAAATAGTTTTGATATTAAATAACCTAAACCGAAAGCAAGAAATTCATTAAACATTATTGTCATGAATTTTTCATCGGACATATTAACATCCATTGAATTACTTGAGTCAAATCCCGTGATTTCATCCATAGTAATATTATGTTTAGCCATATACTTTTCAAGCATATCTTTTGCGTTATCCTGCTCACCACCAACTCCTCTATCTGCAAGTTCTTTTAGTTTTTTAGCTTTTTCAAGTATTTTAGACCTATCCTCTGCCATATCGTTTATTTAACATGATATGTTTTATTATCACTTTTTAATAGTGATTGTATTAAACTCGTATAAGATGGTTTTCGCAATATTTTATCTTCAAAAATCCTTGATAGTTTACAGGTTTCAATTCTAACTTTTAAAGTCGTATTATCGGTATAGTAAATAGTTCCTAAATAATAACCACCTGACTTATTAAACATTTCTTTAGTACACAAATCAACATGGACATCTTGCCTTTGTTTTGGGTTATATCCACTCCACTCACCTATAACCAAATTAACATATCCATTTTTATCGCATAGTTTTTTTATATTAGCCCAATTATTACCCCAAGATTTTTTAATTATCTTTTCTTCGGGGCTAAGTATTAATCTTTTTACTTTATATTCTACTAATTGCATTACTTTAATAAGATAAAATTGTTTTCAAAAAAATCTTTACTTGTTATCTCTTTCAATTTGTCATAAGCTTTTTTTTTACATTCAAACTTACCATTACGTTTAATCAATACTTCACCCAAGTCCTTCCATCCGAATACTCCGCCATCCCTTAATGTATTTAAAACATTGGTAAAGTATTTTTCGTTATCTTTTATTTGCTGTTCTTTTAGTTGCATTACTATTTTTATTTATATTTTTAATTTCTCCGTATAAATCAAGAGTTTTACCCTTACCATTAATAGGTTCAGTTTTATTACCACATTTAATACATACATAATATGTATATAAACCATTACTTTTACTAATAGGTTTTTCTTTACAGCAATCGCTATAAAATTCTTTTTTTAATTTTCTTAACTGTGATAATTTCATGATTAAAAATAAATACCATTCATAAATCTTTTAATTTTTTCGTGCATAATTTCACATATTGATTTTATCTCTAAATAAGATACATCAATCTTTATTTTACATTGATTGTATATTATCTCTTTTTCTTTATTGAAGTTAAAATACTTGAAACTACCAATATCTTTGTTGAATAACCTGCATTTTTCTCTGTAATAAAGGTATTCTGCATCGGCAGTTAAAAGAATACCACAAAATTCATTTGTTAAGTTAATTGAGTTCCAATTTTGGATTGAACCTACGCCAACATCAATGAGTAATATTGTTTTATCGTGTTTTTGGATATGATTATAATAAAGCTTTTTTATTATAGCGTAACTTTCTTTATAGAATTTTTCATGTCCATGTTTCATAAAATATTCCTGAGAAGTTGTTTTATGCCTTTTACCAATATATTTATCTAAGTCAATGTGCTTGTATTTAAAGCCAACTTTATTAAGATTGGTCATGTACTCACAAATTGTAGATTTACCTACACCTGTCGCACCAACAACTAAAAACGCTGATATTTTGCTATTTGCTTTTCCCATTATATTAAATATTAAAATTCAGCATCACCCGAAAGACAAAAATTAATATCTCCATTTACCATAATATCACAATGGCTAATAGGGCTGTTTTCACAAACATCTGTATTTATTTTACCCGTACATTTTATTCTTAATGTAGTTCCATAAATACTTTGAATCCAAATAGTATGACTACCTTTCATAAACTCTAAAGCTTTTACGGGTATTGAAACCTTATTTAAATGCTCAATATTATTTAAAGCATTAATTCTATCAGGGTCTTTTGATAAATGATTTAGCTTTACATATTCTATTAAAGCATCTTCATCATCCAAAGCCATTACAGCTTCTAACTTTTTACTTTCTAAAAGTTGTTTGAAGTTGTTCATGCAAAATTCCTCAAATTCAGTATTAGGGAATTGTGATGTTTTATGATATTCATACCCATACTTACAGGCATTAATCAAGTCTTGTTCGGTGTATTTTTTTTCCATAATTATTATTATTAGTGATATGGTGTCTTATTTATCCAATTATCCCAAGATTTAGAGTGTTTTTTTAATGAATAAATAGCATCTTTTTTAGGTATAGGTTTACCACAGGCATCTTTAAATCCTTGATGATTCCAACAAACAAATTCAAAATCAATTAATCCACTTTGAATTGATTTAAAAAACCTTTTTTTAAATTCCTCTTTATGTTCGGGTTTTAATATTTCAGATTTACTCATTGTTTTATTTTACGGGTTCTTTTAATCCAAAAATTACAGAAATCTTATCGAACATTTCTTTATCGGTAAAGAATAGGTAATGATTATCAATATCATGCCAACCAACAGTATCGGTATGGTATTCACTACCACAAATACTATCAACAAAATCTGAAGATTCTTTTAAATGGAATTTACGCTTACTATCATCTGTATTGTCAGACATTTGTGTAATAAAGTCCTTTACCTGATTAACATCTTCTTTATGGCAAACTACATATACAGTTGCTTTAACTTCTTTTTTCGCATCTTTATTTCTTTTCTTCAAATATTCAAAAGACCACTTTGATAGTTTAGCAGTTACCTCAAATTCAAATGATGTTAAATTGTTATCAACGGAATATTTACCTATTTCGTGTAATGATTTAGGTACAGCACCCCATTCAAACTCGGAAGAACCCATATAATCATAACGCCAAATATCTTTAAGTAATGACATAGCATCTTTAGATAATCCGCCATTAACCAATCCACCACCGAAAGAAAAAGCATTGGCTAAAGCTTCCATAGTACCTTCAGTCTTAAATGGCTTTTTTAAACGCTGAATTAAATGAGGATTGTGTAATTCTCTTTTCATAATTTTTGTTTATTTAAATTAATACTATTCAAATTTTTTTCTATAAAATCTCTTAACCAAACAGTTCCATTGTAAAAATCAATTTCATGAAAGCCATTATGTTCTCCTTTACTATTCATCATATTAGAATATCTTTTGGCTTCTTCTCCCGATTCAATATGAGTAGGTAATAATGATTTAATACCAAATAATTCTAAAATTTTATTATTCGCATCATTTATACTTAATTCTTTTTTCTGAACAGATAATAATATCTCACATAACTTATTTTCCATAAACTTTGTTTGGTGATTTACCCGTTAAATTATAATATGATTTACTATAACTATTGATTATGTTATTTGCTTTTTCAAGTTCTTTTATAGCTTCATTAAGGAAAAATTCGGCTATGTGTTTTAAATCAATAGGCATACCTTTTCTAAAACCTCTCGATTGACATTCGTTACATCCATCACCGAAGCATTTTTTACAAATAGTAACAGGCTCAAAAGAATCCTTCAAAATATAACTTCCTTTTGATAAAACATTTCTCCAAGAACCATTAATTCTTATTTGAGGAACATAACAATCAAGTTGTTGTCCTTTATGAATACATTTTCTAATAACTATCCTTGATGTTTTTGTTTCGTTAGGTGTTAAAGTCATTTCACTAAAACCCGCACCTTCTTTAATAGTTACTATAAATTCATCATCACTATCAACCCAAAAATCGAATAAATTTCTTTTAAATATTCTGTTCTCGTTTGTTTCAATAACACGACAAAGAACAGAATCTTCGTTAATACGAATTACAGTTATGTTAAAAACAATTTCTTTAATCATCACTTAAAAAAATTACGATAGCCAAATGGTTTTTTATTACCTGTAAAACCATCACCATCATTAGTAAATTCATTAATAACAACCCAAATAGATATACAAATGTTATACAATCCGATTATTATCAATATCCATGTTAATTGAGTGCTTGATATTTCAACATCCAAATATTCAAAATCTCTAAACCTCTTTCTTTGCCAATGTTGTTCAATTTGTTTTGGCATCCAATCAGCAAATTTATCTTGTAACAAATATTACTTTTCTGAATAATTTTATTCCAATTCTTTTCAGTAATCCCTTTTTTTTCTTTTTATTTTCTTCTTTTGCCATTGTGATTTGTTTTTGGTTTGTTATATATGAATATTATTATATTGACATGAAAAATAAATTATCGCAATCAATGAAAGCAGTATTAATGGGTAAATTATATTTTCGCTATCAATTTTATTCATTATTGAAAATGCTTTTTATTGTTTCTGTGTTTGTGGCACTCAGGACAATGTATTGCTGTGTGGTCAAAAACTCTTGATGATGAATATCTCCAACCTTCTTTATAGGCATCTTTAGCAAATTTTAATTTTACTCTTTCATTATTTTTAAAAACACCTAAATCATCATCAGTTCCATTATCATAATATTTTTTAAATGAATTACTACAACAAGCACATTCCATTTCCATAGTAATCTTAGATTCTATGTTTTCTAAAAAAACTTCTAAATGATATGCTATTAACTTCTTTGACATTACTTTTTTAATTTATTAAAAACATAAAATGTTACATCGGTTCTTTGTGATGGTGTTATTATTCTCTCATTAACCAATTCATTCATTAACCTTGAAATTAATGTAACATAATAAGTTTGTTCTTTGCTTAATTCAGAAACAACACTAACATTATCAATACATTTTTTATCTTTTGATATGTTAATACAATCAATAACAGTATCACTTAAACATACTAATCCAAACTTCTTTGTATCATTATTTATATAATTCAAAGCTTCTTTCTCGGTATTAAAATTACCATGAACAATAAGTGTATCTTTTTTAACCACTAAAAACATAAATCAATCAATTAGTATTTTAAAGGATTTTCACCATTATCAATCATTTTTGTGTATTCAGAGTATGTTCTTACCCAAAGTATAACACGCCTTTCACTAAAGCAATGATATACACCGCAAACAACGTATGTAGGCTCTTTAACAGTATCAGATATTTCAAAATGCTCACCAACTCTCGGAATAGGTAAATCAAAATCTTTTATATCTGTAATACGAGTTGCATCCTGATGCGATATTTGTAGTGTTATTGCCATTAATTACTTCAATTTACTTAAACCATCTGCTATTTCATTTAACTCTCTTGGAATCCAACTTAAAAACTTGCTCTTTTGTGGTAAAGAATGATAAAGGTTTCTTGCCTTTACAGCATACTCGTAATAAGCACCTTCTTTAATACCCCAAATACCCGACATTTGCTTAATTACTAAGTTTGAATCACCACAAATTATTACAGTATTATCATGTGATACTTTTTCGGTAAAGAAATTACATATCTCAATAAAAGCAAGGTATTCAGCAATATTATTTGTTGTTGTTTTAAACTCACCCGAAGAAAAAGGATAAAATTTATTATACTTGAATACCTCTTTCCAATTATCACTCGGTTTTTGTTTAAAGAATCCTTGTTTATCTAATAAAATAGGCTCACCCATATTATCATAAATAACAGCACCTACACCCATATCACCGTTTGGATTAACAGGGTAGCTAACACGCCCCGTCAAAATAGCATATCATTATTTTATGCTTAGACGGGGCAATTTTTTTTAATTGATTCATAATTATTTTCTGTTTTTTATTTTTTTTGAATAACTCCAATAAAATCCACCTGCTTTATTTCTTTTACCTTTTGCTGTTGCTTGTATATTCTTTGCTTCTATTCCTGTTTTTATTGATGCCTCTTTTGTTGATTTAAACACATTGATAATATTTCCATTTTCATCAAATTGATATGTTTTTTTACAACAATTTTTAACTCTGTCTAAATTTGGATTAAATATTTTAGGTTTATTTTTTAATGACCAATAATAACCAAACGCACTCTTTAATTTACCTCTTAATACAGCTCTTATTGAAGAACTATCTTTATTTATTGATTTACCTGCAAGGTAAGAGTTAGTATGTTTTTTTATAAACTTTCCATCTAAAGTAAATTGATAAACATATCTTACTCTTAATATTCTACCCTTTTTCTTAATACTCATAACATTTTTACTGTATTCTGAGTGTCTATGACCACAAGTACCTTCCCCTCCCATTGTTAGATTTAAACCTATTTTTGTGTTAAAACTACCATAATATTTTATCCAATACTTCTCTCTTTTATTTATATAACATGAATTAACTTCTTCAATTACCTCAAATTTATGCGAATCCCATCCATGTTTTAATATTGAGTGGTATATTTTTACTTGATTAATACATTCTAAATTTTTATATCTATTAATTCTTTTTTTAAAATTAAATGTTTTACCTATATAAATTTTACCACTCGGAGATGTTATTTTGTAAATAAATCCTTTCATTTAATAAAGTTATGTAAAAACAAAAAAGGATATAATGTGCCATCAAAAAGTTACTAACAAAAGGATAATATGAGCCATCAATATATGTACTTAATTTATTTATTAAAATAATTTTCATTTAATTTTTTATTTAATAATAAGAGTAAAACCATTATTTGTTAAGTATCTTTTTATTTCTTTGAATGTTTTTTCTCCCATACCCATATTTTGTCGCCAATTTGAAACAGGAATTACTGCAACATCACTTAACATTGCATCAAAAGGATTTATTTTTTTACCTATTAATTTATAACAGCTATTTTTAGCACGGTTACTAAGTTTAGACTCTTTAATTTTTTCATCAAATTCATCAGATGATTTAATCCTTTCAATTTCTTTATTAATCTCTGTTATAGCTATTAATAGATTATTAATGTGTTTTAATTGTCTTTGATTAAAATACTCGGCTTTTGTAATTTGATGGCTTTTTGCAGGAACATATATTCCGTTTTCAATAATGTAAGGATTTTTATTTTTTAGTTTATTGATATTAAACTCTGCCGATAGATTAAACCCGTTATTAGTAATATCACTTAAACTAACTATTGCTGTGTTCTTTGATAACAATTTTGATTTCATCATTTTGTATATCTTTAGTTTATCCTTTAGGTTTTTAGCATTTTCAAAAATACCGTATGAGCCTTTTGTACTCAATTTTGAAAACTCTAAAACTAATTTATCTGTCCAATTAAATTCTTTATTTGACATAATTATACCCAATAAGGCTTATTTCTTTTAGTCCACTTAAACAAATGTGATTTATCTTTTAGGTAATAATTACGATAATTTTCAATAGTACAGTTAGATACTTTGAATACATCATCCATAGCCTCTACAAAAGGTGTTAATCCGATATTTGGCAAATTAGGTTGGTTTTTCAATGCAAATTCAAATATTTGCCTTGCCCGTAAGTGTTTATCAGGCTTATTATACCTAAACTGATATTCCTCATATAGTGCTAATCCGAAATTAACTGACCAAATCCAATTAGATAGGCTTTTACGCATCCAAACGGTACACGGGTGTAAATCATGTGTTTTACTAAAAGCCATTACAAATGGCGGTATTTTGCCATCCCAAAGTTCTTTATGGTAATAGTTAAAAGATAGCATTTGTGCCGTTTCTGTCGGCATTTTAACTATATGCTTATCTGTATGGAATATAGCTGATTCTTTTATGTTATCTGATAATACAAAAATATTCATAACTACTTTTGATTACAATTACAAACATTATTCTTATTACGGGCAATACAAAACTTACAGTTACCCTTATGGGTGTAATTTGTTAATCCACCATAGCCCATCCATGTAAGATATTCGCAACTGTCTAAAACAACTATTGGATTTTCATTAAAATTACGTTTTGCCTGTGCTTCTTTTTGTTCGGTATTCATACAACCGAAACAAACAAGTGCAAATAGAATAGCGTAAAGCGATTTTTTCATACCTGACCGATAATAAATTAACACTACAAAATTAGTCAAAAATATACAATTTGCAAGTAATTACCGATAAAAGTTATTAACAATTTTGGTATTTTATACTATAAAGTGGGCGGATTTGGTTTTGTGTCAAAAAAAATAGGGGATAAGCTAAATTTAAGCTACTACCCCCTATAATAAAAACAACTTGATTAATTAGTGTTGTTTATTCAAAAGTTGCTCACATATACAATAATTAACGTAATTCAAAAAACTGCTCCATAAACTACTATTATTCCAATTCAAAACACTTTGTCATAAAAAATCTACAATTAAATTCAAAACAAAATTTCATAAAAAATTCAGCTCACAATTCAAACATTTTGTATATAAATAAGCTTTATTATAATTCAAAAGTAAATTTAATAAACAATGAATTTACCGATTCAAACTTCTTTGCAATAAAAAAATTTCGTTCTAATTCAAATTAGTCCGTCATAAATAAAGATTTATCCAATTCAAAGATTTTTTCCATAAACGAAGGATTTACCAATTCAAAAATAAGTTACATAAATAATCTGAACTTCAATTCAAATTTTAAAAGAATAAATAAAGTCCCACTCAATTCAAAAATGCTTCTTATAAACTATCGTAACACAAATTCAAAAAGGAAAGAAATAAACAATACGCCTTTCAATTCAAAATTTAGTTCCATAAACAAAGTATCGCACAATTCAAATATTCTCTTAATAAAAAAAGATTTTTGCAATTCAAAACTTGTTACCATAAACGATTATCAAATAAATTCAAACACTTAAAACATAAACAGAATATTCTACAATTCAAAATAAATGACCATAAACAACAAATGCAATAATTCAAACACTTATAAAATAAACAAGAGTGCTTTCAATTAATCATTACTATTATCTTCAGTATCGGAAGTATCAGTATCTTTAGACTTTCTTTTTTTAACCTGCTTTACTGAATCTGCTTTAACTATTTCTTCTAAAGTTACATATCCTGTATGTTTTAAATAATCAACAACATAAGGATGTCTAACAGGTAATCCTGATAACTCTCTCCACTCTTTCCAAAATATATGTAGGAAGGTTCTTGCCACACGCCTTTTTGCGTTTTTATCACTCCACATAATAAGTGATTGATTTTTCTTACCTTTCATATAGGCATTACCCGCCTTCATTACTCCTTTACTTTCTTTTTGGTCTTGGGCTGTGGCAATGAATGTTTCACCGCCTTTTAAAGCTCTTTCCTCCAATCTTTTTCTGATACCCAAATAGTAATTGTAGAAGAATCCTTTTGAACGAATAAGGCAATCAATAATAACAAACATACGACCCGATAATTCAGTATTGAACCCCTGAAATTCTTTCCCTTGAGTTTCCATCTTCCAATCGTTTATTTTGTTAATATTTGCCTTAACTACGGGCATACCATTAACCGAAGCCATTCCCGCATATACACATAGCCTACTTGGGGTGTCAAAACGACCAATATCCTTGATATAGGACATTAATAAGGCAACTTGGTAAGCTGATATACCCTTAATGCCTTTTAAACGCTCATAAAGGGGATGTTTTGAGGCAATTTTATTAGTTCTGTTCTTTGCTAACTCAAAATCAGATGCAAAATCTTTCTGAAGTTGAACTAATTGATTTTTAGTGTTTTCTTCAAGTTCAGGATATTGCCTCATGTACCCCGAAAGGATATTTTGTGAGGCGACATTACCTTTAATGAGCATAGCACATAGCTTACCTGCATACATTACTGCCATATCTTCAGGCATTACAGCAAGTGTTTCCTCGCCTAATTTGTCTACTGTTGAAATTTCATCCTGAATTTCAATCCTTTTTTTGGTAATTACTTTCTTTACCTTTTTTTGTTCCGCATTTAGTGTTGCCATAGATTTTAATTTTTAATTATTGGTTTGGTTTTTATTATTATTTCTCGATGTTAATTGTTTCACTAACTAATTTATAATAATCCTCATTTTCGTTATCCAAATCTTTAATAATATTAGTTAGTTCTGTTTTAAGTAAACTCACATCCTTGTTATGTGTTTTTGTTTTGTAAATAGCCGAAGCAATATGAAGTAAAACAAAGTACCCAATATCGTTACCTAATTTTTCAACAAGAATTATTTCATTTTTTAACTGCCCTATATGATTTTTGTCAAATGCCATATTATTTATTTTTTGATTTTTTAATTATTGGTTTGTTTGTTATTAATATGTTTTATTGTCATAGCCAATTTTTCACATTTGCGTGTCGAACATTTGCGTGTCGAATATCTTTTTGTGTTTTATACTTCATTACTTTGTTTAATGATAGTTCAGCGTAATCATTTAATGTTTTACCTCTGTTGATTGCCAAAGCATTTAAGTAATATAATACATCAGCTATTTCGCTATCAAATTTTTCTTCATCATTTATTTTAATATAAAGCGGTTCGTGTTTTCTATCACGGATAGCTTTTTTAAGGGTATCTATTTTATTAGCTACCGAAATAGCTATTGCTTTATCACCTTCTTCAAACCATAACCCTTTTCCATTTGGAATTTTAGTTATGCTACATTCATTAAGAACCTCACCTGCCTCACCGAATAACCCAAGTAAAGCAATATTATTGATAATTCCTTTTTCGTAACCGACTTCTTTTTGAATCTCAGTTAATTTATCTAAATTATTTTCCATTATTATTTATTTTTAATTTATTAATCTTCCAATAATTGACACTTATTTTCAACTTCCTCGTAATCTAATATGTAGCCACCATTATTATCCTTGTTTTTATGTGCATAATAAACTGCTTCATCTTCTTTATTACCTGTGATGTATATTATTGAATCCTTTTTCATTTCATAGAAAATTGACTCAACTACCAATAATTTATCTCCTTTTTTAAATTTAGGTTTAGGATTATGTGCTTTTACCCAATCCTTAACATTATTTCTTAATATTAAACGCTTCTCATAATCTAATCCTTCTAAAAATTCAATAAAAGAAGAATCAATATCATAACTTCCTTTCATACGATACCCTTCTAATGATTTAGCTATCTCATAACCTGAATCACTTATTGATACTTCACTTAAATCATGAATGATGTTTTCAATAGGGCTTTTACTCCAATGATTATCAATAATCTGTTCAGCCATATCCTGATAAAAATCATCTTCCTGCTCCTTTGTTATGTTTTTGGGGCGTTCTTTTTGGTAAACTTCGCTGTCGTTGAATAATTTTTGTGTCATAATAATTATTTTTTATTAATGTTATAATTATCTAATGTGTATAATTTAGTGCTATCTTCTTTTGGTACAATAATATCGTACCTGAAGTTCCAAGTATTATAAAATCCTTCTTTTTGTGTTACAAATCCTAAGAATCTTCTTTCTTTTCTGTATTCATAATCGTAGCATTTTGATTTAATGAAGATTTTAACGCTACATATTTGTCCTACATTTAGTTTGTTTATTTCCATTTTTATTGTAATTTAATTTTTAATACTGAAAAATAACATTTATAAAATATTGACTTATTTCTAAAACGATAGGTTGTTCGTCAACCTTGTTTAATAAATCTCTAACCCAATCCCATCTACGGTGTTCTTGCATAATATAATCTTTATCTGTAATAACATCAACATTAAGATTATCTGTAATAACATCAACATTAATTTTAACAGAATACTTTACTGTGTTTATAGATAATTCGCCTAATGTAAATTTACCATAACCACGTTTAATACCTACACTAATAACACTATTATTATTAAAGTCAATTTCTGATAATTTTTTAGCTAATGCTTTAGATGATACAATTATTTTCATGAATATTGTTTAATTATTTCAAAATACCTATCTCTAAGTAATTTTAAATACAAATCATTTGGCATCCCATAGTTTCCAATAGCCCACATATCATTAAATTCTACAATAGCTTGTCCTTCGTAAATAGGCGATACGCTTGGTAGTGCATCAAGAACTGCAACATCCATAGTATAAGATATTGGAAAGTTTTTATCTTTTAAATCAGATAATCTATGATTAACCCATCCGTAATCTAAATTAGTTGTTACATCACCACTATAATTCCTTGAATCAATAATTTTACCATTATGAATATAAACACGCCACTCGCTTAGTATTTTCTCTTTAAATGGCTCATAAGCCATAACTTTTGTATCATCAGGTAATCCGTGTAAACACTTGTAATCAAATCCATCTAACACTAATCCTGTAAATAGTTTTGTTTCGTAAGGCTTTATGAATATTTTTTCTCCATTACAAACCCTTTCTTTTGCTTCTTTTAAAGTTATTGTTTCATGTTGCCTATCCGAGTTCATAGGTAATTTAATATCGGTTATTCCAATACGATTAAATACCTCCTTCATAAACTCTACTGAACCAACAAATAAATGTGATTTTATCATGTGGTCTAATTTACCACTAAAAACTTCCTCAAAAGATGTCATTCTAAAATCTAAAGCACTATCCATAGCACCGTACATAGCACAAGCACAATCAAAATGATGTGGTAATTTTCTTTCTTTATCCGACTGAATGTAAATCATATTATTTATATTATTTTTTTAATTTCTTTAACGCAATCAAAATTCCAAATACACCCACTTGCAACATCCCAACCATAGTACCAAAATAAACCAAATCTACAATCATAACGATATGGTGAAATTTCAATACCGCTATATTTATTTGAAACAGATGTCCAATCAATAACTGAAATATTACCTATAATACTACCAATTCTATTTGATAAAGGAATAGAATATTGTTTATCAAAATCAAGTAATTTTTCTTTTGTATCAATAATTAATATTTTACTTTCATCAATATCTAATTCAAAATGGTTTTTGTATGTCCAATCAGGCATATTTCTTTTACACCATTCAGTCCAAGAATTATCAATATCATACCATATACCAATAGGCTTAAATTCTTCTATATTATTAAAATAATTTTGATTAATAATATTATCTATATCTGTATGATGTATTCTTTTCAATTCAATTAATGGCTTTTACATATTCATTATACTTTAGGTAATCACCGTGTTGGCTAAAAGTACCATCTGATTTACATTTCTGTAAATCAAATTCAATGTTTACTCTCCTTTCTTTACCTCTCGGATTAAGTTCTATTTTATTAACAAAAGCGAATCTAACAAATACATTACCATCCCTGTTAAGTATTTGTACTTTATCACCAACTTTAATAGGCAATAATTCATGTAATTGATTAACGAGTTCTTCACGCTCTTTATCAATAGCAGTAACCCTATCTCTTATATCATCAATTTTTTTTATTAATTGTATTTTTTCGTGTTCTTCCATAAAAAATTAAATTTTTCCCGTTTCTTTACCCCAATCAATAACAGCACTTCTCATAACATCTTTATAGGTTCGTAAATAACTTTCGCTATCAGTTTTCTTTTTACCTAAATAACATCCAAATTCAGTAAGTATTTCAATTAGTTCCTGCTCGGTATATTTTTTACTTCTATGTATAATTACTGTGTTATCAGGTCTTGTTTTTATTAATGGTTTATTATAAGTATGTGGTAATCCATTTAAATGCCTTTCACGTAATTCATCTATATTATATTTAGTAGATTCATTTACTTCCAAATCAACTTCAGTAATAGGTTTACCTTCATTATAAGCTTTGACAAATGCTTGAATGAATGATTCATGTAGTCGAGGCATATCACAAAAATTAGGAACAGGACTAACTCTATAATCAGTTATTCCTAAAGATTTATCTGTTGTAGCTATTATTTTCTTTGATTTGTGTTTAAAATAAGCGTATCCATCAGAGGTGTGTATTTGAGCATTGTTTTTTCCAATCTTATTAGCCCGTTTAACAATACCTGTTTCTCCAATAAACCAATCACATTCTTTAATTTCTTCATCTGATATGATGTAGAGGTGTTGAGGTTTACCTATTCCTAAATCACTTAATGAAGAACAATATTTAAGAACTCCATTAGGTTGTAATCCACAAGCAAAATTTACTTTTTGATTAGTAGGAAGCATAACTACTTTAAATGTTTTTTTCATAACTGTCTTGCTTTAAGTGTTATTATATTTGTTATTTTAAATAGGTTTTTCTAATCTTGGTTTTAAATCCCAATCATCCCTATCTTTATTTATACTAATATCCTGAATCCTTGCCAATTCATCGGGAGTTAATTTTGCAATATAAGCTTTATAAAGGCTATTGTATTTTCCCTCAAAGTAGTCCCAATTTTGCCAACATAATTTACCATAACGCTTTTCTACTTTTAACCATATCAATAATAATACAATTACTATTGATAATATAATCTCTAATGTTGTCATATTTTTAATAAATTAATTTAAGTTTACCATCAACAAATTCTACTTCCCATTCTGTTTTGGGTTGAATATTTTTAATAAATACATTATAGTTAATTCCGCTATCCAATCCTGCGGGTCTATTAAATGCTATACACGCCTCCCAACATTTTCTCATGTCCTCGTCTGTATATTTCTTATCCTTATTATCTTCAAGGCATTGATTGTATCCAAAAATAAAACCTTTATTAAGAGCAGAATTACTTTCCATTGTACTATCTGCATTTTCTAAAGCCCAATTATTAGAAATTATTTTTACATCCACCTCACCAATTATTTCTTTTACCTCTTGTAATGATAAACCAACGGGGGTTTGACCATATACATCAAGGTTTGATGATGTTGTTGAATGTGTTATTTTTTTACAAAGTCCAATTCCATGACCTGAACTAAACTTTATTATTGTTTTATTATAACAATTAAATACTAAATCACCATCTTCAATATCTGAATCATCCACTATTATAAAATGGTCTGTTTTTATTTTTATTAACTTCATGGTTTTAAATTAATTTTAATGCTTCTTCGATTGCTTTTTTAAGTGATTCGTAATAATTTTCAAGATAATGTAATGTAGCATAAACCTCAATATTCCATTCTTTATAAATTATTGAAACATATTTATTTTTAGGAGTTGCGTGTGTAACTACTATTAATAATTTATGTTTTTCTCTTAACCAATCTAATATTTGTTGGTATAATATTGCTTCAATAGGTTCATCAATTTTATCCCATTGTTCAATGTTTTGGTTTGTATCAATGTAAAAAGTATCAAGTCCATGTATTTCACCTGTATCTCTGCGTTTATAATACCAACCGATACCATAACCTTTAATTTCAAATCCTTTTTTATAAGCTATAATAGCTAATTCGTATGGTATAAATAAATTATTCATGGTAATTATTTGTTAATAGTTATGTATTTCAATTTCTTGTTTAGTCATTGGTACAACTTTAAAACCGAATGTATTTTGTTTTGAAACAAAATCATTACATTCTTCTAAAGTACCTGCGAAACAAGATGAATTATTATCTGTTTCGTCAATAACAAGATGTGTTTTTTTGTGGAAGTGAGAGTAAATCATTTCGATTTCTCTACCTGTGAGTGTTTCAACCCTTCTTCCTTCAAAGAAAGAAAAGTATTTATCTTTTACAGCACTTAGCTTGTAAGCCTTTTCAACAACAGAAAAATTATTCCACCAAGAAATAGCCTTTGCTCTTGTTGTTAAATCATTGTTTTGTTTTTCCATTTGTTCTACGCTTTGAGTTAATGAATAAATATTATTTATTTTGATTATTTAAAATCTACTGTTTTTTTCTTTTTTATCTAACCTATCAAGTTCATTTAATGATAAAAATTGTTGAAGCTCGAATCCTTGATTTTTAAAGTGTAGAAACTTACCATTATCCAAAACATCCTTTACTGATATTTTCCAACGCCCACCCATATCGTCTGATAATCTTATCCAATCAATACTTGTTTGGTTTTTTAAAACATAATGATTGAATCCATAGGCATTTCCTTTAAGAAACAAGTGTTTTCCACGCACCCTGTTCATTTCAATAGTTCGGGTACTTTTGGTAACTGTTCCGATGTGTCGGTTTTTTGTAGTACCTAATTTAAGAATCAATGTTATTAACTTATCATTTTGCTTAATCATAAGCTTATTTTTTCCTGTATCATCAATAAAGAATGAGCGAATAGTATTACCATCTTTATCTTTTCCTTCATTAGTAACAACCAAAGGAAAGAAATCAAGATTATATTTTACATTGTTTTTAGGTATCCAAATTGATTGAGTTGAATCAAACTCATAATCATTTTTCGCATCGCCATCTGTGTAATAAACAACCTTTCCTTTTATTTTTGTTTTGTTTAGTGCCTCATTAATATCATTTCCGTAAACAACCTCTGTTGTTCCGTTAAGCCAAAAAAGTGTGAATTGTGTCATTATTTTTATTTTAATTAAATGTATTAATTATTTTGTTTTTTATAATGTGATTTAATAAATTCTATAACTGCAAACCAAGTAGCATCCAATTTACTCATAGCTTTTTCATGTTCTTTGAAATAATAAGAGAAAATTGGTGATATTACAAAATCTTTACAACAGGTTATATTTGATTTAGTTATTGAAATATAATATCCTTCTAATTCAATCTTATCAATTACAGGCATTAACCAATCCCAAGATGAATCATATTGTAAATCTTCAATATCCCAACAAAATGATTTACCACTTCCTTGAAATCCTCCTTCATCCCAAGTTTCTTTATTACCGAACTCAAATGGAAAACAATACGCAATAGGATTATCTTTCACTTCATTTACGGGTTTACCACCCATAAATTCAGCAATTAGAATATTTTTACTTATAATTTCTTTATTTTTTTTCATTATAATACCATTCAATAAATAAAAATATGTTTAGCCATTTTACGTTAATAGTTATGCTTGACTAACCTTTAATGTTGCTGAAACCTGACCGTGATTTCTTAATGTAAAGATACAACAAACACCTATCTAACTCCAAATATAAAGAGTTAAAATGTGTTAAACAGTTATTAAGTATTTCGGTAAACTACTGATAAGCACTTGAAAATGTTAATAAATATTAGTGTTTTTAAGTGATTTTGGTTTAACTAATACTTTAATAAAACCATGTATTTTACTGATATTATGTTGTTTAATATTTTTTTAACATTTAAAATTATACTTTACGTTATATTGACCGTATATTTGTATCCTCAATCCTTCCTTTTACCTGACCGTAGAATAAGGTTTGTAGCCAAAAGGGTGCGTTTCTATACGCACCTTTTCTTTTTTATAATAGTCCATTATTTATGAAAAAATGAACATAATGCAGATATATGTCCAAATTGCAATAAAACACAAAAGCACAAAGGAAATAAATCCAATGTGCTTTCATGTTTTAACTCTTAATTTTATGCTATATGGCTAAAGCAATAAAACAAAAACTATAATAAAAGTAATAATTAATTATCTTGATTTAATTAAATGTTTAACGAGTTTTCAACTATATTAATTTAATCGCATCAATATATTGTTCAAATGTAATAACACCATCTTTCAATAATTGAGCTAATTCTTTTAATTTTTGCTGTTTTAACTCATATTCTTTATTAAGTTTCTCACGTTCAATACTTGAATCAGTAACCCCTGAACTAATACCCGCATCAATATTTACTGTTTGAGGTTGTTTTTGGGCATTATCAGGTGTTATTGGTTGTTGAGGTGGTGGAACAGTCGTTGGTGTTGTTGTAGTGCCTATAAACGATGGCATATCTTCATCCATCAATAATTTATATTTGAAAACATTACCTTTTTTTGCAATATCACAATAAGCATTTTCTAAAAATAATGTAGGTGGAGGTGATTCACGTTTTATTCCCGCAGATTTACACTTTTCATAATATTCTTCTGATTTAGTTCCATAATCTTCCATGAAGAACTCAAATATTCCTTCATTGATAGCGGTTAAATCAACTTCAATTATGTCAGTTGGGTAGTGAAATTGAGATTCATCTTTTAAGTAATTCTTAAAATTATACCATTCAAATACCCTTGCGTGATTATTTATGTTTACAGGATATAAATTACAATACTCTTGCCAAAAATTATCTAATACAACATCTATATTCATCAAGATATACCTGATTGATTGATTGCCGTATCTTGTTTTAATCCAATCGTAAATAATTTTTAATTCAATTCTTTTTACTCTACGATTTACAGTTGCTAAATAATGTAAGCTTATTGCTTGTTTAATTGCATTGTATTTATTACTAACACTTGGTTTTCTTCCTTTCTTCTTTCCTTTATAAGTCTTTTTTTTGGCTGTTTTAGCCGATTTCAGCGACTTTGAGGATTTAACCGATGGTTTTACCGTTTTACCT